AAGTAAGAAGAAAGAAGAGGATCGTGAATGGGTTGCGAACATCACCCACAACATGAACAAGATGGCACAAAGAATATTCGTATCAGAAAATAAAGAAACGCTGTACGATTATGTTTGGAGACCAGAAGAATTGGGTAGGGAAATAGATACCAATGAGATGAAGAATGTACTTACAAAAGGTATATGTATTATGATCTCCAAGAGAAAAAGTCTTTTGAAATACGAGCCAGAAAATGGATGGGGGTCTTATGATTCATTTCTTAAGTTTCTTATCAAATACAAAGAGGCGTGTGAAGATCATCCGGGTTATATAATTGAAGCAAGTAGATAACAACATGGAAAATTATAAAAATACTTTAAATGAGGTAGTGGTGATCGAATCGTCACCAGAAACGTATTTTGTTTACGCTATTCGTAATGCTATTCGTATCTCTAAATGCGCGTATCCGACAGCCAAGAAAGTAATTTTCAAAAGAGAGGACGTAGAGGTAGAGATCTCGGAAATGGAAACTGAAAACAGTTTGTATGAAAAGTTTAAAGAAAAACAAAAGAATAGGGTATGGAACTTAATGAGCGCCAACAACGGGTTTTAAGAGGCGAAATTTGTCCTTATTGCGGAAGAGAGACTGAGCTGGTAAATGCCGATAAAATATATAGCAGAAAAGGCTTAGGGATGGTTATGATGTGTAAACCATGCAACGCTTATGTCGGTGTTCATGAATCAGGGCCGAATAAGGGAAAAGCTAAAGGCCGGCTTGCGGGGCCATCACTGAGATCTCTTAAGATAAGAGTCCATGCCGAACTTGACAGACTATGGTCTACGCCGGAGGAACGGGAAAGGATGTATAAAGATTTATCTGAATTTCTCTCTATACCGGAAGAATACACACATATAGGTATGTTTGGCGAGAAGACGATGGGAAAAGTATTTCAATTCTGTCATGTAAACAAAGAGCGATCAAGTTCGAGAATAGAATGGCATAAACCTGGAGATAAGTGCCCTAATAAAAACAATCAAATAGTGTCAGGAAGTAGCGCATGTAGAGGATGTCCTGAGTATCTTCATGATGAGAAAGACGGGTATGTCTGGTGTGATCCTGATATGAGTTACGGCAGGTTGAAATAGGGCGAGAATTGCCTATCTTTGTGCTATTATCAATCAAAAAAATGTAAGAAGATGGGCAGATCAACAGAGTACTACAGGACTCATCCCGAAGCCAGGAAGAAAAAGGCTAAAAAAGACAAGGAGATAAATGCCAGACCGGAACAGAAAGCCAAACGCCGGGAGCTTGGTCGTAAAAACTACGAAACGGACAAGAAGAAGGGTAAGGGCTGGAGAAAAGGCAAGGATTGTTCTCATACCAAGAACGGTCTTAGGTATAAATCAGTAAAAGTTAATAGGGGATCCAAATCGGATACAAAAGGTGACAAAAATGCACGAGGAGATAGCAAATAGGATAGATATAAGAAGGATATTCAAGACCTCTAAACAGGTTATGGAAGAGGCGTATGAGAATATCTTGAAATACAGGCGGGGAGAGCTTATCCCCGCTAAAACCGGATACGATTATATTGATGAGGCTTTGCTTGGAGGTATTTTTCCTCAGCACGCTATTGCCATAGGAGCCCGGCCTTCTGTAGGTAAATCGTATGTGGCCCAAAAGATATTGGAAAATGTGATGAATCCGATGATCAACCCGCAAGCAGAAGATTATTTTCTTGTTAATTGCGAGTTCGAAATGAATCCTCAAGATCTTCTTCTTCGCAGAATGAGCCAGGATATGAAAAAGCGAGCTCCTGAAATATTAAGAAGGCAAGATTCTAATACAGTAGAAGAGATGAGGATGTTTGAAATCCTTCAAGGTGAAATCAGGAATAATATAATATACATCGATGCTCCGTGTACGGTAAAAGAGTTTGAGGCGGCTGTGTATCATATAGCTACCAAACATAAAGACAAACGTCTTATAATATTTAAAGTCGATCATATTGCTTTGATAAAAAGAATGGGGTTAGATCCTAAGTCGGCTATAGATGATTTGGTGGCGGTTATGAACGAAGCTAAATTAGTATATAAAAACATATTTTTCCTCATCATATCCCAATTCAACAGAGAAATAGAAGGAAGGATAAAAAGCCCACAAGAGCAGCCTCCGCGTCTTTCTGATTTTTACCAGTCTGATACGCTGGGTCAGTTATGTACGTTAATGATAGGTTTGCACAATCCTCGTAGGTACGGGCTGGATAAGTATATGATATTTGGGAAAGATTGGTATCAGACTCTTGATAGGTTTAAAACTGAAAACAAAACATCATTCAGGACAGCCGGACTGGTGTTTCATCATATACTGAAGGTAAGGCAAGTTAGTATGGAAGAGCTTACTAATACAATCCACCCAGAGATCTTGCCGGGGCATGGATGGATGTACGGGGAGGGAGGGACGAAGTTCGTGAACCCCAACCAGCCGCCGACGCCGCCCAAGCTCTATACTGTGGAAGATGTTACGGACAATCAGGAACAAGAACAAGAGACAAAAGAAGAACAGTCATTGTATTAAAAAAAAATAAGAACCATGAGACTGACAGTAGAAGAAAACGAATACCTGATAAGTAAGTTCCTTTTGGTTCTTACTGAGTTTGCAGGAGATGAAAGAGAGATGTTTTTAATCAACTCCATACATGATAAGGCGGTGGCGGATATGAATTATCGTCTTCCGTCTTTAATAAGCAGAGAACGTAAAAGACGAGTCATTGAGCTCCTTAAAGAAGGAACCAGAATAATCAAGGACTTTTCCGGATATGCAGGTGATATGGGTATGATTAACGAATACGATCGTTTAAAGAAAGAAATAGGAACCGTCCAAGACCAGCTTGGTGACGTAGAAGGTCAACTTCGGGCAGCAGGAGAAGTTATTAAAAAAGAACTTGATATGATTGCTGACCGAATCAAAGAAGACCTCCTCGACCGAGAACTGGCTAAAAGTAATGCCGAGGCCGAAAGAAAAGCCAAAGTAGATCCGAGATACGAAGTAGCTTTAGGTGATTACAAGGAGATGCTGGAAGTGATTTTTACAACCAGAAACAAGTATTCTACGGTAGATTCTGTACATGACGATCTTCGACAGTCGGTATCTACCGGTAGAAATTCGATTATTAAAGAAGGGTACAACAGTTAAAAACAAGGAGGGAATATGGAAAAGAAGGAATTTAAAGTAGGAGAAGTATTTACTGCCGGACTTGTAAGATTAAAATGTGTGGAAGGTGATACATGCGATAGGTGTATATTCGAAGATTACGATTCTTGTTCATGTACAGACATAATTATTGGTCCATGTGGACATGTTGATAGACAAGATAACAAGAATGTTATTTTTATTAAAGCTGATTAAGAATGTACATCAATTTCAGACAACTTGCAGCATCAGACATGACTCCTAATGATCTTGCCAATCTTCTTGCCATAAGACAGAAGGATTCGGTTATGATCGAAGCTATGCCGGAAGAAGATGCTGGGAGGTATATAGAGCTTGGCCTGGTTGAGAAATTAAAATCAGGCGTGATGAGATTGACCAACAAGGGAACGTCTTTTGTGAATTATATAGAGACACCGGAAATGACAGACGAGGTTCTGGAAACGTTGAAGATTATGATAGGAATGTACGAATCATATTCAAAAGACATAGGTGTCAGCAGAAAAGAAGCAGAATCCAGATTGTGTTGGTTTATGGGTAACACCTCATTCAAGAAAGAGGTCATACTTCAGGTAACGGAATCTTATATAGCAGAGTCAGGAGATTATACAATGAGCTTATGTAACTTCATATGGAAACCGCCTTCTCAAGCTTTTTCAGTTCATATGAACCTTAAAAATTCAAAGCTCTTTGACTTAATAGCTGAAAAATTTAAGATCGCTACCGAGCCTTATTTGGAGCCTAAGAAGAATAAGGAAATGGATTGGTTGTTTGCCGTATCTAAATTGCCTACGCCGCCGGCTAAAGGCAATCCGGATTATTTATTTACCGGAAGTTCTGAAACAGACAAAGAGAGATTGAAAAACATAAAAACATACTTATTTAACAAAATTAGAAAGCAATGGAAAAAGTAAGAATCAGAAAGATAATAGAGGATATAATTATTACTCAGTTTCTTAATTCGGAAATAGATATAGTTCATGAAGAAGATGTGTCGTTTAAAGAACTTGGATTAGATTCTGTTGATCGGATTGAGCTTGATGTGATGGTGGAACAAAAATTCAATATTGTTATTATTGATTATGATATGGAGACCATCAAAGATATGACTGATCTTGTTTACAAAATAATAACAGAAGGATATGGGAAGTGACATAATTTTATGCATGGCTTTAATAGCGTCATTTGCTTTTGTTATACAGTTTTTGTTGTCGATATTAGGATCTGATCTGGATACGGATATTGACATTGACAGTGCTTCTGATTTAAGCATGTCTTTGTCGGACATCATATCATTCAAGGGCATAACACATTTTATTCTTGGATATAGCTGGACTACCTACTTTTCGGGTTCCCATTTAGTAGGGGTTGTGATAGGGTCGCTTTTCTTTATCGTTTTGTTTTACGTATATAAGTTACTTCTTAAGTTAAAGCAAGAAATGGTGTACGAATGTCCGGAAGATTTAAATGGAAGAGAAGTGGAGATAGTGTTTAGATCAGGGAAGAATCATTATATGGTAAATATTTCGAAAAATGGAAGACAGGAGCAAATGAGAGTAAGATGCTTGTCTGGAAAAACCTACAAAAACGGTGACAAGGTGAATATAAAATATGAAGAAGGAGAATTAAGTATCTAATTTTTTTATCAACAATTAAATTTTAAAAGTTATGACAACAATCATGTACGTGTCAGCTATCTTGGCTGTAGTGATTATTTTGACAATCATCGGAGTCTTATCAAGGTATCGTAGATGTAAACCTAATCAGGTCTTGGTCGTTTACGGTAAGACAGGTGGGGAAAAGAAATCGGCGAAATTATATCATGGTGGAGCGGCATTTGTCTTGCCTATTATTCAAAGCTATGATGTTTTGTCAATGGAGCCTATGCAAATAGATTGCAAGCTTACCGGTGCTTTGTCATCTCAGAATATTAGAGTAGATGTACCTACGACCATTACAGTAGCTATCAGTACAAATCCCGAAATCATGCAAAATGCGGCAGAAAGACTTTTGGGGATGGATACCGAATCTACTGAAAATCTTATTACGGACATCGTTTACGGTCAGATGCGTTTGATTATTGCTGAAATGACAATCGAAAAACTTAATTCTGACAGGGATGAGTTTTTGGATAAGGCGAGAAAGAACATTGATAACGAGCTTAACAAGTTAGGTCTTTACCTCCTGAACATCAACATCAGTGACATCAGAGACGAAGCCGGTTATATTATGAACCTTGGTAAGGAAGCTGAAAGTAGGGCTCTGAACGAGGCACAGGCTAATATCGAAGAACAGGAGAAGCTGGGTGCTATTAAAATTGCTGTACAGCAGAAGGAAAAAGAAACGGCTGTGGCTAATACCAAAAAAGAACAAGAGATTCAAATTGCTTGTACTGAAAAAGAAAAGGAGACAATAGTAGCTGAAACGAAGAAAGAAAAAGAAATAGCTTTAGCTTTAACCGATAAAGAGAAACAGATCGGTGTAGCTCAAGCAGATAGAGACAGGGCTGCGGTTATCGCAAAAACTTTAACCGACAAGGAATCGGCGATCGTAAGATCTAAGGCAGAACTTGAAGTAAATAAAGCCGAGGCTGAAAGAATGGAAGAAGTCGGAAAGAATAAGGCTGAAGCTGACAAGGAAGCAGCTATAGCAATACAAGACTCTGAAGCTCAGATTAAGAAGGCTGAGGCTGAGAAAAATGCGTCTATAGGATACAACAATGCCCAGAAGGAGGTTGCTGTATCAGTATCAGAACTACAGATCATCAAAGCTCAATCAGAGAAGAAGGCCGGAGAAGAAAAAGTTAAATCGGAAGCGGCTGTAAAAACAGCAAAAGAGCTTGCCGACAAAGAAGTGGAAGAAGCTAAGGCTAAGAAAGTTCAGGCTGCGCTTAAGGCTGAAAAGATTGTGCCGGCTGAAACCCAGAAGGAAGAGGCTATCTTGCAAGCTGATGCCGAGGCCGAGAAGATCAAACGCCGGGCTGAGGCTGAGGCAGCAGCACATTTGGCAAAAGCTGAGGCGGAGGCAAAAGCTATTCAGATGAAGCTGGAGGCAGAAGCCGAAGGTAAGAAAAAGTCGTTAATGGCAGAAGCCGACGGATTTAAGGCCATGGTGGAAGCAGCAGAATCCAATCCTCAGATCGCCATCCAGTACAAGATGGTTAATCAGTGGAAAGAAATTGCCGGAGAACAGGTTAAGGCATTTGAGCACATTAACCTCGGAAATATCACAGTATTTGACGGCGGTCAGAACAGTACCGGTAATTTCCTTAACAATGTTGTCAAGACCGTCGCTCCGGCATTGGGAGTCATTGATCAGCTTCCGATTGCAGATACTTTAAAGAAGCTAAAAGGAGATGACAAAAAATAAATACAATGACCCAAGGTTACACTTGGGCCTAATTGAAGAAATAAAAGCAGCATTCATAGATTTCCTGCCGGCAGGAACAGTGCTTTACTAATTACGATATTTTTAACATGGATTTTGGACAAGATTTAGAACCAGAAGAACTGACCAAGCATTATGATCAGTATTATGGAATTGATTTTGAAACAGAAAAAGAGGAGGATGAAGAGTATGACTGACGAGGAATTTGTATTGGATAATAAGAAAAGGGTTGTTGTAAGAAAAAGAATATCTTATTTAAGCAAAGGGGATAAAGTGTGGATTGTGTCTTCCGACGGGTATCTGCTACACACGGACGTGGTTAGAGCCGACCGCGGCCGATCTTATGTGGATATAGACGGTATCCTGTATTGGAAACGAGGATTGGATGGCAAGCATCGTAATCGTAATAACTACATGCAGTTTGCCATGACACCAGAAGACGGTAAGAAGTATGTCGTATATTACCCAGAAGGATTTAAAGACAATGACTTATGATGGTCCCGGAAACGCATTTGCTATATAAGGAGTTTAATGGTGTGAAACGTCTTGCCATATCTTATTCCCAGATAGATACGTTTCTTACCTGTCCAATGAAATGGTATAAAACTTACGTAGAGGGCAAAAGGTCTACAGAAAAACAAGAAGCTACATCTTATGGTACGGTTATCCATAAGACACTGGAATACTTCTTTAAGAACGGAAGACAGCCTTCTGGTAAAGACCTTGGAGAAGCAATAAGTTACTATGCTTACCAAGAAGACATACCTTGGCTATCACCGGAAAATATGATGATAGCCATGAAACAATCTGGGGAGCTTCTTGCTTGGATTGTGGATCTGTTTAAAAAAGACGGGAATAGGTTTATGATAGCTGATAGTGATCTTAATCCCTGTGAGAAACTTATCAGACACGGCGCTATAGTTGGAGTCGAAGAAGATTTTGTGCTGCCGTACCGTCTTCCTAAGCCTGTTGATATAAATGGAGTAATTCATACTCATGTGTACATAGTAGGATCGGTAGACCTTCATCTGGCTATAAAGAGCAAGAACGTAGTTCACCATTATGTCATAGATTGGAAATCAGGGAATAAGATTTTTGATTCTAAGAAGTTGGAAACGAATTTACAGCATCCTATATATTCATTTTACATCTATAGAAAATATGGTGGAGTTCTGCCAGATATGAACATCTATTTCTTTACCAGAACCAGGCAGTACCAAAAGGTTAAGATAGATGAAGAGCGTAAAACAAAATCTATAGAAATGCTAAATGACACTTTGTCTAAAATGTATGATTTTGAAGATAATAGTGTAAAAACATTTCAAGCGTACATCCAGGGAGCAGAAGAAGCCAGGTATAGCAAGCGGCGCGCCACCCTAAGCCAGCCTGTTTCGCAAAACAAGCTACCCTGCCCGTCGGCGCTGTGTTATTATTGTGACTTTGGATTACATAACAAAAACGAATGCCCTTTCTCTTCAGATTGGGATCCGTCTAAAAAGATAAAACGATGAAATACGAGGATGTTCAAAAGTTAAGAACGAAATACCGGCAAGATCCGGAAGTTATAAACGTAGAATACATGAGAGACGTTGCTGTAAGATGCGGGAATTTCAAGAAAGCGTTTGAGCTTCAGGAGAAGCTGGAGGATATATGGTTCAACTATTTAAAAGGAGTGTAATGAAAGAAGATCTAATATGTGGAGTAGCGATCCTTTTGTATTTAGTTTTATTATACTTACTCACGACAGCTTTCATAAAAACAGGTAGAGCAGTAGAGCGTTATAAGATGAAGAAGAAAACTGACAAAATCAAAGTAGGTCAAAGATACGAACATAAGAGCTACTTTGAGGATCCATTTGAAAGAGGCAAGCATGTGATTAAGATATTAGACATAAAAGAAGGGTACGCTCTATATGAGTACGAAGAAAAACTATATATACGTTCTTCTGTGAGTCTTGAAGATATTGCTAAAATATATGTTTTAATTACTGATATAAAATAAGGGATTATGGAAAAGAAAGTCACAATCAAAGAAGGAATGGATATTTTTTACAAAAATGCAGGGAAAGATATATGGGTCTATATTGGACTTTTTGGAAATAAAGTACTATCCATTTTAAAAAACAAAGGTGTTATTGCATGCGAAAACGATGCTGAATATTGCGTGTTGATGGATGGAGAAGATCATTTTATAAGTATAGCAAAAGACATGAGTCACGACTATTGTTGTGAGTACGTTGTAGAAAGAGCAGAAGCCTACAGAGACTACCTCTCCAAAAGTGCTACATGCAGTGTATGCCTGTTTGAAGATAATGAGAATAAAGCGAGAGAAATGCTAAAGGAGGCGATAATAGAACTTTCAAAAAATAATATAATAGATTGTGATGGGCTTTGAACTTAGACCTTACCAGAAAGAGGCAGTAGACGCCGGGCTTAAGTTTCTTACAGGAAGATCTAAGAAGCCTGGCATAATCGTAGCCCCATGCGGATGTGGAAAGAGCCTTCTGATATCCAAGATAGCACATGAAATAAATAGACCGACATTAGTATTACAGCCCTCAAAAGAGATTCTGGAGCAGAATTATGCAAAGGCTGTATCATTCGGTTCTAAACCTACTATATATTCTGCTTCATGTGGTATAAAGGAGCTGTCAGCTATGACATATGCAACATTAAAGAGCATAAAGAAAGATGTAGCGAGGTTGAAGGATATAGGGATAGATACCTTATTGATAGACGAATGTCATTCAGGATATTCTCCTGAAGAAGGTTCTGAATTTATGGAGTTTATGAACGGATTCCCAGAGGCGAAGGTGCTGGGCTTCACCGCCACTCCCTGCCGCCTCCGAACCTACAGTTCCATGCTGGAAGGAAACTACAGCAAACTCAATATGCTGACGAAAGACGAGCATAACTTCTTCAAGAAAATAGTTCATGTAACTCAAATACAAGAACTAACTTCTCAAGGTTTTTGGTGTCCACTTAAGTACGAACGATGGTCGTTTGATGAATCGGCTCTGATGTTAAACAGCACCGGGGCTGAATACACCAACGAATCTATTAAAGAAAGTATTGTACGAAACGGCTTAAACAACTCTATCTACAAGCGCCTTCTTCAACTTATGAACGAACGTAAAGCCATTTTGGTCTGTATGGATTCTATCGAATCATGTAATAGAATATCAGAGTTCATGAATGCCAGGATGGGAGCTATAACAGGTGTCGTAACATCGCTAACAACCAAAAAGAAAAGAGAGCAAATCATATCAGATTTCAAAGAAGGTAAGTTGAAAGTGGTTTTTAATTATTCAACGCTTGCTACCGGATTTGACTTTCCTGAACTTGATTGTGTGATGTTTGGACGACCAACATTCTCATATTCAGTATTCTATCAAATTATAGGCCGCGCCGTCCGCATCCATCCTGACAAGAAAGAGGCGCTGATAGTTGATTGCTGCGACAACATGAGGCGTTTCGGTCGGATAGAAGACCTGACAATCGAGCAATTCCCTTCTAAGGGTTGGTGTATGTTTGCCGGAGATCAACTTCTGTCCAATATAAGGATGGGTGATATTATTACCAAAGACGAGATCCTTCGCCGGGCAGCCTCGCTTAAATCTGTGAATGGAGATGGTAGGAGAGAAGACGATCTTGACAGTATAATAATGTGGTTTGGAAAATATGAAGGAATTAGATTCAAAGACATACCGGTGTCGTATTTTAGGTTCTTGGCTGAGAATATGGCAGTAAAACCAGGAGATAGAAAAGAAAAGGTTATAGAATATTATAATAGGATAAAAGCATGAACAACAAGAGAAGAAAAAAAATATCGGATGTTATTAACAACGTAAATAAGTATAAAACAGATTTTGAATACATCAAATCAAAGTTGTCAGAGTTGAAGTGCAACATAAATTCAGCCAAAGATGATGTTGATATGATTTTAGACGAAGAGACTGAGGCGAGAGATAATATACCGGAATCGTTACAAGACTCAGAAAGATATTGGGAATCAGATCAGGCTGTAGCTGATATGGAGGAGGTGGTTGATGACATAGAAAGTATTATAAATGATTTAGATGATGTGATTTCAACCATAGATGGGAGCATTAAAACCATAAATGGTTCTATTAAAGTAAATTTGGAAGGAATAATATAAATGGAAACAAATGAATTAAGGGAAATACTTAAATTGTATGGTCTTCAACATGATGTTGTTATCAACAAAAGTTCAAGAAGGTATTCTATTATCTTAGATAATAACATAATAGGAACCAATCACGACAAAGAGAGGGTGGTTGTGTTCCGTCCTATACCGGAAGGGAAAAACACATTCTGCATGGAGCGAGATAGGTTCTACACGGAGTTTGAAGAAGCTTTTGATGATGATAAAGCCATAGAAGCCGTAAGACAATATTTTGAAAACAATAAAACAGAAAGTCATGAACGAAAACGAAATATTTAGATTAAAGGGCAGAATAGCCATATCCAACCTATCACGTGAGGACAAGGATATGATAAATAGCATCCTTGATGGTATCAATAAAAAGGATGAAGAAGAAAAAGGATATCTCTATACCGTGAGAGTAAAACTAAACAACGGAAAGGTTGTACATGCTACTTTATTTTTTAAAGACAAGAAAGGTCCCACATTTGAAGACTTAGAGAAGGAGCTTGATGATATGGGAGTTAAAAGTGATAGTTATAGCAATAACGGCATAATTATCATTAATCGCATTATCATGAGCGGAGAAGAATTTGATCGCTTTGTAGGAGATGATGGACGATATTATTAGACAGTTAATTAAAATAACGATAAAACAAAATAAAAGATGGACGATATTATTATTAAAAAAGGAACCGATGTAGTTCTTAACAGAGATCTTAATGTTCGTGAAGTAACAGTAGCCAGAAAAGGACTTAAGGTTGCATGTGAAAAGGATATCAAAAAAGGAGATACAGAAGTTACACTGTCATACGAAGGTCGTATGGAGTTCGATGTACCAGTTGAATATATATCTAAGAGTGATAATACTCTTTTTGAAAATAAAGAAAGTAAGTCGGTAAAGAATGACATCATTGACGACAAACTACGATGGGATTTGCTTCCAATGGAAGAGATTGAAGATATTGTAAGAGTCTATCATGCTGGTGCAAAGAAGTACGGACCCAATAAATGGCAGAACCTTGACAACGGGTTTGAACGGTATCGTGCTGCGGCTGCCAGACACCTAATGGAATACATGAAAGGGGAAAGAATAGACTCAGATACAGGAGCTTTTCATCTTGCACAATGTGCATGGAATTGTATAGCTATGCTGTGGTATGATAAGCACGGGAAAGGATTAATACCATTAAATAAGGAGGAAAAGAAATGACAATAGAACAACTAAATTATTTATTAAGAGAAGAGCTTTATGCTATAAAAAACCATAAAGACAATATTGATAGAATCAAAAAAGAATATTTTGATTCCAATTATGGATTAAAAGAAGGAGATAAGATCCGTATTTTACACGAAGCAGGAGATGAAATGATAGGCTTCTTGAAAAAAGTTGAAGTATGTGAAGACGGAGATCTGTACTTGACAATCCAAAAACAAAACGAAAAAGGTGACAGAGGCAGAGGGAAATGGAATATGTATCTATCATCAAAATTAATTAAAATTGAAAAATTATTAGATTAATAACGATATGATTAGAGCAAGATTTTACATTAAAAAATCCGACTGCGATAACGACTACCGTCCAGTTAAATGGCCTATAAAATATCCATATTGGTGTAGTGCAGAATCCGGTAATTCATTTGTATTGGTGGCGTATGCTGAAGATGAAGACAGCATAAAAGAACTGTGGCCGGAGGCGTATGATATTAATGTCTTAGAGAAAGATACCGAAATTAGATTCACATTAAGATTTCCTAAGCCGGAATGGTATGAATTGTACGAAAGGGAATTAGAAGAATATGATAGATTTATATGGGTTACGGATGCGTGCCTGAGAGACGGTATAATAAGAAAAGTAAAAGCTAAAATAGAAGAGTATGGTGGTCTTTTGTTAGCCGACATCCCTGATAGGCTCACTCCTTATGAAATAGGAATGGATGCTTTTGAGAGCAAAGAAGAAGCTTTAAAACATGCAGAGGAACGGAGAGTGCACCTGATCGAATCTATTAAGAAAAAATTGAATGAACTTGAAAATCTAAAATTTGAATATGATAATTAATTACGCGGCAAAAGCCAGAAAAGCTTATTTGATAAACAATTTCGATAAGATTCTTAACAGTCTCAACACGCTTCATTCAACGGTTGAGACCATGACGTTGTTCGTAAACGACCAGGCTTATAATTACATTCTTAAGCTGAAGGAAGTGATTAAGGGTGGTCCTATGTACAAACATAATGTCAAACGATTCTTGAATGATATGGATAAGGAGATAAAGAGGTACAATGCTTCCATCTACTACATAAATAAAGAGCGTAGTGAGGTTATAGCTGATATAACACAAGCGATGGAAGATTGCCTCATGCCATACATAGACGATCTGGCCGGCGCTATAAGGGCAGCCGTGTGGTCGAGGGGTGTGTCCGAGGAGCGGACGGAAGCGGCGGTACTGTCCCTAATCGTATCCTCCTTGGCTACGACATCAGGCAGACTTATCTCAGGTGGATATCAGATCATGAAAGAAATGGGTGGAGGTCAAGGTGGTAATCCATTTACGTTTATGAGCATTGATAAGATAAGACACTTATCTACATCATTGTCTGATGCTATTACCGGTGGAGAAATAGCTCTTGAAGAAAAAGAAGCCAATGACATAACTAAGGCAATGGATGTTTTTATTGAGAAAATGTCTGATTCGGATATTGTCGATAAGGTAATTAGCATACTCGAAGAATCAGAATCTAAAAATAAGGAGGAGCGATCATGAATTATTTGGATGGGTATGTAGAAGAAGTTCTTTCTGAGCCGTACTATGACGATTATGGCTCTGGGGTTTTTAGGTGGTGGGTGAAAGTGTCTTACGTTTGTGAAGGCATAGGAGCTGTCACTACCTTAATGTTTGATACGAGAGAAGAAGCAGAGGCAGTAAAACCAGGTTATAAATTTTTATGTTGAAAATAACATGAGGTATTTTGTTTTATTGATAGCACTTGTATTATCATCATGTTCGCATGATATTCAGGTTAATGACGGATGGGTTATATATGATCTACGTCCTTTAGATGGTGAATGTGTGATGTATTATGGTGAAGACGGAGGATTTTCAATATTTAACAGTAATAGATTTATAAAATTCGTTGGATACCAAGGGGAATACAATATCGGAGATTCTATTAAAATCGTAAAAGTGAAATAATATGGAAAAGAATTTAAAACTCGTATGCCCAAAATGTGGCACCCCTCACCAGCCTCATTCTCCGCACACGATGGATGCAGATGGATTTGAAAGGTGTGAGATAAGAACTGTCATGGAAGACAGGGGGTGGTGCTACGAATGCTCTTTTTGGCAAAATATATACGACAAACACAAAGACGATCCGGGATGGGTTAGGATAGACGGTGAAAGCTGGGTGCTTAAGCCTATGGTGGAAAACGTACCGAGCGGATGGAACAGCCTTGGATGTGGTGGAAGAAAAATGTATATCAATATCGAAGGGAAAGGCATTGTTACATCAAATAACTGCTGGTGTCAAGGTGATGTTTCGGACGCATTCAAGGATCTTATGCCTGATAATGCTACTTGGGCTACGAAGGAGGAATTTGACAAAGCTCCTGTAGTAGGATATATTGTAGAAGGTATTGGTTTAGTTTTCACAGATAGGGAAGGTCATGAAGTTAATGCTTAGAAACTTATTTCATGTTCTGCTTATACAAGAAAAGATGGTAACTACAACAGTCCCCAACCATACAATAGGCGTACGGTTGGGGACTGTTGTCATATCGTAAAATTAAATGTTTTTTTTAATATCAGATATTCAGTATGAACTTTACTTCCGCCATCATCTATCAAGTCCAAATTAATATAAGCTGTATATGATACATGATGATCACCAGAAGCAAGACGTTTTATTTCTGATAAGAACATAGAATTTAAACCTTGGCCAGACCATGATTCTGGATATGGCAAAGGTGTAAAGTCGGCATCTGTACATCTTATAGCCCAAGTAAGATTAGGATCTGCCCTAACTATTCTATCATGAGGTCCATCAATTACAAGGTCTGGCATCTCATATTGGTAACTATCATAATTAAGGACAATAGGATCACCAAAGTTTACACCGTATATAGCAGCAGGTGGAGTAAAGCTTGTTATTAAAAAGGTTCTATTAATCCTATTGGTTGTTCTTAGCGTAAACCCATCAGGTGCTATCACTCTTACACTAAATCCATAATAAGGAGAGGTTGTTAAAGCAATAGCAAGAACCACCGAATCCTGTTCAAGCAATTCCTCTGTCGTATCAACCCTATTATCGATCTCTTGCCTATCTTCCATTGGAACACCGCCTTGGACACTTATGGAATCCAACCGTTCTTTTTTAGACAGAAAGATAAATTGCCCGCCCTGTGGAATGGTGCCTACTTTCTTTCCTTCTACGATTACCCCCCCCCCTATACAGTTACTAACTATTTTATACTCATATAGTTTAGCGTTATTTTCAAATCTTCTTCTCATAATTTCATAAAATTAATTCAGTAAAAGGACGGACATAATGTGAACTACCCCTTGAACCTGTATCCAAATGATCTCCTTGGATGTTTATATCATAATACCACGAATAGGAAAATTTTGTATTTCGAGTGGATGTCCACATTCTATTACTCATTATCGTACCTCCTACCATTAAAAGGCATTCGTTTATTTCATTAGCATACAATGATATCAAAAAAACTCTCCGGCGCCACCTACATATCCATTTTGACCATTTTTAAATAAATAGCTATTAGCTTTATTAAAAGCGTAATCTGTATTACTGGTATCATATTCAAGATACGCATTCTGATTTTCACGCCCCCAATAATCCTTTTTAATAGTTCCAATATGAGAACTATCTTGTGCAAATATATTGTCTATTTCTCCATCCTTACCCCAACGAAATGTGCCAATATATTCGGTGGCTATAACAAAACACACTTTATCTACAAGAGCTATTCCATTGCATAGATCATTGGAATATCCTTTATTAGACCAATTTTCTTTTGTATATAATCCTCCATCTACATGTTGGATGTATATGCCTTTATTGATTATAAGCGAGGGATTTACCCCCATCCCTATTTGAAATCTTCGTCTCATGATTTTTGTTTGCAAGATAGCAATAATTGACAACATAAAAGAAACCGGTTCCCTATCATCTCTGACTGAGAACCGGTAAGAAAACAATTTCAGAAAAAATTTAACCTACATAATCTTTCAAGTAAGAACAAAAAACGTACAATCTACTCTTTGACGATGCTAATATAGCATATTGGAATCATACAAAAACAATGCAAGTCCGATATTTTTCGTCTATTTGTAGCTTGTATCCTCATCACCTTCCGAATCAGGAGTGGCGCCGATGAAGAACATCATTGACTTGTTGTTCGTCTGCTGCCACCAATTATAAGCGCGCGCTACGTCTTCCGGCGTCTTGATATTATACCATTGTTTGATAAACGTCTGTTTGGCGAGTTGCCTAAATAACTTAGACTCTCCTTTGTATGTGCCGGATGTTACTTTATCAAGTGAATAATTCCTAAGATCGGTAAGATCCTTCAGTTTCCGCCCCATAACAAACGGATCATTAATGATATCTACTACGTTAAGCTCCATAATAAACGGCATCTGTGAAGCTATTTCGTTTATGGTTCTGAATCCGACATAGGATCCGAATTGAGTAAGCCAACTTTCTTCGTTTTCATCATCATCACGCCATCCGGCAAGAAGCATAGATACGGCCTGCATGATAAGGAACGTGCCGGCATAGACACTGAGACGTTTGAGATTGGTTTTTTCTACCTCATTCATATTGTCTTTATTTTCATTCCAGGCATCTATGATGTTTTTCATACCAGACTCGGAAGCTAAGCTAAATGTTTTGGCTATCATATTCTTTAACGTAATTGACAGTCCTTCCTCTTCTTGCATTGTCTGGAAATTGAAGCCACGTCTTTTCCACAGACGTTGAGCCGCCAGCACCAACCATCCTCGGTGGGCGGTCATGAACCTGGCTATCCAGTTGCGCGATGCGGCAGTTCGGTTTTCTTCATTCAAAGATCCGTTACATATCTGCGACAAGCTACGGACTTGATTCCTGGTTATAGCCATCTGGGTTTCTACTTCCTCAACAGTAACACCCGATCCGGGCTTTACAACCACCTTCCCATCCACGACGTCTACCATACTCCATAAAGTACGATCTTTTAATGCATTCCATTCTCTTTTTATGGTACTCTGTTCTTTATTGCGTTCTTTTTCCATCTTGAAATCTTGGAACGTGTAGAACCGGCCTTTGTAATAACGAACATTGTCCATAGTAGCAATCATAACCTGCGGATCAAGAGGGTAGTTCAGGATTTCCATAAAAGCATACATAGGCGAACGCATTAAGGTCCTGGCCGCTCTATTGTATCCGGCACCATACATACGATTTCGGATATTGAATATCCCCATTCTCTCACCTATGACATATAATTTGCTTTTCCTATCTATGTCTCCGGTTTCTGCTATACAAGATGACGCAAGACGTGAAAACTCAGCCGATGCGTATTTAAGGGAGTCTTTGCTTATATACTGTCCTACGGCAGATTCCATGATGAGGTTGATATGACCTGTCAGGGCGCCGGTAGCTGCCACAAACGGAGACAGTGCCAAGTTCATAACCGACATAAATCTTTCAACAGCCATCATAATTCTTGTAAGGTCTACCGTATATCCTCCGATGTTCACCGTAAGTTTTTTGGTGTTCATCCTAATGCCATAATAATGATCGTTGAAGAAGTCCCTGAACATCTGATATGCTTGGGTTGCTTCAGCCTTTTTACCGCCTTCAAATTGTTTGTTCAGCAACATCTGCTCCAGTCCTTGAGCGAGCTCTATAGACTTCTGCTTTTCGTTGTATAACGATGACTGCATCATAAGCATCGAATAAGAGTAGCCAAAATCGTGAGATACATCATCTTGGTTCTCCAACTCATATATGTAGTATTTAGGTATAGACCTAAGTCTGTCTTCCGGATCATATACTTCCCCTTGCCTGGTCTTACCATATAGAGAATCGTCTACTCTGTCCAGGCACAGATCTGATACAAAATTACGAACCGTATTTTTGAAGTTAATACCCAATCCTTCCATACGTTCTATGTCTTGTTTTGATATCTGTGGAATAGCATACAAATTGGGACTCTGCTCTTTGTATAGATCAAGGGATTGTCTTTTTATTTCCTTGAGTTTTTGAATCATATTCCACTGCTCTACGTTTTTAGTAGCAACTTCATTACCGTCAGCATCATACTTGATACCAAAGTCATTGAAATACGATTCATCACGATACAGGCTTTTCTTAGGCATGCGATGACCATACCCATGATCTTTTACATAATCAGGATTACGGCCGCTATTTTCGGCTTCAGATTCAGCCACCCATGCCCTTGCAGGATCGAAAGACAGGTACGATATGTCCATGCCATAATCTTGGGTGGATGTACCGTTTTGTACGTCCTTAACCATCTGCGCCACATCTATCTCACCTCGACCTATTTTGTCGATCATGGCCGCATATCCGGTAGGCGCCATGCGTTTATAGTACGAAAAGACCTGGCTCCTGGCAAATTCATTAACAATAGCATTGGTCTCTTCTATGCCCTCTTCTCTTGTATTATTTAAAAACAAGCTGGCCATCTTAGCATTAACAGCATTCCTGAAATCTCTACCGTCTAATTCTTTGCTTATACCAAGCTTTTCTGACAGGTAGTTGGTTTCAGATACGGTAAACAGATATCGGTTATCAGCAGCCTTAAACAGCTTATCCCTTAAAGCCTGAATCCTTTTTGCTTTCTTCGCCGTAGTATGACGTTGTACGAACTTCCATTCCACTTCCTTGGAGTCAGCAAGAGCATTTAAATAAGACTGATTTACTTCGTTTTCGGCCTTACTGCTTTTAGTAAGGTACTTATCAATATCTTCAAGACCCACCATCTTAGCATAATCTATTAAGATAGCGTAATCAGCTTCAATAGCTTCAGATGCGGCCCTAAAAGCATCTCTTTCAGATGAGGTAAATGTCGCTTCGTTAATTTCTCCGATATCAGCCACATCTCGGTTGTTTCCGATTATTTCCTTGATAATGGCCTTATTTTTTTCTATATCTTTCACAATCGAATCCACGTCAGTCGCATCTCTATCACTTGTCGTAGAACTAATGATATCATGCGCCATTTTAAGATACGAAGCCTTGTTATTTGATTCGGTACGCGCCGACTGTTCCGATTCTACGTCATTCCAAAACCGATCGTTGAATGACAGGTGACCCCCCAACATAAGCGTCTTCAGCGCAGCTTCTCCTCCTGACTCGTTCTGAATCGTTCTTAATTTTTGCAAAAACGATTCTGATACGGCATTAGTGGCATTATTTGATTCTTTTCTCCAAACTTCATTTATGGCTTGTATTTCTTTGGCCATCTTAAGTTGGTCGCCGGTTTTTTCCACTCTCCTGGTTCCTACATATATGTATTCTGAAGCTGCTTCCTTACGTTGTTTACGAAGCAGTCCTTCTTCTTCGTAATTGCTGCTTTTAAAATAGGCAACCTCATCAAAATTACCACCGCTATCAATAAAAGGCTGCCTCAATATCCGTTTTTGCCTGGATAGAGCATTAAGGTATTCTTTGGTTGTTTGAGAAACCGGATGCCCTAATTCTTCTTCAGCCTTTTTGTATATGGATTCCATTCTTGTGGCATAACTTTCGCTAAATTCCAGTTCCGAATTTTCAGCATCCCACTTTTCCATCTGCTCTGTATAGATCTTTTCCTGCTCGATGGTAAAAATATCGGTATTAACTCTATCAGACGATGGTTTGAATTTAGCGTTTTCAGTAACCGTATTTCCATCCTTGTCAACTACTTCTCTTTTAAATACGTAATTACGGTTATTGTCAACCACATCACCAATTTCTTCTTCTGATATCTCTATGTTCATGGCAGTCGCAAACGCTCGCATCTGCGCCAGCTTCTTATTACGATCGTATTTAGCCATATCAAGAGCACTACGAAGGTAATTAGAAGTTTTGCCGTCTACTTTCTGAAGCAGTTTTTCAAATTCAGATTTGTTAAAACCATGCTTTTTAGCATATGCCAGGAAGTCGGATATGGCGGGCTGGGCATTCACCATCGCATTGTAATTGTCTTTGGCAATCATAGCTCCAAGAGCGTTATTGAACGGGCTGGAGGAATGTTCTAATATACCGAACCACCTACTTATCCAAGAAACATCGTGTTGAACCTTGTCAAAAAATTCTTTTACTCTCTTTACCTTATCTGCCGGCACATGAAGTTCGTTCATTAACTTATCAAGCAACGTACTTTCATCAAGGTCTTGTACTGATTTAATATCAGACTGAATACCATTGATGTCGGCAATGACGGTATTGATCCTATTTGTATAATCCTGCTTTTCACGTTCATCAAATTCGGTACTTCTGTTACGGATATATCCTCGAAGATCGTTCATGATCGGAAGAACCTGATTGTTGATAATATCTACGTTCTTTCGATCATTGGTATTGAAGTGAAGCTTACCGTCTTTGGTATCACCATGAAGGATGGTGTTTACCACATTACTTAAGTATCTGACCTGAGCTTCGGCTGTGGAGATCATGCTGTTCATGGCAGCCGCCATCTCATTCTTGTCTATTTCGGTCTCTACCTTATTTATCTTATCTTCTATGGTCTTAAGCTGCGCAAGGGTCATAGACGTAGTTACAGCCCTATCAGAGCTTATCTGACGTAAGTCTCTTAAGGTTTTTCTTAATGCCAGGATCTTAGACTCAAGAAACTTGTTCTTGTTCATAGAAGAAAGGGAGTATAATGTAAAGTCATTATCCTTTAACAGAGAGGTGTCAAATCCTTTATCTATGTCAGTAATGGCAAGATCACGAATGTTTTTAATAACGTTATTCAAATCTTGTCTTTGGGTTGATAAAGCTGATTTAAGCCAGCTTACGATTCCAGATAGAAACTGCCGGACGCGCCCCAGGAAGGAGGTGGGCTCTACCGGCGCCTGCGCTGTGCCGGTCTGCATCTCCCTGGCGAGGATCTTTCCAAGAATTTCTCTCCTAACGGCATTATCAAGCTCAGCTCCTTCATATACCTTACCGTATGTATTATAATACTGACCTGCATACTGGTTCCACTCTTCCGTACCTTCTACATCTTGCAGAACAGCCTCAACAGCATTCTGATCTCTGTATGCCTCTACAAGGAAGTGGGCTGTTTCTTCTACTAAATCGGATAAAGTAGCATCTTCACCAACTGCTATTACGTTATTGGCAATATCCGCCAATGCCTTAGCAGAAGGTTCATGCCCGTATTTGGTTTGGTACTTCTCTATATAGTCGGTCATACCTATGACACTAACGCCAAGAGTTTTCAGTATCTCGACAATAGAATTTCGTTGGTCACGTTCCTGCCTGCTATAATCTGATACGATCTTAGCTTTAGTATCAGCATAAAGATCGTTGTCTTCTAATATGAATGAAACTACAAGCGCATCAAAATGATCGTACTTGGCGTCCAATTCATTGTATCTTCCTGACTTAAGATCGTTCTTTATCTGCTCTTTGCTAACCCTTTCCGTTCCTCCGGTGGCGAGTCTCATCGTTACCTTACTGTTATCCAACGAGCTTATGGTTATCATACCTTGATCGTTCATGGAAACATCGGAACCAAAATGATTACGGAGCTCAGTGTAGGATAAGGCTGAATTGAAAAGTCTAATTTGTCCTGTATGACCTTCTCCTGTAAGATAATAGCTTCTTGTTTCAGGATCGAATATCTTAGATCCGGACAAAAGACCTTTCTTTATAAGGTAGTTAATTATACCACCTTTTGTTGATAAAGAAGTGGAAGCAGAAGCGGTCATGACCGGTATAAAAGATTTTGGATTATTAAGAACATACTTTCCAGCTTTGTAAGTAATGTCTGCCACGCCATCCACGGTAGATTCTTGAACAGTGCCTGATAAGAATCCTATTCTAATATCATTCCCGCCAGAGCGAAGAGCTTCTCCGTAATCTTCAAATAATTGACTACGATCGTTCATGAAAAACAAACGAGGCTCTCCGGTCTGATACGTTACACCCACAGGATTAGAATCTGTCTGTGGTAACTCTTCTGGGCTAAATATCTTAAGACCGTCTTTTATAACCATATAATTAACACCCTTATCCTGTACCATAGATACGGGAGTGAAGTCCGAAGATATAGCATCTTGTAGATACTGCCCGGCGTCTATTCCTGGTTCTTCCGGTACGGAAATACTTGACGGAACCATAGCATCCACCAACATAATATTATCACCCAGATCTTGGCTGTAGAATCCAAAGCCCGATTCTCGGATTTCATAAGGTGCATCTGATTTTGATACAAGAACAGGGTTACTCATCTTAGAAGCCTTATCCAGCACCCTTTCTCTATAGGCTTCCGGAATAAGATCGATGTTGGATTTTACCTTATTATAAGCCGGTTTGTTGATAGGCACTCTCTTTATCCAGTCGCCAAAAGCCTTTAAGAACTTATTAGAAAATACGGTTTTAAAAACAGCAGTAGCCCGCTCCCTGTTCTCCATAAGAGGAATAGATGCTATCTTATCAAACAACATAGACCTGTCCCCTGATCTGGTAGAGACAGAAACAACTTTCTTTTTATTATCTCTTTTAATAATACACGTTGATACCATGATAAAACATTTTTGTTATGAGACAAAGGTAGTTAAAAATCAAGCATATCATAAAAAATAAAGCCATCTAACTTCTCAGTCTGATGGCTTAAAAATAATATGAAAAAAAAATTATAATCTGACGAAAAATCGTCAAGTTCAGCTTATATGTAATGCATGTACCCATCTCGGTGTATAAACCTTCCCGATTCAAAGCGCTCAATATCTTCAGGGCAAATAGGGCCCGAATCCTCTCTCCTGGCTTCAAACCAAAGCCCCGGCTTACGAAGTCGGCAAGTTATAATATAATTGAAGCAATTGTGCGTAAAATGGAAAACAGATCCTACAGGGAAATACCTATCAGCTTGAAATACGATTCTTTTTCGTTTAGTATCAAACGTGATATCTCCTACTATCTTAGCCACGTAATAGCTTCTGCCATTTAACGTTTCATCTGTTTGTGGTATCCAATAATAACCTCTTGCCATGCCACAAATATATAAAAAAAAGTCGGACAAGACACATGTCCGACTTTATATTACTTTGATTCATTTTCAAACCGCTTTATAAGAGAAGCAATATCATCACCACAAACAAACATCATTCGACGTTCTTCTTTTGGTTTATGAGACACTGGGATGGTTTTGTTTATCTTAATCTGATTCGCCAGACCTCTGCCTAAACGAATATCAACTTTTTTACCTTTCATGAATTATTTGTTTAAACAGACCAATTCCATCTATTATAATATGACCGCTTTGCATACGACCATTATTAGGATTATGTAGAAAATTGAAACCACTTTCTTTTTCCTGTCTTTCAAAAGAACTGATATCCTTTCCTCTACGGGCTCTTTCAAAAGCTTTCTTGAACAACTTACCTCTAAAGGTCTTGACGAGGATCTTGGTAGCGTTATTGCCGGCTTTTACCATTGTTTTCCTTGTCTGGTCCTCCGAGACAAAACTGCTTCGGAAAACATACGATGCTGCTGCTTGTATATCTTGTTTAGTAATCATATGCCAAACATTCCTTTCAAGATACTATTTTTTATACTATATATCAATTTCATCTCATCTCTATCATATACGCCAAAAAAGGATTCACTGGGATCCTTTGGATTTACGCTCAGTTGAATTATGCAATTGTAAAGATAGACCTTAAGTTCATAATTATCAGAGTATCTATCCCGTATGGTTTCAAATGTCTTAATCAATTTTTCAACAAGTACTCTGCTAAATGAAAAAGGTTCTCTACAATTACCTTTAAATATGATATGATTTAAATCATTGGTATTATCAAATTCGTACTCTACCCGACTGTCGTTCATCATATTATAAATGATTGACTTTTTGATTTTAAACCCCATGTTGTTTTGTTTTTTTTAGTTAATATAGATCTTCTGAATACAATTGTTCTCTAATGGCACTCCTATCTACTACCATTTCCTGATTATTGCTCTTAACAAGTTCAGATGCCTCCTCTCTTGTTAGAAACCGATTCTTGCTTGTCAAAAATCCTTGCACACTGCGGTTTTTATGGGCTATTCCGTATGCCGCAAGTTGCGATATTATGGAACAGTGTCTCAATCCACAAAATACGGTTCCAGATGGTATATTTACTGGACCGTGAGGCTTGTTCTTGTGATCTTGAACCCATATAGCTGCACATACAACAATTTCCTTATCACACATAATTTACATATTTAAAATACCGTTTTTACCAATATGCTTCTTCTCTTCTTCAGTAGGCCATTCTTTCTTGAACTTACCATGCCACGTTCCAGGAACTACCACCACTTCGTCTCCCTTACTATATTCAATAGCGGCACATTCAGAACAAAGAGGCTTGCCTTCATATCCCTTTAGCGACTTATCGTAAATACGATTCTTACAAGGTCTTATAAGAGCCCAGTAATATGATGTGGCTGTATTATCTATACAGCCACATTTTGAACATACAAACAAACTCATCCCGCAATCTCCCAGTCATTAGACATAATATCATGTTCGGTTGGATTCCAAGTTGATGCTACTTTTTGACCTGTATCTATCATCAATATATTTACGTCAAACATACAGATATACTTTTTACCCCAATCGATTCTTTTTATCTTACGACCTAATTTAAGCCGTTCTAAAGCCTGTTCGAATGTCATGCCATGACGAGGCAGTTTGAGATACTTTTCAAGTCTGTCGGAGGCTTCATTTGGTGTATGGCCATCGTATTCGAAAGCGGTTTCTCTTTCAGGAACATCAAACAAATCCCAGTATTTGCTTTCATAGTGATTAGATACCTGACCGGTAGGTAGGATCGCCATCACAATAAACCAATCATCAGAACCGAAGCATTTTTCTCCGTCGCTGTGTCTCCTTGATTTGCAAACTTCAACCTGTCCGCTTCTGGCTAATAGATTAAAGAAGGCAGCGTTATACAACATGCGATACCGATACAATTCATTGAAAGTGTGGTATCCGTCAGAGACTTCTCCCACGTCTACAGGCTTCTTGTTTTGAATACTACCCAAAATATTCTCTATATAGAGCTGTATTTTATACATACCCATTTCGGTGTGGCCGTATTTGTTCAAGATATTATTGACATCGTATTGTATATTAAAATCTTTTTCAAATTCTACTTCAGGATGATTAGGATAGTAGTAATCTACTGATGCTTCTAACACAGACTTGATATGCTCTACTATCCTCGTGGCATCATCATGTTTTAAGAAATTCTTGAATCCCTCAACGAATTTAATATCTTCTTCGATTGCTGATTCGAACTCTTCTTTTGTCATTACTCTAGCCACATCTTTAAAATCTTTTAATTCCATGATTTGTTTTAAATTAATTGTTACTATACTTTCTTTATCCTACAATACAAACCCCACAAAAACTCAGCGGAGAAACTATCCCATACATTATTCTTCTGCCAAAGTTCTACTTTGTTAACAAACCAAGACCATGTGGGACCCTCATATGAAGAATCAGATGATGATCCCAATCCGATTTTCTCCATTTCATTCGCCACATCAGAATAAGGATCTAAATCGACTCCCCTAATCATGTTAATAATATCATCCTTGTCTAACGTAAATTGAAACCGCTCCTTGTTAGTAGGCGGATCTTGATTCAATTTACCAGTCGCAAGCCATTTTCCATCATGATACAATTCGGCAAGTTTCTTTACCTTATTTTTAAGAAAAGAATACTCTTGTGTGACTTCTATAAAATCAGCTTCGTTAGCTTCACCCTCTATGAAGATAACGGTTTTGCTTCCAGGTCTATGATCGTCTAAGCTTGCCGGGATTCCCAATATCGTCCATCCTTTAAACTCAGCTATCTTAAAACGCATGACATCAAACACCTTATAGAAATCATCACAATCTACAGATTCTATTACCTTAATATCCTCTTCTGTGAATTTACCTCGTATTGGAATAACGTGATGACCGGGGCAGCCATCGGTTCCGAAATATGCGATTCTAACCACGATATTTACAATATTTTAATTTATTTTGCTAAAACATTCATATAACATGGCACATCTACCACATCTCTTCTACGAAGTCCCTTATCAAAATAAGAAACTATATAAGTGTTTTTACCTTCATGATCAGGTCTTGGATCAAAGCATTCAAAAACGAATCTTGTTCTACCTTCAAAATGACCAAACATGAAAACAAATTCGCCACCGTATCTTTTATTAGCCAATTCTTCTACGGTCATAATCTGTCCCCTCCTAATCCTGAATTGATGCTAACATACTTGACACGGACATCATTTCCACGTCCAAGCTGACCCCAGCCGGGCGACGGCGTTCCCTTGGCCGGAGCAGGGACAGCCCTAAGCCGAGACCAGTCCTGCTTTTGCCTCATGGCTTCAGCCTCTTTGTAATACCGGTTACACAGTTCTTGATCTTCGTAACCAACGTAATCTTCCTTATTTTCCATAAAAAATACTTTTTCAACAAAAGTACGACATTTATGAATTAATTAGATTTAAAATAAAACAATATGAATTAAAATAAAAACCCGATACGTTAAAATCGCATCGGGCCTGGTATTGGGAAAAAATAGGTTCAGATCTTGGGTAAAGATTCGAGCCAATTTTTAACATCTTTATATTTAGGGTCTTTGTCTATTCTATCTTTCAGTTCATGCAATGCTGAGTCCATAACCGTATTCGGTACGCCAATCAACTCTCCTATTAAATACAATGGGGTTTTATTCGATTTAGATTCGTGTGCTATATTCATGTCAAAAAAAAAGTTATGTGAAACAAACCGGCCACGGGTATTCTATTGCCCGCCGACCGGTATAACATTTTTATTCTTTTTTTCCAAACGGGAAAAACGGGAATGCGGGAATCATATTTTTTACTATGGCTCCCGCACCACCGGAAGGACCTGGATCTGGATCTCAGGTCAGATCCTTCCAGTTTATTTTTTCGCCGAGGTAATCTTGCACGGCAAGCCATCTTATAAAGGCTACTCCTTCGGGAGCATCCGGATCATCCAAATACATTAACGTAGCTTTCACCAACTCGTTCTCACATTTGAAGACCTTCGGAAAACCATCCGAATAGTACATTGCAAAGACATATTGGACATCGCCCCATGTCGCTTTATCCGGCTTCTTCGCTCCGCACTTTTCAAAAATATCTTTTATTTCCGGCTGCTTCCAGATCCTCTTGGATCCATCGACGTTGACCATCTTCTTTACCGCCTCATCAGCGAGAGCATTAGAAAAATGGTAGCCGTAAGTATCTACATATTTCTGATAAGCTGGATCCTCTGCGTCTGCTCCTCAATAAGAACGACCTCTGCCACGTCCGCGACCTCTACGCATCTGAGGTCCGTCACCGTAGTATCTGTCGTCTCCATAGTAATCGGTCGGGTAGGATTCGTAACCCATCCTCCGGTATTCCCGGTCCTCCATTTCATGACGACGTTCGCGCTCTTCGAGCCTTCTTTCCCTTTCTTCCAGCTCGTTTTCGCGCTCTTCCATTTCTTTCATCTTCTCATGCATACCGTAATGGTCGTAAATACCACCACCATACCCCATGTACGTCCCATCAGAACGGCGGCTTCTTCCTCTACCTCCGCCCCGTCTGTCTTCTATCTCATCATATCCAGGATATTCTCTATGTCCTGAATTTAAATCATATACTATCATATTATACTTATTTCAAACGTTCTACAATTAACTTCTTTAAATCTTCGAATGAATCAGTAAGGTCATTCACCTTATTTTCTATACCAGCTATTTTACGATCCTGCTCTCTCGTTTGTTTGAATGCCGGATTGATGTCTTCTAATATAGATTCACAAGCCTCTATCTTGGCACGATGGGCATCTACGCTGTTTATTATGTCTTGACTGGTGTTTTTTATAGCATTCAGTTCGTTCATAATCGGATCTATGCTGGTAGATAATGTTATGCCCATAGCCTTAGCCACATTCTGGGATTCCGGGACCGTATAGGTCTTGGTTTCGCCAGTGAGCTCTACCGTCAGATCCACCACGCGGGTCTGCATCGCCTGATACTGACCTGGCTGAGGAGGAAGATACCTGGGTTCGGATACGGCTACTACCTTTCCCAATTCGTATTTAGGTACTGTATTAGTATCAAGGGTATGTACCTGAAACCCTTTCTTCAAATCTGAAAACATGATCAAAATATTAGTTAGGTGAAAATAGGGTGATGATCTTCATCACCCTACTGAAATCATTTACCTGCTTTAACTTCAGACACCTGGGCTGTTGTTGTCGGAACACAACAATCCATTAATCTTAACACGCCACGAACTTTATTGAAGTACAGAAGGCGTTCTGTGCCATTTACCATAGCAGCACCCGTGACAGCTACGTTAATAGGGTTCACGACATTCACTCCCGTAACCGGGCAACAGGTGTCGGCTCCTACTGTTGAAACTGTGCTGTTTGCCGGGACCGCAATCTGTACCGGTAGAGCACTTCCGGCTGTAGGGACTACTTGCCTTATCTTAAGAAGGATAAGACCCTCACACGGAAGGGCGATCCAAGCCCGTGGGTTAATACCGAAGACTGTATTTGTCGTACTGACAATAACATTCTTCGTAACCATCTCATACAACGATCCTATTTTAGAAACACAAGCCATATTAGCCTCCTCTCTTAATAAAATCAGACAGCAGCGTTGTTATTGCAACATCCGTTGTTACATCCGCATCCGTTATTGCAGCAACCTCCTCCGAATACCTGTCCCCAAGTATAAGCCTGGTAAGGAGAACAAGAGGGGTAGGCCGGGACGGCCGTCGGGCGTAATTGACCAACGATATTCTGGGTTTGTTGCTGAGATAATGCCGAAGCTGTCAAAGCCGCTTTTTCTTCACGAAGTTGAGCAATAGTGTTCTGCATCTCCCTCATTTCCAACTGACAGAATTTGTCGTTGATCATAACGGTTTGGGCGTCAAGTTTCGCAGACAAGATATTGAATTGGCTTGTGGCTTGCTCACGATTGTTAGCCAGACCTTGGTTGAGACCGTTCTGCAAGATATTGGTTTGTTCCAACGTGCGAAGCTGGTTATCAAAACCTTGCTGAGTAATCATTCCCTGAGTCTGGCAAGTGCTTTGATTGATCAACGAACTCAGATTGCAGCAGCAAGAGCTGATTTGATTTCCTATTTCACAACCTTGTTGTTGAACTGCGTTGATAACAGCCTGAGAAGTCATACCTACCTGACCAGCTACTTTATCAATAGCACCCTGTACGTTGCAGATAGCGTTTTGAAGTTGAGTAGTAGAACAGTTCAAAGCAGAAGCGATCTGATCTATGGCGCTACGATTACCTTGAATTGCTTGCATCAAAAGTTCACGACCGTAATCGTTATTCAACTGAGCCGGCAAACCATTGGCACAACAATCACCGCCATTTCCAAAACCGTTACCGAAGCCGCGTCCACCCCACAGCCAGAACAAAACAATTATCCAGAGCCACCAACCGTTAGCCCCACCGAAACCGTCCTGGTTGTTACGACCGTTCATCAAAGCCGCCACCAGATTCGGATCCATTTTATTACCACCTATCAAATTAGCAAACATGCCGGGAATCATTGAAAGAAGACCGTTAGTGGCTGCACCACCACCGTTAGCCCCGGCTCCATCTAAAAGGACGATTTTATCACCACCCATAATTTTATAGTATTTAATTGTTAAACATACGTGCATGAAGCACGTAACAAAGATCATGATTGTAAGGTGGAATATAGGTGTGTTTATTTCCTATAGAAGAGAAATATTTTCAGCAAAAACAGAAACAAAAAAAAGGTAGTGTTTTTTATTCTTTCAAAACACCACCTGTAAATAAACTTAAGCAAACTTGCCATATTTTAGAAACACATTTTTGAGTTTTCCTTTTATACCATTTAAGGTCACTTCATATCCGGAGCCTGTCATGTAGATAGTTTGTTGATTAACCCTTTCGCCGGAATACTTATCTACAAAATATGATCTATATACACCATATCCTTTAGCTACAACATTACTGTACAACTCCCATTTTCCAAGACCGTTTCTAAACATAAACTTAGCTTCTTCAAGAAATGAACGTAAATTCTTTTCAGCGATGATAACACCATTCTGTTCTAACTTTTTGGCAATATCACGAATCAGCCACATATTGTTATGGTCTACTTTCCTAAAAGACTCGGCAAATTCTACATCGGGCTTATGTTCTTCTATTGTTTTCAAGGCTTGTTGCTTCTCTGCCTCTGCCTGCGACTTTTCGGCTATAGCTTTTTGAGCAGCTTCATATTGATCAGCCCAGGCTCTTGCTGCATCTGCCGGATTAGAAAAGTCAGGGACCAAAATTCCCTTTCCACCGGAACTTGTTTTATATTCTCCTGTTTTACGAATAGAAGGAAGAACCTCAGATGTTACCCATTTCTTAAATCTCTTAGCAGACTCTAATTTTGAAGATAATATAAGAGAATATAAACCAGATTCATTAATTATTCTTATACTATCTATATATCTGGTTTTCAATATAGATCGTTTTACGCCCCATTGATTATCAGATACTTGCAAAAGTATGGAATCATCATCATCTACATGTCTTTTTACCGCATCTTTAGCATTTATATATCCAAGAGATTTAGCCACATCTGACGCCACAAACCAAACATCTCCTTTTGGATCTACAATAATTCTAAGCTCTCCAAAATCCGAACTTTCAAAAACAGAAACTTTATCCATGATAAAAAAATAGGCCCAAAAGAGAATGTCAGATCCCACTATGACAAACCCTAATGAGCCAAAAATATCTTTCAACATCAAACAACCAGAAGTGGGATCTCGTTGTTCATTGTTTCTGGAGCAAAGATAGGAACAGGATTTTAAATAGCAAATATTTTAATACTTTTTAAATCAAACCAGGGCCCGCATCACTGCGAACCCTGATCTACACTAATCTAAACTAATACCATGAAAAACTTAAATCTAAAAACTAAAGAACACACAAATGTATGAAAATGTATGGTTTTCACAAAGAATCTGTATCCTATTCTTTGGTATGGTTAAGTACATGGGATATAGTTCTGATACTTAATCCGGTTTGATTTTGTATCAGATTATAAATATAGGATTTTGAAACTACAGTTCTTAATTGACCTAAATCATTCATAATGTTTTTATACATAAGATGAATGCTGTTATTACGCTTGATGGTACTGATTCTCATTTCCTACTGTTATTAGTTACGTTCGGTTCTTACTTTTTCCTTATTCCCATAATCCCTTCCTGAAACTAATATCGCAAACTTAATAAAAATAATTCATAAACAATGAAAATCTAACTTTTCTTGTATGTTATTGATATACGTGCATATATAAGAAAAGTGAGACTTTCACAAGCCTCACTTCCCAAATTATAACTATGAAAAAACTATATATATATACAAAAATTACCTGCATTCCAATTTGTTAAGATCATCCAATTCAGACTTGCTTACGGTCATGTCTTGCGTCAAGCCAGATCTGTTTTGGTATGGAGCGTAATCAGTTTCTACCGTCTTAGCCTTCTGAGTAGAATCGTATTTCACCTCCGATTCGGTTCCTGTCAGATTTTGGTAGATAGAGCCGGAACTACTCTCGCTTACTTTAGACCATATCTTATTACCTACTCTTATAAAATTATCATAAACACCTTCTGCTGTTATAACACCATCTTGCTCTACGATATTAGAACCCGATTTTTCTTTTAACAAATACGGGTGCCTGGTGTAAAAATAGTGTTCAAAATCATTCCCAGCATACGAAGGGTCATACCTCTCCAAATAAAACAATTCTGATAAAGAAGGGTCGGTACTGGTCATACTATAATCAAACAACATCAACCTGTCTTTTCCAGATAAAGATAATTCTATTGATTTCAAAATATCAGGATCATCAGAAATAAGACCCAAAGATAGACCAGGTTTGAAGTCAAGATACTTATAGGCATTATCATATAATTTTGTTTTATGGAGTTTGTTGTCAAGGTAAGATTGGTATAAATCGAATAAGGATAATGGGTTTTCGCTATCTTGTTTTTTGTTCATGTATCGACTATACTCCCGATCCACATCCACGTAAGGAACGTCAAGTACCTCCGGGTGCCCAAACGCCATCCTGGTCATTATCATGTCCTCTGTGTTCTGAGAATCCATGAACGATCTGACGTATTTTTTAATGGAATCCATGAGCGTATTATTATCTACGTTCCGTACTTTCTCTTTATCCAAAACGCCGTTCTTAAAACAAGATTCAGGATATATTTTAGTAGAAAAATGAGTTAGGTTGTGCTTGGCTAACACTGTTGATATTTGATACATCTCGTTAAGATCATCTTTGCTGATCCTTTGATATAGATTATCTCCTACCTTAAGCAATGAATGTTTCTCAAATGCCTCTACTGGGTCTATATCGGATTCAGAATAAACGATATTCAAATTATTCATATACTCCGGTAATAATCCAAAATAATAATCTGTGCTATCACCAAGAACATCATCTATAGAAGATGCCAGCGTTGGAGCATAATTTACATCATTATGCCTGGCCACATAAATATCAAGATCCAGCATCAAATTATCTATCTTATTCAAAGATTCTTCTGTGCCATCATAAGTTTCCGATGTCCCTATTATATCTATGCCAAACCACGTACAAGCCTCTTCTATATCCCATATCATGCTTCTTAAATCGGATTCGGTGTCGGCATTAACCCTATGTAAATAAGCTGATATACGAGCTCTTAGGAACTCTATTTTGCCAGGATTGTAATAAGACAGATCTTGTAGCTTAGACAAGGATCTTCTCTTGCCTTCTACCACATCATCCCCTTCTATGTTTATTACCGGAATCTTATTCGTAGATGAAAACTCATCAAACATAGATTCGGCAAATTCTTTATCAGAAACGAATTTCTCAACCAGTTCAGGATATGAGTTTCTCAACGATTCAAAAGCAGATGAAAATTCAGAAAAGTTTTTTATGCCGGCTACTGTTTTACGCATAGCATAATAAAGCTCAGAAGGATTATATGGTACTTTTTTACCAAATTGGTTAAACACTTCCTCCTTGTAAACAATAGGACCATACTGATAGTCAACAGACATAAAATAATTATCTTTTTCCCTATCATGTTCGTTATTGGAATAATCCAATAACTTCCTCATGGATGTCGAAACTTCATTAAGAACAGAAGGATCAGATAAGATTCTACTTATCTCTGTTTCATTATACAAGCCTGATCTTCTTAAATTCTGCTCATTCAGTATCAAACTACCATCTACATAAAAATAATGAAGAATGATGTTGGATAATGATGGTGCCGTATAAACACCATAGGTAGATAAAAGAAAATCTCTTACATCCTTAACATCCTGATCCGTTAGAGGATCGGCAAAATAAGTTTGACGCTTCATATACGACAGCACGTCTTCTAAAAGAGGTTCACCATTGGAATCGGTATTAAACATCTCCCCTGGAGCCGGGTTATTCCAATGACCGTAATACGACAAAAAACCAGGAGTGTAAGCCTTAGCCCATACCTGAAGGGCCCGCTCGCTGTTTCCTAATAATTTTAAGGCACTTTCGTAAAGAACGGAAGGCTCCCCGTTAGGAGCCTTAACCCGTTTTATTTCATTTTCCTTTTTTTCTATCTGACATTTGACACCCATAATGATTAACTTTTTTGCAAAGTTAATTATAAAACCGACTTATACAATGACGGATCCCAAACTCCTTCTATATAAATCTCTGGGAAACTCAAACTGCCATCACGAAGAGTGGTAACTTTCAAACTGAGAATGTTAAAAACAGTGCTAACATCACTAAACTCACCATTCAACTTAATAGCATTTCCACTATTATCAGCTTCATAATAATAATAACAATAATTTTCATTAAGACTCGGATCATATTCGTACCAATATGTTAGATCTTGCATATGGTCTTCTATATTACCAATTTTATTTCCACCTAATATAAAAATACCATTATTGCTATGATGATAAACCGTAGATTCATAATTACCATAATTCCAGTCACTATTAAACACTATATCACTGACATCGGAATCATGATCTTTTAATACAGGTCCTATATGTATATGAATTTTATTAAACTGACATACATAAGGTCTTTTTCCTCCAAGCCTTTTTATCTCTTCATTAGATAACTTATTATAACATCCTCCCACAAAATTATCCGCAGCATTAAAAAATCTCCTTCTCATACTCAACACTCTTTATTTAACTCATTTATCGAATCCGAATTATCAGAACCTTCTACGAGATTCTTATTTCTATCTATCTCTTCCTGGCTCATATTACTCATCATATTTTGTATTTTTCTACCAGATTGAGATAAAGAGCGGATGAATGCACTGGAACTTATCTTAACTCCAAGATCCGGTTTTACCCTAAACGCTTCACCGGTACTGATATTATACAAATCATACACACCTGAGTTCATATAGAATTTATATATCCAGTTTCCACCAGCTTTTTTGTACCCTAATTTGGTTAACTCGACTACACTCATACCAAATTTAATGCCATTACGACCCATTATCTTCTCCGGTATAGGTTCTACCTTAGCCGGAACAGATGTATATGCTTCATCACCGCCGTACAGGAAATAAGGGGTTGTTACCCTTGATATGTGAGTAAGCGGCTCTTCGGATATACGAAGCTCATCTTTCTCAGCCTTAGATTCTTTCCTTGGATTGGATATTCTAATAAAAGGATCGTATGTCAAAAAGGTTAAGCCGTATTCTACTTTATAACCCGACACGCCGTTAAGATCCCTTATAGCCTTAGTCGTATGCGAGTGGTTGATGGTGTCTATCCCGTACCTTGATTCCATATCGGTCATAATGCTATTAACCTCATCTCCCTCTACATAAACCTCTTCTCCTTCCGGAATAGAGGTTATGCCGGAAGCCCTTCTAAGTAGCCATAAAGTAACTTCAGCAATGTCAGAGAACTTATCTCCGTTCTTTCTATAGTTATCTACTCTTCCTTCTTGAGATCCAGGTAATTCGACATTTCCTTTAACTTCGACATTTGTTCTGGATTGTCCTTTGCCTTCTCCATCTCCCTTTTTATTGCCATCTTCCTCAGTGCGTACTGCACCGCCTTCTGCACTTCCTTCTTTTCCATCATTTAAAATATTATCTGATTCTGACTCTATAGACTCCACGACAGCATCATACTCTGGTATGCCGCTAAGGAAATCTGCTACGTTATTCAAAAACTCTATTTTTTCCTCGTTTGTCATATCAAGGCTTTCCACGGGCCTCCATATGGCAGGCAAGTTGTTTGATTTTATTGCAGTAGAAACATCTTCTACAGTTTTATTATCCACCGTAGGCAAAACTTTAGAAACCAAACTATTGATATCAGATTCCATTTTTTCTACTTCCTCTTTTGTGCCATATTCTTTTAGGGTATCCATGCCATTGACTCTAAGAGAATAATTTAAAGCCTTACTTGGAACAAAATTAATATATTTCAAAAAGTTTTTCAACTCTGATATAATTTGTTCATCAGATCTTGGCCCAACATAATCAACCACCACCTGATCTGTTTGAGAACGAAGCCAAGAAACGTATTCTTCTAAGGTCTTACCACCTTTACTGGAAGGAGTGGATATTTTATCACCTACTGTTCCTTTAGGTTCTAATCCCATTTCCTCCTTAAGACTTTTAGGATTACCTCTCTCACGAAGAAACCTCAAATCACCTCCTACAATCTTTCTTGCTATAAAATCAAAAATATTAGCATAAGACAGCAATCCTTCTTTTTCTATATGAGATTCTATTTCGTTTAACATAAGAGAGAAGTTTTTCCTGGAGGTACGCTTCTTGCCAGGTAAAGACTGTGCAGCTTGTGCCGCAGGAGCCGGCTGAGCTAATGGCGCCGGCTGAATCTCCCGGGCAGTCCCTTCCTCTGGCATTTCCTCTTCATAAACATCCACGTCTTCTTTAGAAGTAACGGTCTTACCCTCATCAGAGAAAGGAAGATCATCCTCTATAAGTGATTTAGGTCTGGAAGATGATTTACCAAACTGGATCCTGATCTTAGGAGCGACAAACATCTCACCTTCGAAATCTATTCCAGATTCTACTTCAGACGTCACAATGTCTTTAACGCTCCTACTTCCATCTTCTACCCACTTAACAACATCAGGAACCGTAGATAATTTTTCTATAGCCTCACGAGCTTTTCTAAGCCCTGAAATAGGATTCAAATACGATACTTGATACGAAGTCGGATCAAGACCTAACTTGGTTAGATACGCATTAAGATCTTGTATATCATCTTGACCCATCTGTAGCAATTCAGAATCACCGGATTCAAGCAGCATATCTATAAAAGACATCCATTTCTGCCCTTCCTCTGATTCTACAGAACGTAGGCTAACTGGAAAAAGATAGTTAAGACCGTTTTTACCTTTGATGACAACTACCGGAACTCTTACATTTTTGTAATTATTCCCCTTGTCATTTAATATAGAATAAGCAAATGGGAAGCCTGTGTATTTAGATCCGTTCTTAAGCACGACTTTACCATTTAATACATATCCGACATCAAATACTTTTTCAGCACCTTTTTCGGTAATAGGGAGATTTTCTATCTGGCCATATCCTTGACCGTTCACCTTCATGTTAAACACCGGTCTTCCGGGAAGGGTCTGGGCAACAACATGCGTGCCGACGCCGATGGTAGCCGACCGGCCGGCGTCCTTCTTCCACTTGTTAAAAGCCGTTCTTCTTATCTTACTTATACCATCTATGCCCCCTGTGTCAGCTTTTACAACAGAAACGAATCTGTTCCCACTCATGACCTTGATAACCATATTGGACACCAGTTTATTCTCAGCAGATTCTATTCTTTTTTTATCGCCGGACTGAACAGCATCATTGTATTCGGCAAAAAGAGACTGATTATAGGTATCATTTACATCTATTTCGAGATTAACCTTATCTCCTTTTTTCAAAGAAGATAATGCTTCCTGATCTATTTTATCTACCTCATTCTCTCCGAATCCGACACCTGTTCTGTACGGAACCAACTCATCTGAATCAAGACGCTTATAAACCAAAGAATAGGAATTACCCACGTCCTGAATAGACACATCTGTGTAACGGTTAAGAACACGAGCCGATTCTTTGTCTATAGACCATCTCGCATGATAAGGCAGTTCAATTATAGTAGCCGTTTCTCCACCTATGTTAAGAGAATACCTTTTAGTGCCATTAGCGTTCGTTTCAGAGCTTATTTGAATAGGAACCAATGATTTTATAGAAGATATAAATTTATCGGCTCTAAGACCCGCAATTTCATACCTTTCATTGCCGTCATTGGATATTCTTCTAACCATCAACGTCTCTGGATTCTGGGCACTATCTATATTGGCTCCTGGTGTATTATCGGATTCATCTAACTCATTTACAAGAGAATCTATATTAGCATCATCCTCCCCAAAATTACTTAACGTAGATTCAGAAATACGACCTTTGTCAATAATCCTGTTTTGTTCGATATAAGGGAGGAGATCTGTGATGTTTCCAACCTGACCAAGATCTTCTATGGTAAATACCGAATCAGCAAGCTTATCTTCGTCAACCTTCTCCCCTTTATCCCGTCTGTTCATTATATCAACATACGAAGAAATAGCATCATCAAGTTCCTTCCTTTGATCTGGTTCTAAATTGGATTTAGCCATATCAATAATAGCTTTATTATCCTCATACACAGATCTCGGACTTGTAAGCCTATCAGCCTTTTCAGATAATGATTTTATGAGATTAACGGGACTGTCACCCAAAGACGATACATAATCATCAAAATCTTGTTTGTATTTATCATACACATCTTTTTCTCTCTCAGTAAGAAGATCGGCATTACCTGTATATAGTTTATCAATTATAGACTGCCTTACGGCCGGAACCATAATAGGATTATCCATAGCAGCCTCATAATCTTCATCCGATACAGACTCCGTAAGCGGTGACTCTTTTATATCATCTTCTGCTTCCTTCATCCTATCTTCCCTTACTTTATCAAGAGCATGCATAAAAGCCTTGATAGTCCAAGCTTCGTCTTCCGAAATCTTACCTTCTGACACAGCTTGATCTACTACCTCATCAGTATCATATTCACCAACTTTATTAGGCTCTGCAAAATCAGGAACCTTATCATCCCCCTTATAAGGAGTAGACCATAGAGAAGACAGCGCTTTTGAAAAACCCCTGTTTTCCTCAGCTAAGAATCTTTTATCAAGCATCTTGGACAAGAAGTTATTCATATTCCTATAGTCCATCAAACTCCTTCGGTATTCATTTACCAAGGATCTCATGGCTTTGTCTTTGGCTGTAAACTTCTTTTCCTGTCTTGATTTTACATTAAAATAATCATCAAAAGCCACAAGCGTATCATAGGCTTCTATCACATCTTGTGAACTTATGGGAGAAAGAGGAGAAGATAAAACAGATTCGGTTTTACTTACCAGCTCTTCTATCGAAAACTCTTTTCCTATTAACGTTGATAACTCAGACAACGAATTGTTATAATTGGTTCTAAGGCTTTCCAATTCTTTGGTTTTTCGTTGTATGGATTCAGCTTGTGGATCTTTCCCATCTACGTTACGAGGGCGGGTAGCAAGATCTTCTATTTCGGATTCAAGTTCTTCTATCCTTGACCGTATGCCACGGATAGCCATCGCCCGCTCCCTTGCTCTGTCCGACAGCCGGGAGAACGTACTTAGCGCATCTGCCACGCGAGGCTGTCCTGAAAGCGTTTCTATGACAGAAGCTATGTCTTTCATTCTTGATTCTGATTGAAGACCAAGGAAGGCATTACGAGCCACGTATTTTCTAAATTCAATCTTAGAGTCATCACCTATAAGATCTTCGGCAAAACTCTGGGCAGATCTGAAATCCGAAAGACGATTGTTATAATTATCAATAATAGAATCCTTGTATTTCTTTGCCTCTTCTAAAGACATTCCATTAGCTTCGGCTATTTCCGAAATAGGCATCATATCAATCATCTGCCGGAAATTTTCAGCCGAATCCTCTAAGGTTCCCATTTGGTTGTCAATAGACATCTTTTCAAACATAGCATCATCAAGCTCCTTACCAGTCATAGACTGGGCATCGGAACGAACTTGAGGCCCTAAACTCATTGATTTTTTCAACGTATTCAAAGCCGCCGTGTTAAGATTAGAAGATGCTTTGTTATATTCATTCACTTGCCTTTCCAGCAAGATCTGACTATTGCTATACTCTTTCACCCCAAAGAAGCCTTCCCTCATACCAAACAAAGAACCGATAATAGCACCGATTCCTATTTCAGTCCATCCTTCTTTAGACGTATATTGCTTTTTAAATCCTTCAGAAATAGCATCAAGAACATCAACGGCTCCGTTCATGGCTACATTATCATATCTTGACTTAACATATTCCTCAGCCGTATTCTGAACAGCACCTTGAGATCCTTCTTCCCATAAGCCTTCGGATACAGGTCTTTTCATGATATTGAAAACATTGCCTGCTATCTTCTGTCCTATATTAGGATTGGTTATTTTAATAGCCATCTCTCCCGGCTTCGCAACTTCCGTCCCTAATCCAAATAAATGCTTGTTGAGCCTCTTTTCCAACCCAGGTATAGCCTTTCCTCCTAACCCTATATACTTACCAAAAAGAAGCCAGTTAGATAATCCTACTATACCCATATTGGCGGCAAATATAGCACTACCTACATCAGCATTAGAATTACGAAAAACAGCCATTTCCTCTGCATTGGGATCACGACCATAAATCTTACGATAATAATCCTTGAAATCAGACTCGGATTGCTTCATAAAAGAATTTGCTTCAACCGATGACTCGAATCCGGCACTGGTAGCCAACAACGTCATGGTCTTAGCCGCCTCCCCTACATTTCTTCCGGTAGCAACTCCTTTTCTTACATAGTCGTTAAACACACCTTTAAGGCTTCCTATGCCCCTATTGGCAGCTTGCCTTGCTGCTAACTTAGCTCCGATTCTTCCACCTAATTTAGCACCTATATTGCCCAATGATCCAACTCCAAGTCCTCCGGTCATGTACGCTGATATCATGGCTCCTACGGTAAAAGACATACCATTACCAAGGACATCATTCCATAAGAAATTACCGGTATCCTTAAAAAGCTTCTGACCAAAATTATAATCTTCTACCTCTTTCTTGTAATAATGGGGAAGAAGCATGTCTATTTGCTGGTCAAGATCACCTACAAACTTATCCATGTTAGTGTTTAACGCAGCTTTGTAACTTCCCTCAGATGCCATATTGATAAGTTTGTCAGGCAGTGACACAACTCCTTGCGCACCGTACAATGCGGACTTTAAAGCGAATTTGCCTACACCATTCCAAAACTTACTCCATCCGCTCTGTCTTCTGGCATAATAATCTTCATTATTTATACCCGGAATATAGTTGGGATATTTTGTACGCCATACCCCATCATTACCCATCTGATGACTTTCACGGATACTTACCTTTGGTCCATAGGGATTAAGAGGCGGCGGGGCAGGTGTAGCCCCCCTGTAGCTGTTACGAGCCAGTGCCTCCGAGTAGCTGTTGCTTATCTCCTTGGCTATATACGGTTCTTCGTATTCGGCAGCAGCTATCCTTGATGCGTAATCCGGAAATTTAGGTTGGGCATACACACCTTCACCAGGCATATAATTAGGAACCAGAGGCGTTGTCGTCTCTGGTAGTGTAGCCGGAGTATAATTCTCTTCTTCGGCTAATTTTCTTTGCCTTGCCACATCTTCGTAAGTGGTTTTAGCAGCAGGATTATATCTATCTATATTATTGTCAGCCATAAATTTTCTGCAAAAAATCGTTCAACTTACTAAACTTGTCATTCATGTTGGGCGTGATATTTATTCCTCTCATATACGGATCCCTCATCTGAACAAGACGTTCTTGAACAGCCTCCTTCACGTATTTTACAAAGAAGTACTGAGGACACTTCTGGTGAATGCTATTCCAGTAATCCGCATACTCATCATTACCTGGATCCAAAGGAACAAAATCCGAGAACAACAATGCAGGATTTTTAGAATTTTTAGTCCTTTTGTCATAGAAATTGACCGCTACCTCTCTTGAACCCCTATCGTCCATTCCCTCCAACTGAACTGATATATTATCAGACATGTCAATAAAATTATCAACAAGGGCTTTAACAACATTCATTTCTTCTGGCTTAAGGTAAGAACCATGAACCTTTACTATATCATAAAGATCATTCTTAACATCAGCCTTAGAAGCCAAACGAGGAAGGCCATTACGTATAAGATACTTATCATAAGAATAACCTTCCTTCTTTCCGGTATCTACAAAATCACAGGTTTCAAAACTTGATTTGTAGCCATCTACCGGATAATTGCGCTCCTCGACCGAAGGATCTATACCCGCCTTAAGAAGCTCGTCATTCGTAATCTCAACCCTTTCTGTAACATAAGAATTTTTACCGGAACCTACTTGAGCAGTCAAGAATCTTCTAACGGTGCCATTATCTATCTCGGCATCCATATTAATGGCATTAATAGCAGTAGGATCCAGATTATTTACCTTTCCTGCCATGTAACCAGACAATCTTCTAAACTGAGCCTTCTGCAAAGACTTTTCCGGTGAATCGGCATTCCAATTGTATCTTTTGTAAGAATCAAGGTAATGATACTGAGATAACTTATCAGAAATCTGATCAGGAGATACAGACATTTTTATCTCATCCTGCATCTGACCTGCTATCATATCAGACACCCTACTGTTTTTCTCAGCATATCTTAGCTGGGTAATAGTTAATGGTTCACCTTCCTGATAATCTTTTAAATCTATATCACCATCCTTATCTATGGTCATATAATCTGATATATTAAAATCAGGATCGCCATTGAGTTTCTTCATTCCATTAATAAGAGCCAATGTACCGGTAGAAGAACCATTATTCTCGCTTGTAATAGCATCAGATATGTTTTTCCCCAACTTTCCTGCACTCACCTTAGCTCCTAATGACGGAGATATAGCACTAAGAATATCTATTCCTCTTGAAGGATCCATCATGTATTCTCTGAACCCTACGGCATCAGATACACCAGTTGTTATGGCTGTGGCGAGCAGGAAGGCTCCAGCCTTATCATCTGTATCGGTAAGATTTATAAAAGAATTTCCTTTCATAAACTTAGCATTACGAACTTTACTGATAATATCCTTATTTTTTTTAGTAACTATATTATCTATTTGATAATTAGTTATGTTATTTATAGCCTTTGTAGCTCCATTTGCCTTAGAATCAGAAAGAAGTAAAGCATCATAAGCTTCAGACAATCTGTTATTTCCTTGTCCAAAATATCCGTTTTTCTGACCTCCATTATTTTTTAAATAAGAATATATCCGTTCTTCAGGAGTCATATTAGCATACAATCCTGGGTCAGTTTTTTCTTCTTCGTATGATGCTGCAACGATATTACTTCTGTCTGTAGGAGATAATGAATTATATAATTTCAATAAATTTGCTCTACGTTCTGTGGAAGAAGATGTGAGTTGTTCATAAGGGATATTAGCCAAATTAACAGATCCTATCTTACCCGTTCCAGAATTGATAGCCGTAGGCCCGTCCATAGGAGCCATCGGCACTCCTACACCGCCTGCTCCTCTTGTGCCTCCGGATGAGCTTTCAGTGCCCATCTTGGAACCGTAAGTACGCATGTATTCGGTTTCAATCTTAGCCTGAGCAAGCTGCTCATTCGCCAATGATATTTCAACCATAGACTTGGCATTATCAGTCAAAAACTTTTGCTGAGCCCTATCCTCTGCCAACCTTGCAAAATAAAGATCGTCTTTCTTCCTTTCAAAACTTGTATTGTCGTATCTCCATGCATCAGTCATCTTATCGAAAAGATTATTGGTAACAACAAAATTAGCAGCCGCTACCGGATCTGATGAAGCTATTATCATATCTGCCTCCCTCTTGGCTTCTGCTTTCTGATTTTTAGCTTCCTGTATCTGGCTGTCAATACGATCAATAATATCCTTATTATCCCCTACTGATTTCTTTTTTGCTTCCAATGCTCCTATGTGCCTATCGTATCTTTCGACATAAGACCCAATATATTGACTAACCAAATCCGGATTACTGAACACTGGATTGGTGGCTGCCATGTATGATGCTTCTATTCTCATCTGATTCCTCATGTTTTCAGATAAGTTAGCAGACACAAAATTCCTTATCTGGGAATCAGTAAGCTCATCTACGTTGACTTCTATGATTCCACCAGTAGGATTACCTTTAACATCATATTCTGTTGTCTGAATCTTCTTGCCTTCGTTGTTTTTCCTAAAGTCACTAACCAGCTTATTTATCTCCTTAGTATAATCGACATAAGGAGAATAATGAAGACCTCCTAACCTTGATCCTGCTTTACCATCTGACCTCCATTTGTAATAAGGATCCAAAGCATGCCATTCATTAATAGGAGAATAAAGTTCAGGATGATTCTGTTTTATAGATTCTATTTCCTTCATAACCCTCTTGCCTTCTTTTGTACCGGCAATAGCATTAATGACCGTATCATCTAACACCGAACTGATCTCTCCTTGTATAGCTCTCGTAACACCATCAGAAGAAAGATCCACGCCTTTGAATTTTTGATTGATGTTAGCAATCACACCTGACATCTTATCTTCCATATAAGCGCGGGCTTCAGGCTTATCTATCTCTTGACCCATAAGATAATCTACCTGGGTATAGATCTTTTCACGAGCAGCATCAACCTTCTGCTGTTTGTACATCATAACATCCTTAACAAGATCTATGTTGTAAGGACTAACATACGGGGCATATTGCCTTAAAATACTATACTGTGAAGCCACTATTTGGTCCTCCTTCTTCTTTTATTTTCGTCATCTTCTTCATTTAAACTTCTCAAGTAAGGTGTAGAATAATCACCCATATTCATCACATCCTGATTACCTTGAACGTAAATAATTTGGCCACTTGGAAGCATTCTCATATTCGGAGCTATGGATGCTATGGTATTTAATGAAGTTCGAACATTAAACTTATTCTGTATCTCGCTGTTTATACTGTCATAATAACGAGCAAGATTTTCATCCCTTATAGCCATAGCTTTCAACAACCCAGATTCATAACGTTGCCTTTCTGCTATGTTCTTATCATCTGTCTGAACATAAGCCATTTCATTGAATCTATCAGCTTCGTTTATTTGCCTTGCGTTATTGAAATTTACTTCATTAACGTACTTGGCTATATTGCTTCCAGCTATGGCGTTCATATTAGCCAGAATAGCAGCCCGCTGGGAGTCGGGCACGTCACCTACTGCGTCTAACTGAGCCGATGTAGCGCGGTTGAGCTCGTTGATATACTGATCAGCAGATTGAAGAACTGGGTCTATTCTCGGAGCCTGATGTCTTTCCAGACCTTCTATCTCCAAGCCTGTATCGAGCGTTCTCAGCATCTCCGGGAAGATAGGACCGAACGCCGCCGGTCTGCCCTGTCCTTTAGGTCCGTTGTCTTCAACCACCTCCTCTGTATCGGTGTCGGTTGCAGTCGTAGGCGTACTTGCTTTCGGTTTTACCTCTATCCTTCCAGGAGATCCAATCTTAGGCGGTGTAAGGCCTGGTGCTATGGGACCGGCCTCAATAGGCTTCATTTCTGGTTTAACAGACTCAAGAACGAAGTCTATTTCCGGCATTAACCCACTATCTCTTAAAGCAACAAACTTATTATAATCGGAGCCCAGAATCTTCTTAGCGGCATCAGATTTATCACCAAATAAGTCAACATAATTCTTTATCCCTTTTTCGTTTAACAATCTTTTTTGCTCTGCCGAAACAACGTCCAACCCATAATAAGAACGAGTAGCTGTTGTCTGACCAAACTTATCATCTACGGCAAATGAATTATAAGTCTGATTCCCTCCGTAGCTTCCGGCGTCCTGGCCCCAGAATCCGTATTCATCTCTGAATTTCTTGGCTGCATCAGCATTCGTAATAGCGCCTACATCAGCTAACGCCCACAATGCATTTAATTGCCTGTTGTATCCTTTCTGGAAACCTTCTGTATCAAAATCACCATCCGTATTGTACTTGTTAGCCCATCGGTTTATGTCGAGCAAATTAGATACCGCCTTATCATTTACCCTGCCGTATCCTAAATTGCTTCTATGTTGGAGATTCTGGTTGGCATTGACACTGGAATCAGGATTAAGAATCTGCTCACGACCACTAACATCAGATACAGTCATATTAAGAGTTCGTCCAAATAACTGATTGATAAGCTTATTGTAGCCGATAGCATTCTTTCTAAGTTCCTCCAGCTCCTTCTGAGTAGGTCCACCTTCAGCCATTTTTCTGGTTTGCTTAACATACTCGTCATATATCCAGTTCTTAGCATCTGATTCTGCAATATTAAAAGCCTTAGCTTGTTTCTTTACCTGATTCAGATCAACAACCCCGCCATCCCTGAAAAAAGCATCCATCTTCTCGTTACGCTTAGATTCTTCCTGTTTGCCATAAACGATTTCAGCGAAAGAACGAAATTGTGCTTCAAGCTCGTCTATCTCTTTCTGGTTTTCATTGACGTACTTGGAAAGAATAGAAGCATTAAGATTAGATGTGTTTTTGTCTTTTACATCTTCATTTTTCTCTAATCTCTTATATACACGCTCCTGATCTTCGTACTTATCAGACAAACCAATCTTCTTCTTATATCGATCAAGGAGTGTAGCGTATGTATCTTTTGACGTTGCCTTAATACCATAATTTTCTCTAACGTAAGAGGCAAACTCATCATCTATCTTACGATAATCGGAAACAATATAAGCCTCTGGCAAATCAACCGGAGTGCCACCATTTTCATGTCTGTTCCCTTTGGCTTCCATAGGCCCTACGGAGTCAGGAGTCAGCACGTACTCGCCTTTCTCTATCTCTACATTCGCAGCATCTTCCATAGACTTGGGAAGAGGATAAATATATTCGCCGGTCATATCAGACGTATCTATCTTCTGACCGTTACCTAAATTCACGCCACCACCTTCACGTTCCCACTTGATGAATTGCTGCCGGCGCTCCTTGGCAAGTTTTTCCCTCGCTGCCTGCTCGTCTCTGCTGGCTGCATACGCAGCAGATGAAGCTCCCATGATATTACGGGTAAGACCTAATCCTAAGCTAACACCAGACAAGGCAGCTTGAGCCACATTAGCACCGACCTTATTACCGGCTCTTATCCGACCAAGACTTGTACCGAACATTTGAGCTCTGCCGGTTAGATCGGGTGAATAATATGGGGTAGTCATAGGATCCAGAGGATTACCATCTTGGGAACGTTTTTCTTTAGAGGAATCAGAATCAACACCACCTAAATTCATTGCATTATCAACGACTGATTTCTCTACGTTTTTAACCATGCCCCTATTATCAGCGAGATATCCTGCATATCCTGCATCATGATTTTCAAAAAACGGATCGGATGTAGGCATACTACTAAATGGATTTATCTCCCCCTCCTCTGTTTCTAAAGTCACATCAGAAGGCATATATATATTCTGAATATCAGATTCACCCCATTTATTAACAGGCGTTCCATAATCAAGAATAGGCTGAGTAGAGGATACATTAATATCCTGTTTCTTATCCTGAACACTACCGCCAGGAGCGAATATCGGACGATTTTTTATGATTCGTAATTTCATACTATCTTTTTTCACAAAGATAAGAGAAACGAACGAGAAAATCCAACGTTATGGGATACGTTTAAAAATCAGGGACGTATGACAGACAAACCGCCCGAATCAGGGTCGTACTTAAGACCGCATGCCCGGCGATAGTTCTTAAGCGCTCTCTTGTACAAAAACAGCACCGTCTTGGAAACTATTTTCTTCATAGATTTGGTTAAAACCTCTTCTGTTGAAACAGACATCAGACAGCTATTCAAGAACGACCTGACATTGAAACCGAACAAAGTCTTCACCATTTTTCTAAACGTTCTAAAAAGATATGATGCAGAAAGAGCCTTTAATCCATTGCGAACCAGTCTCTTATTCAAATACGAAACAGCCTTGTCAGATAAACATATCCTATTCTTTCCTTCGCTGTCTACCTCTGATGAAAACCAAGAATACAAGGTGGTAGGATGTTTCTTGAGATGGTTGATGAAAGAGGTTATTATACCTTCTTTTAAAGCCCTTTTGTGGGCTACGCATGCAGCAATCTTCTCTTCTCTTTTCAAAGAGCTGTCAAGGCACCTAAACACCGTCCTATCGTCTCCGATGAAATACTGAGGACGTTCTTCCTTAAACTTAGCCCGGTATGCAGCATATCCTTCCTTACGAAGCATGTCTATCTGAGACCGGATATAGAACCTTACACACTTTTCTTCAGCCTCTTGCACGCTTTTAAGATAAGGAACTGACTTTCTCCCATATCGGAGATAATCATAAACCATAGCCTCAATAAAGTCATTGTACGGAAAGAATCTTCCAAAACCAAAGTTCCAAACTATGAAACATCGCACTCTATCTTTCCAGTAATCAGATATGAGAAAGTTGCTACAATATCTCAACTTCCTGTCTTTCTGATAGAAATGATGAGTATGTTTGTCATAAAATAGATTAAAATATCTCAAATTGCCTAAACACTGACCGGCTGGACGGCGTACTACATTGTACCCTAAGTTGCTGAAGCTATTGTATATAACTTCTATCGGAGAGACCTGCTCTTTCTTGAAGAGCTTGTCGTGTAACTTGTGAGGATTCATTATTTCAGTTATTTTTGTCTCCATATTTTTTTTGTTGTTTAGTGCAAATATATGATTTTACATAAAAAGAAGAAAATGCACTGCCTTGTATCCGGTTTGAGAGAAATAGGATACAAGGTTTTTTATTTTATGACGGTTTGGATAAGAGACGGGAAAATGACCCTGAACGTAACCGTCTGACCGTCAGGAGTGGGACAACAAATCTTGAATTAAAACTACGCCTATAAATAGTCTCCGTTTTCCTTAATATTAAGACCATTTTTAATGATCTTACTCATTATATTATTTATATTATTTTATATACTTTACCATTTATTCATATAATTGTTTGCAGTGAATGAACTTAACGACCGAAGGGAGTTAAGTGAGTGAACGGATTGACAAATTACTTTTTCCGTCATTGTATTGTTTGCCTAATTGTGTTAAAAGATTGAGTATCGTGACCGAAGGGAACGATGCGAAAAAACTTATAATATTTAAAAACGACTGAACCTATCGACTGAAGGGAGATAGGTGATGGAGTGACGTTAATAATTATATTAGGTAGCCAGTGGAGAATTAGGCAGGCTGGTAGGCGAGACGGGCGTCCATGCCTGTCAGGACAGTGGAAGTACGTAGGTCTGTTCTGTTAAACAAAGGCGATGATAGTTCCATCCTTCACGAAATCGCACAGAAAAGCCGGATTATCTTGATGACGTTCTTCAACCTTCGGTATCCGTGTAACGAGTCTCAAATCCGGCTTCGCTTTATTAATATGAGGAAATAAAATAATATTGTTCTAATTATCGGTGACGCCTTTAATGCGAAGCTGAATATTGGGAAGCACGGCATTAATCAAAGCCATTTTCTTATCCTCTTCGCTTTCTTTTTCATGCTGTTTATACATCATGCTGTAATCACCGTCATCACCATCCTTTTTCCCGTCTAACGTCAGTAAATGATTTATGATGTCCTTACCATACGTTTCAGTCCATGTACGGAATCTCTCTTCCTCGGACTGTCTCTCCTGGGACGGGACTTCCGGGTTAGGGGGGGAGGCTGCCACTTCTACCTCTGGAAGTGTTACCGATGCTGCTATTTCAGCATCATCTCCGAATCCCATTTGACCATACGAAGATACGGAATTTTCTTCAATTTCCAAACCAAGATTTTTAGCAACCTCCATAGCATAATTATAACGGTCATCGTTTCTTATAACACTCTTATGAGGACGTCCTGCTCCTTGGTTCCAAGCTACTACAGCATCTTTCAGGTTATCGGCGTTCATAAAGTCCTGCCGGCTGTAGTTGTAATACCCTGGTCCTTCTTTTCCTTTTCTTGTGTATAAGAAATTAGAATATCCGGTTTTCCCTTCGTATTCATCAGCTAAAAACTCAAGTTGGTCTTTGAATGTTGGTGTAGAATGACCTTTCTTTTTGGCGTGCTTGAATAGCTTATCCATACGCTCATTATGCCATTGCTGTATGCCGTATGATGTTCTGTTGTCTCCGTATATGTCATCTTTAAGACCGGATTCAGCCATGAGATTACCTATGATAGCAAGCGCCTGTATCTTGGACATGCCGCGCTTATTAGTAAAGTATTCGTATGCTTCACGTTGTTTATTTACAACACCACCTTCTTCGTATTTCCTTACAAACCTTTTAGGTAAAGCCTTGTCATTATTTCGAAGAACACTACCTTTCTTAGGATCGTATTTGATGCGTTCCCTTATTCTAAGAGGAACATCCCTTTCCGGTATGATGTCTTCCGCTATCTTTTTTCGGCTAAAATCATAATCATCCTTCACATCCAACATACCAGCATCCGGATCCCATCTTACACTGAAATTCTTCAACGCACCTAATCCGGAAGCTTCGTTTACTTTTTCAAAATTGTCACCATATACCTCTTCTCTAAATGGACTTACACCTTCATTTACTAAAATCCATTTTCCTGGATTTTCAAATATATTTTTATTTAGTTTATCAAGGACCTTCTTATAATCTCTTATTTTTCGTTTACTTTTTTCATCAGCGTCCTTATATGCCTCATCAAGCATGTTGTTCATATACTCTTTATCTAATAAAGATTGTATCAAAATAGCTTGTTCTTGAGGCAATCCTACATACTGAGCATCATCATCATCGTCATCAAAACGATACTTGCTCGCCGGTAATCTACTTATATCTCCATCAGTGTAAGCCTTCCACATTTTTTCTTCAAAATCTGTGGCTGTATCTTCCCCTGATCGCTCCCTATTAGGATCCAACATTCGTTTCACAGTAGGAATAAAATCGGCTATTAAACTAATAGGATCAGTGTCTAATATTGGATTAACGGATTCATACCACTTATCAGGATCAGCGTTATTGGATATACCAACTGATTTTATATTCGAATCAGACACCCTGACCTTATCTCCGTCATATCCTCTACCTACATAACCTGTATCACCGTATTTTGCGGCTACATGACGAGCGTCTTCATACTTTGAATCATTAGTATCTTTTTCTATAGATTCGTTCTCTACAGGCTTGTCTTCAATCAGGACATAGTTACTGTCATCATCCACCGTCCAGGGCTGGTCTGTCGGCGTAGAGAACACCCGGCGCTCGAAGGCACGGCGCTTCTTCTGGCCGCCCATACCTTTCTCGTTTTCATTGTGGTTTATTTCTTTCACTGCCTTATCATAATCACCTTCTTTAAGGTATTTGAAAAGCATTGGGCTTTTAGAATACTTTGGTCCTCCTGTATTGTAAAACAAACTAAACAAAGCATCTCGCTGATTATTGTTTAGATTTTTAAAATTAGGAGTTCTTCGTATAAATTCCGGAACAAACGTATTAACTACACCTTCAAATTCCTTATCTGCCTCTTCTACTGTTATACCATTCTTGTATTTTTTAAGAAGATGAGGAAGATGAAATCCGTACCCGATTGTTATATTTCCCTTCTTATCGTCATATAATTCAGGCTCAAACTTTTCCCACGATTTCAAATATTTTAGGATATTTTCTGAGGGCTTCCAATCTGATTTATTCTTCTTTGCCATCTTTTTCCTCTTCCTTCTTAAACTTATGGTAAGCATCACAAACCTTATCAACTAACCATCCCATCAGGCAGGCGGCATGCTCATCTCCTCCGACTTCAAAACCGTAATCCATATTAAGATACTTACAATAAATAGAAAGACCGTGCAGACATTCGTGTCCTATGGTTCTAACATCCATATCAGATAGCGAATGAAATAAGAAACATATTTCTTTCCTGTGATTGGTTCGGTTTCCTACGAAAATAGTTCTGCCACTATAATCATCAGTCCACCCCTCCCAGCTCTGATCTTCTACTTCCAGGTTGGCGAACGTCTTAACTATATACTCTTCATCTGCTCCAAGCAATACCCTTACATTATAGGGGTATATATCATTTTTGTATAATACTTGTTTCATAACAAACTGTTTTTCAACAAAGATAAACAAAAAAGCCGAAGATATACTCACGTACTTCTTCGGCTATACCTTTAAAGCTAAAACTTGTTTACTATTGAAGCAAAATCAATGATTATATTTTTATTTTCTTAATTTCTTCAATCATATTCTTATATCCGCAGAACTTGCTGTTAATAACATCGAAGATAGATTCTGACCAGCCAGCTATGTTCAAGATATTAGATCCTCTGTAAAACATCTCACTTCCATATCCTTGAATAGAAATAGAAACGATTTTGCAATTTGGATTCACTTTTTTAAACCCTTTCAAAAGTTCGGCGAATTTACCATATTTATAATTGGAACTTTTCTCCCATACAACAGATTCACCGTCTCCTATCTGCATATCTGAAATAACGTACAAGTTATCTACTTTGATCTTATCTTTAACGCACTTATCCAAGAATGCAAAAAGACCGTTTTCAGTAGCACCACCGCATTCTCCTCCGGCAGTAAAAGATTTTTTGTTGTTCCACAAAACACCTCTGCTTCTATCATATTCGTAATTGATAAGTTTGTCACCAAACATACCAATAAATACGTCAGGAAGCACAGAAGCAATCATACAGCCAAACAAGTTACCAATGACAGCCGTATTTGTTTGGCTAAAGGCAGACACTTCAGAAGATCCTCCCATATCTCCACGTACAGAGCCAGAGTGGTCAATCAAGATAGCCGACCGCCCCTCCAATACCGGCAGGTTCTTGCAGGAGATGGTTATGGCTTTCTCCAATGCATCTAAAATCTTATGTTTATTACGCGCTGTTAATTTAGCACGTTTTTTATCCGACTCAAATACAATATCATTATCGGAACCATCAGTGCCTATATTTTCAACCTCTTTGTAAGCTGAAGCAAAACGGAAAGGAAGCATCTTCGAATTAAGCACCTTCTCTTTTATTGTAAGCTGCCTACAAACTTCATCTATTTGATCAGGTGCGTATTTGATTATGTTTACAAGATTACGAACCATATTAAAAATAGGCATACCTTTTACATTAGAAACCACGTCCCGAATAGCGTCACCTAAAGCTTCTTTCTTTTCCTTATTGTCTTTCTTATCCTGTCCGGCTTTAGACATTTCTTTTTCAAGAATCTTGCTTTCGTATAATCCAGACAAAGACCGACCTTCTATAAGGTACTGGAAAGCCGTTTTGTTAGCCTGATTGCCTTTAGGGTGAAATAAGTTTACGAGGTCAACCATAGTAATGACCCTACTGTCCATCTTGTACTTGTCAATCCGATACGGATCAAGACCTTCCAAAGCCGTCTTAAATCCTTTCTTAATAGCGCTGGATATTCCTCTTAACTTCTTTGGATTTTTGTCGTTAAGAGCCGCATAACAGCCAAGGATTTCGCTCATATCATCAGGACGCATAATGATCTTGTTATAGAACCTTGAAGCCCATTCCTTACCCGATGCTTTGCTGGCAAGGATAGAAGCCATAAGATGCGTTACCGACCTAAGCTTTCCTTCTTTCCTGACATACAATGCTGTTTGTGCTCCGAAATACGGATCTACCTGATCCATAAGGTTCTTAATTCTTTCTACTTTATCTTTTTCTTTCTCATAATAAGAATCGGATAACATAGTAGTCATTACCGTAGCTACCAACTCTTCTTCTGCGTTAGGCTTATACGCCTTCTCTCCCATGTGATTCACGATCGTAGGTTTAACACCTTCATCCTTTTTGTTAAACTTTCCCATTTGTTGTTGTTTTCTTTAAAGTGTTATACAAAAAAAGCAGTGATATTACTACCACTGCTTGAAAAAAAAATATATCAAAATGAATACTCAATGAGGGAAAAGCTGAAGTTAGTGTAAACAATGAAATAATGGATTTGAACCATCGACCTATACTTTAAAAGAGTATCGCTCTATCCATCTGAGCTAAATTCGAAGTAACTAACCCCATCACCACTCATTAGTTTTTATATATTTCAAACAGAGGAAAAACGGAGCCGGACAAAATGAAAATATTGGATTCGAACCAATGAAAAGTATTATTGCAGAATACCGCGTTATCCACTACGCTAATTTTCGAAGTAACCGAACTCCTCACCATCTATATATTTTATTAAAACAGGGAGAACTTGGAATGTGTTTTAATATGAAAGGAGGTTTTGATCTACCAACTGATCTAATTTTTCTTACACGAAAAATATAGGACTCGAACCTATGACACAAACCGAAGTATCACCTTCCATCACCACTGTCTTACATTATAATCTCTCTTGATTACGATGCGAATATAGACACTAAAATATGATTTACAAATTAAAATGATTTAAAATGTGTTAATTTGGATAAATAAATGTAGTGAATAATATAAAGTGGTTATACACAGCCTTGCACTTAAAAGTATTACCCTCTACTTGCTAATAGGCAGAGGGTAATACGATATTATCTATTCTTAATCTTATCTTCGGAAATCAACCACTGGAATATGATTTTCCGGCTGCTAATTACTTTCTTTATCCTCATCAGCATCCAACTTCCTCTTAACCTATCCAGCCATGACCGTCTGAAATTAAGGGCATCAGGATTAACTGACTTATTTATATCGTTATCGTCCTTGATCCAGATAGGGGTCTCCGATCGGTCATCATCAACCCTGTTGAAGAAGTCATTTAACTTATGTCTTCTATATACCTCAGTATCCAGGACCTCAGTATAGTCGCCTACGATCTTTGGATACGATATACGTTGCGCTAAATTATTCTTTTCTTCTGGAACAAGATGAATTTCACCTGAGTTGTTTGTGTCGTTGTAGATAGTTATCGTATCTAAACCTACTTTCCTGTCAAGAGTGTAATTCACATCATCGACGTATTTCCTTGCATCAAGCTCATACTCAACAGAAGCCAGCGTAGAACCGTTATATTTCTCTTTTATCGGCACTTCTAATATAAATGGATATGTTGCTCCGTAAAATGTCTGAAAGCTCTTATTCGTCAGCAAATGGCTCCATAAGCCACCTTCTTCATCCGATGCCGGGAAGTTTATTCCTGTCTGGAAATATTGTTGCTGTTCTATATAATAGTCAGGACAGAACGAATAATAAGAAATCCATTCTTGTTTCAGACACGAATATCCGATAGTGAACGACACGTCCTTGAAATATTGTTCATCCTTTAAAGATATTTCCTTATCGTTTGACAGCACCTCTGTTTCATTGTATAAGAACCTTCCACCATCATATTTATAATATGCCGGGTTCTTAACAGGTATATAATCTTTTTTCGTGATAAGTACCCTCTTATACCTGTTATCCCATCCAAGAGACAGACCAAGACCGATAAATTTATTGTCTGTATCTTCTTCTGTCATCTCTGTACCGGTTAAGATATTAGTTATTCCGTATCTAAGAATCTTAAACGGAAGATGACGCTTAAGCCAATGTCTGATACCTACACTAAGTTCCTTAAGATTACGTCCATTAGGATCGGTCATAAACACCTGTGCTCTTTTAGTATCTACCCAGAAGTGACCAAATTCTGAACTAATTATTTCAGTGCTCTGGGTTCCAGAATAACCGAGGTCGGTCGTGTTGTACTCCAGAGGCCGGGACGCGAACAGACCGCCGGTGCCCATCTCGGCCTGCCCTGGGGAGGTACGCTCCTTGATTACGTCTATGGCGTTATGGAGTGAAACCTGATCCTCGAATCTGACAAGAATCTGATCGGATTCAATACGCTTCATGTGAATAAGCTTCCCGTTGCTGGTTGGGAACTCATGATAGTCCATAGGCTTGTACGTCAGCCACGGATCTGTTTGGCTGTTTTCAGATACATCAGCCCTACTCCATATAACACCATTAGGACGTTGGTAAGCACAGTCATAAAAACGTCGTTCGTACGTTGCCGGCAATACATTTGGTGTTAGTGTCATCCTCGACGAATAGATAGGACTTATCTTGTAATCATTATCCCTATGGATAGATACGTTCTTTTCTTGTGTCCACCAAGCAAAATCACCATGAGCCGGATAAAACCATTCATGGGGCTCTACTCCTTCTAATCGGAAATTGCAATTTATTTCCGATTCTACAAGGAATTGAGGGATACCATAAGACCACAGATAAAATCTACCATCCACATATTTCTTAGCCTCGTTCTCACCATTTAAATTATACAAACTTTTTCTATTTGGATAAAAAGAATACGTTCCTTTGCTTGATGATGTCCAGCTATTAAAACGTTCGTTGTCAGTATGCTCAAGCATATCTTCTCCAGTATCGTAATTAACGAAATACTTGGGAAATCCGACATTTCGGTAATCATTGTAAGCAAATGGTATCATATCCCCTATACCAAAAGCAGTATTATAAAAAAATGGGAATTTCCGTTTCATGGAAAACCTCGATATGTAGGTGTCACCGCCAAACAGCGGTTGTTTCCCTCCTTGGAAGAATCCACATCCTCCTACTGATATCCATTTTATGTCTTCTATAGCTCCATACTGATCGGGTCTGTACCGCATAAGCTTCATATACGGAGAACAGATATAAGACAGCATCTTCGTCCTTTCAAAAGATTCTTTAGATCCAGCATCAGAAGCTATGATAACAGGGTCATGGATACGACTTGTATCATATACCTGGGCTTGCATAGGATACGATACAAGATACTTTGAATTTAAGATGCTTGTATCAGGATCCTTTTCTCCCGGATCTCCAAAAGACAAGAACATGGAGGATTCTCTATCTATGTTATTTATAAACAAGAAATCTTTTGAAGCGTTTTGGTTATCATCACCCACATCTTCTCCAGTAACCCAAGATGATGTCGTAGATGGGTCGGATATGGGGTACATGCCTGATTTAAGACTCTTGGTGTTAGCCAATCCCCTTAATCTGTTTTGTTCGTATGGAGCCGTATCATCGAAGCCCATCATGCTATTGTAGTAACCTACAGACGTGTAATAAAAAGCATGGTTTCTTCTTGGGCCATTGTTTATGAATGTCGTGAGCCAATCATATCTGTACTTACCATACAATACCGGTCTTTTAGCAAGCGTATCAGATATGGTGGCAATCATTGAAGCGAATATCATTGCCATATTGATATTACCTATCACACCTACATACGCAGACGTAGAGCGGTTCATAAGCTCTTCCGCTATCTGAGAAGCTATGGTGGCCGTAGATTCTATGTTAGCCAACGTAGCCGCCATCTTATATGATTGTTTCCCTAATATCGTCCATTTGGGATGATCTTCAACCTCATCAAAGTTTCCTACAGACATTCCCCTTATAAAACCTTCTATAGCCACCTCCGTAGGGGTTTCAGGCTTATTGAAATAAATATCAGGAGAACTAAATGCATACCACACGTTTCCTCTTCTGAAAAATGGGTGGGTTATAAACGATACCCTTTTTTCAGTTGCGTAATTAAAAGAGTCATCCGATAAATCATTATACGGATAATTAGGATACAGATTAAGATTCGAGTTTTGACCTGAATACCTGTACATGTCGTAAGCTATTCCGGTAGCTATAACAGAACGATTAAGGCGTCTGTCACCTCTATATATCTCATAGCCTGTAACCATATCTCGCTGCTCTTTGGTTATCAATCCGGAATCTACAGCAAAATCAAGGAAGACGTTAATCATATCCTCGTCTACTAATATTCCTATAGGATAAATATCAGAAGGAACATCATAAGACCTAACATCCCGATTCATGAAAAGCATATGATCGTTGTCCGGGAACTTATAATGCCGGATAGGTTGTTGACAAAAGACGGTACTGGTATCTACCGTACCATATTTATGACCTTTAAAAGACATCATTCCATTATCATCCGTAGAAGGGGAACCGTAGTATTCAGTAAGCTTGGATACGATATTGTCGTAAGCTTTCTTGGAATTGCCTTCATAGCCATGATCACTTATCTTAACCTTGCTGCTGTCATACAGTTCAAAATTAGCAGGATACTTCTCAGACGATTCCCAGTAAGCGAAATCACCGTACTTGTATTTCCTTGGAGCGCAGTTTATGGGGCGATCCCCGCATATCGTACACTGGCTGGAGTATTCTACTGTGGCCCTTAACGATATTTCTTTTGCCCGTACATTTATCCTGTCTATTTCCTTTTCTCTGATACCAAAAATATAGGGGTATATAGTTTTACCAAGGACGTAAGATGTGCCTACCAAACCTCTTGACGGTTTCTTACTGTTCTCCTCTTCTCCATCGTCTTTAACCTTACAGAAATCAATCTGTCGGACGGTAAAAATCCAAGGGCATGATACTATAGGACAGTCTATGGCTACATACAATCCATCAGGGTACTTATCGAAGAAAGATTCGCCTATGTGCCCAAAGTAAGGACGGGATGCTCCAACAATAACATAATTATCGCCTTCATCCATAATCTTCCCCCAATCAAAGTTGAGATCATCCTTATCTATCTTCCTATTGCTTCCTTTGTATCTTGGATCTAATGATTTCCAAAAAGAAAGACGGACATATTGTGTGGACACAGCATCCATAAGACCATCTATTTTACCCAAAGATTCCAGATAAAGAACTTTGTCCTTGGCCGGGAAATCAGGATCATCCCATTCTTTAGGTCTTGTAATATGAAGGAAACGGGCGTTACGAAGCACGCATTTCGTAAACCTCCATACCAACAACTCTGACGTAAACATCGTAGAACCTTTAACATCTTCAGGAATAAGAGCGCCTACGTTATTGTCAGCTAAATTAGCATAAGAATCCCAGGTCCATCCATCTCCGTAATCTCCTTCTGGAACGTAACCGGTATCAAGGAAATTATATGAATAATCATCTATCTTCTTCTCTATCTCAGGCCAGGTGTCCCTTATCAAGGCTCCAGGCGCTATCCTTGACCTGTAGGCGTCGTTGTGGATAGTGCTCGAAGAACGTCCGGCACGCCAATCTGGAAGACATCTTCCATTAAAACAAACCTTCCCCTCTTCATCTTCTTTATCGTTATTCCACACATCATTCATAAGAAGGTATGCTCCAAGAAGTGTAGAAGATGACTGGAATGAGTTATAATCGCTTCTGGCAACAGTAGGATTAAGACAAGGCTCTTCTATAAAACATCCGCAAGTACACGGCATAGAATCCAGAACATAAACAGCTTCGGCTATAGACTGTAATATAACAGACGGTTGTAACAGAGAATCATATACAGCACACGCCTTAGTCCCATCATCTCCCGACCAGAATCCAGCCCAATGACCGCCATCTTCGTCATCGGCAAAGAAATACTTGTCCATGAACTCTATCATCTGTTCCTGTAGTTCCCAGTTAAATAACACAGAATACTTATCTTGCTTTTCACCGCCGGTAGTATATAGGTAGTCGGTGGATACGTGTTCCATATCCTCAAGCTCCTTATACGTATATTCTTCACGGAAACCCACAATACGATCTACCGGAGCTGTAATAAGCGAATACTGGCGATGCGCATCAGTACACTCGGCTCCAAACTCAGGAGCCTCGATACCATCTATAGCTTCTTTTTGTTCCTCCGTATTATGATCGTCAGGTTCTCCGTAGCTGTTGAATATATCGCATATTTCGTTGGCAGCAGCATTATTAGGTTCTTCTGTAGCGGTATTACATGCGATATCTTTTATATTAGATGAAAAATAATTAATCACCTCATCTATTATAATCTGACTTCTGAATGTAAAACTAACGTTCGTATAAGTTTTAAAATCATTTTGCAATGTTATAGTTTGACCGATAGTAGCCGGATTTTTACATTCTTCTTGTCCGGTTTCTTCATCATCAAAATCCTTCGGATCTCCTGCCGTATTATAATACTGCCACTTGAATTTACGCTCTTGCCCTGAACAAGGTGGAGCATATTGGTTTATGGACTTATATACCCTATCGGTATCCTTATTTTCTATTTCTGCCGCAGCATCTTTATAAGGGGGAGGTATTAACACAAATGCCGGAGTTTTGTAACCGTTGGAGCACTTAAAAGAAATCGCAAACGGATACACTTCATTTCTCATATACCCCACATACAACGAACAGGCATTACCGTCCTTATACAGATCTTCGTGGGCTACCGATGCCTGCCATTGAAGGAAGTGTCCCATGAGGGAAACTACAGGCTGTAAATTCCATTCTTTTTCCGCCGTAAGACCATATTGGAGAAGACGATTCCCGACAGCCACAATCCCCCTTGATGTGTTATACACAGGTTTTTTCAAGGATATGTGTTCGAACGTAGTACGTTTGTTATTAAGATCCGAATAATACAATATAGTCTTTTCTGATACAGGATGAATACCTTCTACAAAATAGTCAACAACCGGTTGAGTTTCTCCGTTGTATCCTACTGTATTTTGAATGATAACAACCTTAAAATATTCAACTTGACGATCTATGTTAGATACGACGAATCTAATACCTAAATTAGTACGTTCTCCCCATTTGCCATCTTTTTGAGTAATATACTGTTCATCGAATATAGGTACAGGATTAGTAGGATTAGAATAACTTCCAAGCTCGTTTCCAAACTCGTCACAAGGAGCCACAGTAGCCTGATAGACGCCTGAGCGCAGGCTGCCCCCGTACTCTATCTGAGCCGGCTCTATGCACATGGGTTTGAGTAGCGGAAACACCCTAAGTTTCTCACATGCCAGAAAACAACCATTCTCCTGCATGAACTTTCTCCTATCGTATTCTTTATCGCATATCTTATACCCATGATAATGATACCATATATCACCTTCATCATCAGGAGTCAGAGCCTTGTCTACAATAACATACCTGGGAGGATTATGATCGTCAGTCCAGTAAATACATTTCCCACATTTCTCTGTCTTTATTTCTATGGTTTTTATAGGATGGTAGATAGAGAACTTAAGGCACGGATCTTGCTCGTTGTCTTCAAGCAGGGTTTTCATGCCAGAACACAACGACTCCGATCCTTCTACCATAGATTCTATATCAGAATCAGACAAGATACTTGTGTCGGATTCAGGCTTAAAATAAGTTATTTTAGATACGCCTGTTTCAGGATTTGTTATAAAAAAATAGATATTGCCTGAAGTAAGATCATTCTTATAACCAATAACTTTAAATCCATCGAAATCAATGCATTTAAGATTACTGTGCTCGTTAGATCTCATCCCAACATTACCGTCCTCGGATTCGATGTTGGCATTCAAGGCAAACGTATAATGCTGATCCGTAAGACTCGACGGATGCAGATCGCGATTCATGCCTGTTTGAGGAACCGCTATGTTTCTGTTATCTTCTGCTGCCATTTTATAACTGTTTGTCACAAAGATAGCAAAAGAGATTTAATCATGGATTTCTAAAGTAGGTGAAGAAAAGAAATACATTTTCAGTCTCCTACTTTATCGACCACACCTACATAAAAATCGGGGATAGGATTATCATTGAAATTTCTTATTTGAATATCAATATAATTATAGAAATAATTATCAACTGGATCCATTATCGTCACATTACTTTCTAAAACCCCGTCTTTGTATGAATACAGTTCCTCATGTTCGGAATCAATGTAAAAAATATATCTTGGTAAATCCTGGGTATTAACTGTTAGATGATTATTAAACAAACTGCATTTAGAATGATCAGCAGACAGAAGTAACAATAGAAATGTATATGAAGACTTATCTCTTATTATAATATCACGATTAGATGATACATTAGACAAAACTTTGGATAAATCAAATTCTCCAAAACTTATCTTGAATTTCTTTCTTCTTATTGGAGTTATATATACTGGACTATTAACTACAATATTATTCCATTGAAATTGACTTCCTTCCATTACAGGAGAGAAACAATTACCCATCGCCATATTAACATTTTCAAATCTTCGTCTCATAACATCTACTTACGATTTATATCTTCTACCCCTAATTAACACAGTACCATCACCGCCGGCTCCGGCATAAACCATAGAGTATCTGACGCCGCCTCCTCCGCCGCCATAACCTCCGCCTCCTTTACCGGACCCGTTTGTTGATCCTCCTGTGCCAGATCCTTCACTGTAATCAGATATTCCTCCTTGGAATACTACTCCGGTGTTAGTTTCTCCACTCCCACCACCGGCATTTCTTTTACCGCCGGATTCTCCAAAATCTCTGGTAGTATGACCTTGACCTTTAATTACTCCAAATGCTTCTCCATTTGTGTCTCCACCATCTGAAGCGCCATCTTGTGTATATGACGAACTTCCGGCACTACCACCATCTCCTCCCTTATGTTTATTAGCGCCCTTTCCGCCATTTGCTCTATCAGACGAACTCATGAATTGAGAATAACCACCATCTTTACCAGGAGAATTTTGTTCGGCTTGATAAACTTCTGCTCCTCCTTTTCCTACTGTTATAGAAATAGATTGACCGGGTTTTACAGCAATAGCTTCTCCGTCTTTCCAGCCCTTGCTATCAGACTTGAAGGTCTTGGTATAACCACCTCCCCCGCCGGCAGAGCTGCCACTGCCTCCTCCACCAACTAAAAAGACATCTACGGAAAAACAGCCATCAGGAACTACCCATGTGTAATTGCCGGCCGGATAAAACCTTATGATAAAGTCTTCAAGCTCCCTATTTTTTATCAAGAAACGACGCCTCATAATATACTAAGGATTACCCCCCCCCATATATATAATAAATTACTGTAAATCATATAATTATATTTAACACATATAATCAAACAAATACAAAGAAAGAGTTATTAGAATAAAGACTGGTATCCTTTGCATATGTCATACAATCAACATCCTCATCTGCGTTTTGTATAAGGTTTCTCTTGCCATCATAATTATTAGAAAACATAAAAACATATTTTCTATTGTTTATCTGAAACCTATATATAATGCCATGTTGTTCACTTGGAGCAGGAGTTGGATTAAATTTGATAAATATAGCATTACTTCTCTTTTCTATAACCTCAAAAGAAACTATACTCTGAGTATGAATGTTAAAACATGACCCTTGCCTAAGCTGATTCAATACATTATTAACCTTATCTGGGCTAACTGTATCGGATTCATCTTTACTCATTAAATCAAGCACCTCAAAATAAGTATCATGATCGGTATCAATTTCAACACAATGATAAATGGCTTCATTACCAGATCTCTGTTCCTCAAAATATCTTCTCCTACTCATAAAAATACTCCTTCCGATAATAACCGAGGAAACTAAACCCTTCCGACTCCTTCCTCAAAACATCATGCCGATTCCAATACTTTTCTAAGTCGAAAGCCTCTCTTTCGAATACGATATTATGATATGCCTTATCATGATCGCGATATATGCACAACCTAATCAGGTACTCAATTAAATACCATGCATAATATAAAAATATCGGAATAAGAGATAGCCACAGCATCCACCATCCTACATTACCGAATAAGAGACACAATCCTATTGTAAGCAATGATATAAACATACCAAAACAAAACATTGTATGATACTGATTGCAATGTGCCTCCTCATGATATTCGGCTCTCAATGATATACTATCACGTTCGGTAAATACGGCTCCAAATAACATAATTGTTTTGTAGCCGTCAATGAACGTAAATAACTTAGCTATTTTTGATTTATAATATATTTTCATTGCTAAAAAATATTTTATACCAATTGCATAAAGTCAAAAACTCAATAGGAGAATTAACTTCATCCCATTCCCATTCCTTAAGGTAGGACTCTAAGCTGCTTCTATCAACGTCTTCACATCCATGAAGAAAAACCAGATGAGGCATAAATAGCTCTCCCCCTTCCAAAGACTTGTTAAACTTATTAACCAGCCTCTTTCTAAACTTAGGACCGTACCATGATTTTTCATTTGTAGATCCAAGACAATAGTAAGAATTGTTTTTAACCTTAATACCAAACCATTTACATACGTATGGATGATATACTCTATCTGCTAAGAATATAAATGGCTTATACCATAGGCAATGCCAGAATGTACTGCACTCGCCTCCGAACTTCTTAAAAGCCCATCTGAACCCTCCAGAGAAGTACCAGTTGTTAGCACCTCTCTTAACCTTAACTTTGTATTTAAGATTCTTGTTACGGTTGCTAACCCTATCCCACGGCTTGACCTTATCGGTATCCATATCAGGAAGGAATGTCCAATGATGAAGCAAGGCACTGTAATAAGGATTGTATATCTTGTGTCTGTTTCTAATAACATACTCAAAAATATCGTATCCTGCTTGCCTGGCTTCTTCAAATCCTTTTTCTGACAAGAAAGCTAATATAGGAGCCAGATTCCAGATCTGATCTTGTGAAGTGAATGGGGAGAAGCATGGATCTTCGTCTTTCAACTCTATACCATTAGTGTACCCGGAACTTATCTTGGTAAGACCGAATTTGCTTGCATCTTTGCTATGGATATCGTCTCTTAAAAAAAATCCTTTTTCGAATTTGAAATAAATACCTTTATTGCTATTAAAAAATAGATCATAAGTAGTATCGGCAAGACGAGTAAGCACCAGTATCGCATTACGAACATCATCTTCTGTCTTGTTACCAAGAATCATTTCCGTATATACAAACTGAAGATACTGGGCCAGGTTAATGGTTCCGTCGCCGACCCAGCCTACCCCGTTCTTCACCGACGACAGTGGGATGCACGAGGCCTGCTCTGTGTAGCTGGAATCATAAACGAAATCCCTATAGAAGACTTCTTTTATCTTATCGTATTTACTCCACAGATCTTCCATGCCATTACCCTATTACGATTACACAATCTCGTTTTTCTTTATTGTAGACCATCGTACCCATCTTAGTGTACAAACCTTTTATATTTTGGTAATTGGTTTCACCATGAGCCAAAACGTTGGTAGTGATACTGTCGGAGTAAACTTCTTCGCCGCCTTCGTTAATGAAGTTAAATCCTTGTTTAACCATCTCTCCTCCGAGGTAGGCTGTAAAAGACACAACGACATTTCCTCGCCCTCTATTTCCATACCAATTACCATAGATATCAGCATTGATATTAGGCTCCGACTCGTCCATGCCCGGCGCTGATAGCAAGGTCTTCATCTTAATAAGTGCCCCTTCGAGTCCTGACTGCATGTTATCACCACCATAAATAAGGTAATCACCTACCTGTTGTTGGGTAGTAGCCCACTGCTTACTCCATCCAACGTATTTATTATCTACATCCGAGATGCCTGTATTGGTGAACCTAGTTGCAGTATCAAAATCAGAACCGTCTTCTGATTCCCATCCGTATCTAAGAACAAGATAATCGAACTCAGGAATTACAACGACCTGCTCGCCGGCAGCTTGTGTGATTGTAACACTCTTACTCTCTCCACCAGCCGTTACCTTAGCTACGCCTCTACGATCTTCAGCTACCGGATTAGGGCCGGCTGTGAAAATGATGTTTGCCGGTCCTACGCCTCTCATTTTGTCGGCAGTTACTATTTCGCTTGCACTAACTTCTAACATTTTGTTTATTTTTTTAATATTTCGAATACGTATATCCAACTCGACAAAAATACTATTGGGCAGTACATTGTCTCTACCAAACTTGCATCTCCTTTAAATTGCCTGATTGACCAAACAATCATAGATGCAATAACGCCAGACAAGTATATAAATAAAACTACCTCAATCATACCATTTTAAGTATATCGTCAATAACTGGATACGCCTTAGTATATATCTCAAACTCAGCACGGCGCCGTCTAAGAGGTTCGTACATGCCTTTCAATGTCATACCCATCATCTTAAGTTCGGTCTTAGCATTTTTCAGCTTAACCAAATCTTGCTGTGCATACAACTTAAATAAATCGGCAGCACCTTGTGCTTCTCCATTATACATCAGTTCCTCAAAGAATCTCATCTTTACAAAATTATCTACATAATCCAAAACCAGGCCTTGAGGCGTATCTGGTATAATTATATTAGATTCTCCGTCAAAGGGAAGAGACCGATACTGCATGTAAATAGGTCCATCGAAATTAGCATACAGGAATCCGTTTACGATATTTATCTCATACGGACTATCCTTTACTACCTTATTCCGGCATTTACTTAAACAAGAATCACGAAGCATAGGCTTAGCAAGACCTAACATTACCGGCCGGTCATAATAGCAACGAACTTCATGATCGCGATCATGAACATTGATATAAAATTTTTCAACTATCACTTTCTCGCATTCGTCTTTACAACATTCATCGCAAGAACACCACCTATAACTTCTTTCGGTACGTTTTTTCCAGGCTATTGTATTTTGAAGTTCTGGTATCACCTTATCACCTTCCGGCACCTCATATCCTTTAAAATCGCATTTAAAAGCCAGAATAAGATCAAAGTAATCACCAGGCATACGAGCCTGCCCTCGCTTGACATCTACTACCGCTTCTTTGCGCATAGTAATATCGCCTCCAAACTTCTTCAGGGCAATTTCTACCCATTTGTAGATGGATACCTCATCTATCAGATCACGCTTGTCAAATGATCTTAAAGACGATTTTAACTCTATGATATAATTTTCGACCGTCATTACTTTAAAAAAAATGGAGGACAGGAAACTACCCTGACCTCCACAAAGATATGAATAATATAACTAACACCCTATTTTGAAGATTCAAAAGTTAGGGCCTTCAAACTTGCCGTACTTTAGAAACGTATTTCTACATTTCCCTTTTATACCATTAAGTGTAACTTCATATCCGGCTCCTGTCATGTAGATGGTTTGCTGATTAACTCTTTCCCCGGAATATTTGTCAACAAAATATGATCTGTAAACACCAAACTTATTTTTGACAATATCACTGTATAACTCCCATCTACCCTGCCCATTTCTAAACATAAACTTGACTTCCTCAAGAAACAAACGAAGATTCTTTTCTGCAATGATGATTCCATTCTGCTCAAGCTTCTTCGCCACATCTCTGATTAGCCACATGTTTTCATGATCCACCTTCTTAAATGACTCAGAAAACTCTATATCCCCTTTCTTTTCTTCTAACGTATTTACAGCTATTTCTTTTTCCATTCTTTCTTGCTCCGCCCTTTTATGTTCAGCCAAAGCAATAGCTTCCGCTTGCTGAGCTCTACGATACTGCTTAGCCCATTCTTCGGCTGCTTCTGCCGGATCAGTAAAATTTGGAATAGAAACCAAGTTTGATGTTAAAAATTCTTTTATCTTCGAGTTACACCATAATCTAAAATCAGTATCCAACCATCTCGCAAAATCTATGGCGAGATCTTCAAACATCCATGTGCCTCCTCCATTTTCAGGACTTCCAAGCATAGTTGTAACTATCTGATTCTCAGAAAGGTGGGAAAATCCCACCATTGACTTAATTAATTGATTTACAGACGGCAACCTTAGATACTCGGCAGGTTTCTTATTGAATGCTTTTGCCATCTGTGTGGCATTTAGCAATATACCATAAGAAGTTTTTATAAAAGAAACATTATGACCATTATAGCTGAAAATTTTAGATAATTTTACAGATAAATCCATTTCGTTGGATTCTGACGTCAAAATAATGCTACTATCCTTCGCATTGTTTTGAAAATTGTTTACCTTTGCCTCCATAGAGCTTTATTTGTATAAAGATATTTTGTTAGCATTATATCCGTCCGCTTGCGAAAGTAGACGGATATGCAAAAGTAGCGATTATCCTGTATCTACAAAGGATGATCGCTACTTTTTTTCTACGACTTTCTGTGTCCTAATTCTTTATCTTCGAAAACTCTCTTAATCTGGAAATCTTTAAACACTCTTCTTTTAGCAAGTATTTCATTATACATAAATCGGTATCTTCGTCCTTTATTCATTTTAACCCTTAACTTCTTTTTCAAGCTATCTTGTATTACAAAATGGTAATATATTTTGGAGTCTGCGAAATCCATAGCCAGGTGGTTATAGAGGTAGCCGTTGGTGCCGAGCCTGCTCACGATGTCAAGGTCCCGCCTGACGGTAAAGCGCTGGCCCGGTATAAGCACATGGCACAAGTATCCTACGTTATCTACGTAAACACCGGCATCAGCTTCCACATAATGTTCTGATACGGTTTTCCATATAATAGACAACAGCCTTAAAACCTCTCCTCTGTCTCTTATCATGCCTTTCTTAAAACCATTCTTTCTCTTCATAAGACGATGGTAGTAGGCTGCAAAATACGGTGATTGTATTGATGTTCTTTTCATGTCACTAAGTTTATATAAAAATGGGTCTTGGTTTTACAACTAAGACCCAAATAAAGATAAATAATATTTTGTTATTGAACAATTTGACTTTTTTGATTGGAATCAAGATTCGGATTTTCATCGACAGGAATCTGTAGCCTGAATGCTACTTCCTTTATCGTCTCTGCCACTACATACTCAATCAGCTTAATAGGGCAGATAAATTCGTATTCCCATTCAGATTCGCACCCTTTAGGTGTAGGATCGCAAGCCATTAACTCCAGCGCCTTCTTTCTTCTTGTTGTAAAGAACTCTACGTTAATAAGCTCTATATGAAAATCAGGTATATAAATATAGTCGTTTTCTACATAATAAAAAGGACGCCGTTCTTTAACGTATTTAGCATACGGTCTTTTTTGTTCATTACGATACGACTTTATTTCAGCGAACTTAAAAAATATAGTATTATCTACGTTAGTCACCTTAGTAATAGCTGGTCTAAGGGCAGAATAAAGAAGTCCTGGAAGTTTATGCCTTGACCGCATAAGTGTATTACACAACGCAAATTCGGCATCACAACAAACTATTTTATCAACTTCAATCATCTCCAGGCAAGTAACGTAAGTTAGGAGCCGGTGGTCGCCAAGTAACGTCCCGTCATCCCACCTCTGGGCTGTATAAGATTCGGCTTTGGTTCTACCGATATTCAACATCCATCTCCGGCTAACATGAGAGTCTTTATCAAGGGCATGAATGCCATTTATGACTCTTGATACAAATTCACCATTTGTAATCATGCTCCTCTCCTTTCTTTTGATCTGGATTCTCTTGATTTGGCATTCAAGATCCTCATATAAATCTCTCTTTCACTCGTGCCGGATATGGTTTTTATAGCATCATCCAGCATAACTTTCGTATATAAAGGTTTAGGGAATCCCTTTATCTTAACCGGATCAGGAACTAACTTCGCCTTCCGATATTCATAAAATCTTTTAGAAGTTACATTAAGATAAGAAACAGCCTCTTCCCCGGTATAATACTTAGCCGGATTAGCAAGCTGCGTCCATGTCTCAAGATCGTTGGCTGTAAGATGATCACATTCCCCGCTTAAAAACATCTCCTTTATCTTATCGCATACCGCCGCACCGCTTTTACGCAGCGTCTCTGTCAGAATTTCTTTCATTTTCAAAACATCCTGTTTTAAACCTTAAAACAATAGAGGCAATGATTATCAGAAGAGTAACAGCCATAACAGACCACACTACGATATTGTGCTCAATAGGCATCTCAATATTAACCGTAACCCATTCTACACAGATATTAAAAATCATGCTATAGATCAATAACCTATGCCACATACAAAACCTGAACATTCTTGAAAAAGCCAAGAGAAATAGGTCCCATGATAGAGAATGACCTAATATCGGATACAACCAATTAGTGATACTAAAAGGATAAAACTCATCAAAAATGCTGGCTAACATAATAACCTGCATCAATACAGGATAGTACTTCACAAACGTCACACAGACATTCCCTTGCCCTTTGCTAATAAACTTGTTGCTCATAATAAATTGTTGTTATGTTATTAAAATGGGGAAGGCGATCAGTACCTTCCCCTGGTTTTCAATCACTTTTTAGTGCTCGTCTTCTTTCTTTTCATCTTGCCTCCAACACTACCGCCTTGGCGCATTTTAGGTTTGTCTTTCTTATCGACTTCACCACCCTGACGAGCTTTCTTTTTACAAGCCATGATACTAAAAATTTAAAATTGAATGATGTGCAATATTAATCATTTTTGTTCTAATAGACAATACTTAAAACAAAATATTATAATCCCAAAAAAACATTCAAGGGAGAGAACTAAATCCCCTCCCTTGTTAATTATGCTGGATTAAGATTCATCTGAGAATAAGAGTATTTTAAAGTTCCTCTATCATCACCGCACTCAGCTCCATCTACGATAAAGTTGTAAGAAGCAGGTGACTCATTATAGACATTAAATATACCACCATTCTTGGAAATATCTGTTTTTTTAAATTGCCTAACAGTAGCACTCTTATACAATTTACCATCATAGGATACGTTTATAGTTCGTATATACCATGTAGTATCTGCATTCTCATCTCCAACATGAACATATCCTGCCAATATACCTCCCATTACAGCTCCGAAATACGAACAAGAGCTTCCAGGTTGTTTTCTCTGGGTTGTAGTTCCAATGTTTATGGTAGCTCCAGATATCTCACGATAATTAGCATCTACTACCTTAATATCACAAGTATAAATTCGTATATCTCCATTTTCATCTCCAGTCCACTCGAATCCGGCAATACACTTACCGGCACCAGGGTTATAAGAAACATTATTCTTTTTATATGTAGCCCAAGAGCCGTTTTTTAATGTAATATGTGCTGGTACGAGCTTAACCTCTGCCGCAGCTTGTGTAACATTTATTTTCAATGTTTTACCACTGTCATTTTGAGTAAGCAAAACGGATCCAGTACGAGAAGAAGATGTACTTGTGTTGGCAGTTATCTTAAGAACACAAACCATACTATCCGAGGTCTGATTTTTATATTCAGTCGTAATCCAAGACGGTTTGGACGTAGTACTATAACCATGATAAGAGCCATTCAATGTACTTTTGATTGTATATTGAGCATCATTAGATGCAGCTTGAACAGATAAAGATTTATCTGAAGTAGTATCATCACCGAATGTGAACTTATACAGCATTTGTCTTGCCTGAGAAATGCTAAGAGTAACTGTCTTTCCTGATTCATTTTGAACAAACACAATGTCACCAGATCTGGAAGAAGATGTTGTATTGGCAGATAACGTCACCACAGCCTTCATACTTTCAGATGTCTGATCTCTGTAATCAACAGAGCACCAAGAAGGTTTTGATTCAACAGAATAACCTATATATGAATTACTCTTAGTACTTATGATAACTTCTTCAATATTCTGAGATTCTCCAGAGACAGATCTCGACTTGCTCGTCCTTCCATCATGGAACTGAAATTCATATGGCGCATATCCACATTTTCCAACTTCAAGCTCGTATTTTACATCTTGATTTCCGCAATCATCGTAACGAACGTATTTTACCTTATTACTGTTACTTCCAGATCCACATCCAACTTCTTGCCAAGAACCGTAAGATCCGCAATTACAGCAATTCCTACAACTTACAGAATATTGACGATCTATGCTACCAGAACAGCTATCTTGATAAGCATTATACTGAGTATGACCTACGCAATCTCCTGTTCCGTAGTAAGACCAGTCTGTACAAGATTCTCCACCTCCATTAACCCATCTTGTGTCGTTATAAGAAGAAGAGCATGGATTGGTGTCACGTTGTTGCTTCTGAGACGTACAACCGTCGCAACGGGTACTTCCGGTGTCAGACCAAGAAGGAGTTGTGCTATCAGCTACGCAATCACCGTTTTTGTTAGCTACTGCCTGACCTTGGGAATTTACAGCATCTTGAGCCTTCTTATTAGCATCAGCTTGACTGATATTGGACGTAAATGGACCACCTACTTGATCTTGGGTTACGGTAACAGAAGAACCATGCTGGCAGCTTCCGCAATTGTTTCTGGTGAAGACCTTACTTGCATTACCAGTCCAGGTACAAGTTCCCTGCGCGTCAGCAAGAGCCTGCCCCTGCTGTTCAACGGCAGCCTGAGCCTTGCTATTTGCATCTTCCTGACTTACGGTAGATGTGAAGGGGCCGCCAGTTACATCATCTTGGTCTATAGTAACCTTAGATCCGACACCTCCGTCAGCACACTGTTTTGTAAATTCCTTGCTATATGTTCCGGTCCAGGTACATACCTTATCTCCACCTTCTACCCAGCGTTCATCTTCTCCACCATAACATTCGTTGGTATTGATCTGCTTCTTATAAGATTTGCCACCTTCACATTTGGTTTCAAGCGGTTCGGAATCTACCCATACAGGATCAGTACTATCCATTTCACATGTACCATTCTTGTTAGCGTAAGCCTGACCTTGGGCTTCTACGGCTTCCTGAGCCAGCCTATTTGCCTCTTCCTGACTTTCATTAGAATAGAACGGTCCACCCACCATGTCTTGTGTTACGCTCATCGGAACGCCATGCTGACATGATCCACAATTGTCTTTTGTAAATTCCTTGCTATATACACCTACGAACCTACATTTGCCTTTCTGGTTGGCAATATCCTGTCCTTGGGCTTTAACAGCTTCCTTAGCCTTATTATCAGCATCTTCTTGACTTACGAAAGAAGTAAAAGGATTACCTTCAACATCAGCTTCACTTACCTCTACTTCCGTTCCTGAATCCGGTATCTCACAGTCGTTTTTCTGGAACGTTTCTGAATAATGACCGGTCCAGCTACATACTTTGTTTCCGCCGTCTACCCAACGTTCTTGATTATGGGTTTCAGAACATTCATTGGTATCACGTTGCTTTTTCTGAGACTTACCTTCATTACATCTAAGTTCTTCCGGTTCTACGTCTTCCCATACAGGATCGGTGCTTAATGGCGTACAGTTGCCGTTTTTATTAGCATAAGCCTGACCTCCTTCTTCTACGATCCTGCGAGCCTCTGTATCTGCCGCCTCTTGACTTTCTGTAGAAGTAACAGGACTACCGTTAACCATTCCAGCCGTAACTTCCATTTCTACGCCCTTATGGCAAGCTTCACATTCAGGAACGAATTTCTTACTGTAATGACCGGTATAGACCGTCATATTCTCACAATTACCTTTATTATTGGCAATAGCCTGACCTTGTTCTTTGACAGCAGCCTGGGCCTTATTATTAGCATCATCTTGACTTACGGTAGATGTGAAAGGAGCGCCAACAACATCTTGTTCGGTTACAGTGGTCTTAGATCCTACCTGACCTTCATCGCAATCGTTTTTAGTAAATTCTTCACTGTATTTACCAGTCCACGTACAATGGCCGTCCCGGTTGGCTATGGCCTGACCCTGTTGCTCTACGGCAGCCTGAGCGAGCGCGTTAGCCGCCTCCTGGCTTTCGTATGAAGTAAAAGGACCACCAGTTACATCGTCTTGGTCTACTGTTACCTGCGAACCTACGCCTTCTCCTTCACAATTGTCTTTTGTGAATACCTTGCTATATACACCAACAAATTGGTTTTTATCTATGCAAGTGCCTTTCTTATTTGCAAGACCTTGCTTCTGTTCTTCCATAGCAGCTTCAGCCATCGCATTAGCAGCCTCCTGGCTTTCCCTTGACACAAAAGCATCAGGGTACCCAGCAAGATCCTTTTCAGTCAAATCAACGAAGCTTCCGGTTTGAGATTCGGCATCGCAGTCATTTTTCTGAACACGAGCCGAAGCCTTTCCTATAAAATAATTAGGATCCTCAACGCATTCACCATTAAGGTTGGCTTGTTTTTGACCGTTTTTATCTATATCATCAAGAGCTTTCCTATCAGCATCTTCTTGACTTACGTCTGATGTGTATTTACCGGCTTCTACTGTGTAAGTATAAGGTGCTCCAATAAACCCGTCTTCGCAGTCATTCTTATAAAATACTTTTGACTTCTCTATATTATACCATAAACTTGTTTCACAGGTGCCGTGCTCATTAGCATACCCCGGACCTTCAGCTTCCAAGGCATCCAAAGCCTTCTGATTAGCATCCTCCTTAGAAACAGAAGAAGAGAAGCGGCCGGCTTCTACAACGTACTCTACCATAGATCCAACTTCAGTTACCTCACAATCTGTCTTTTGGAACATCTTGGATTTCCTGTCGTTGTACCATTTTATAGTATTGCAAGTACCGTGAGAATTAGCATAGTCTTGACCCTTGGCGTCCAACTCAGCTTCAGCCTTTCTGTCTGCATCCTCTTGGCTTATAGTAGAAGAGAACTGCCCAGCTTCAAAAGTCATCGTAACCAAACTTCCTTCTTCGGTATCAGGATCGCAATCGTTCTTTCTAAACGACTTTGATTTCTTAACATTATACCACAATATGGTTATACAACGACCATGCTCATTAACCCAGTTCTGACCATTTTGCTCAATGTCTTTCATAGCCTTGTCATCAGCATCAGACTGAGATATGATAGACGTGTATTTTCCGGCCTCAACAACGTACTCAAGCTCTTCCCCTTTCTCTGTATCAGGATTACATCCTTCTTTTGTGAAAAGAGCTGACTGTCTTTTATTTCTATAAACTACCTGTTCTTTTTTTTTATGAACTACCGTACATTCTTCAGATACGCCACCGTCCCTGGAAGACACCCTTATCTTGACACTTCTGTTGGCACCAGTATCATTTTCATCAAAGTAAATATTAACCTTACTGTTAAGACTGCCTTCTTTCTTATCTATGTTCGCCCAACAATTACCTACTTTCATTCGTAATCCTCCATTTTAAATTTTTGGGATTTGTACTTACGTTGATCACCTCAGAAGACCCATCGGAATCAAGATCAATAACATCCTTGTCCAGGTAAATTTCCTCCTTATCCACAGACTCGCATTCAACTATTTCAATAACATAATCTTTTATATTACTTTCTATACTTAACTGCGTGCTTGTTTCATCACCCTCAATTTGTTCAAATTCCTTATCCAATTTAATGTAAGGAACGACCTTTCCGGGCTGATAAATAGGAATCAGTACACCATTTATAGTTATGTTCTCATTAACTTCATTCCCGTCCTCATTGCCAGGCATGGAAACAATCATCGAAACCTGGAACGTGTCTTCAAGACCCGGATCACCAGGGAAACCATAATCAAGCCTAATATCATTGACGTCAATATTAAGACCGGAAGCGGTGGTAAATGCTTTTATGACACCCTTTATATCTTTCTCACCCGTAATAAGGGCATTGATAGAAGCGGCGTTGGTAGTAATAAGGATCTGCTTATCTCCACCAGATATAGGGAACTCCAGCCTGCTAACCGAGACTTCTGTGATCTTAATGCCTTTTTGCCTGAAAGTAATAGCTTTCATACTTTCAGTATCGGATTTCTTCACAATTCGGATAGTGATCCTGTCTTCCCTTCCTTTCCAAGATGGAGCATCGAAATTCATTTTATCACGACCGACACCTTCCTTCTTGTCCGAGGTAAGCCAAGAACCATCATCCATCTTATATATTTTCTCTCTCGACATAATTATCCTCCCTAATTTAAAGTGTCAACTCCCATTCAACTCCATCATCTACCACAACCTGCACCGTAGCCGTACCTCCTGTAGCTTCAAATGTTATGTCGGTAGGAATAACGTCGAATATCTCTTGTACACCTACACATCCTAAGCCGCAGATAATGTCCTTAAACCATTCCTCTTTAGCATATTTTTTAAGAACCTCTTTAAAGAACTCACGAAGCCAATCCGAATCAATGGATTCCTTAAGTATGGTTTCTATTATTTCCTTAAGCCAAGATTCGTGCATTTCCTCTTTCAGAATCTCTTTAATAAGCTCGATAATGGTTTCTTTATCTAACTTGTAAGAAGGCACAGAGCCATCAACGAGATTACCCCCACATATAAATCCTTTGCATTTTTCTGCCATTTCTCATCCTCCTAAATTAACAATGGAACCCATAAGAACTATTTGCCTCTTCTCGGTAAACAACCCTCACTTCAGCAAATTCGTCTTGTTGACACATATCCCGGCAGAACCTAACAGTACGGCCCTGGACTTTATACATATCAGAAGGCACGACACCCCCGCAATAAGACACAAGCAGAATTTCTGCCGGATCTTTTTTGAGAACCACATGAGAAGTGCCGTCAAATACTTCTGTATTGACAGATCCACTTACGTTAATAGCCCTTGAAACGTATTTAGCTAAATTAGCTAAAGCTCCGTCTAAAGGCATACCATGATACAAACCAGCTTCTTCTATAGTTTCTCCATCATAGAATATGTTAGAAGAAGGAATATTGCAATGATGCGGGCGTTCGCACCCACCATGACTGCCAAAACAACCGTTACCTGTTATTGCCATTATTCAAAATATTTATTTTTTGTTTTAAAAATTCTATTTCCCTATCCTGATATTCCATACGGCATATCATTGCATTGATTAAAGCCGTAAGATCAGATTTCTGAGCCAGACTAAAGTAGCCAGCGTTGATGCCGTCAGCGCAGTACACGCAGTTCGTGCAGGTGTATCCGTCCGGGCATGGCACCGGCGTCTCGTCCACATGTGGAACATATACGTGTTTACCACTTAAACCCTCACCAATTTGTGCACTCTTTTCCATTTTGTAACTGTTTTTCAAGTTGTTCAACCCTTTGTTTTAGAAGCGTATTTTCTTCAACCATCCTATCCAAAAACTTATCTATGTTTTCAAAAACCAGCTCTATATTATGCATAACCTCATTATAAGGCATGCCTGGAGTTAATTTGGATATGAATGTCTTGCATCCTGTATAATGAATGCAATGATCGCTTAAATGACCATACGGGCAATCGCATTCTTTTGGAAGAATTTCGCAATTGTCCGTACAGTCATTACACGGATCAGACCCGATACAGATATTAGATCTCAGAATATCAGGTCTGTCATCTTTACAAGTGTTACAATTCATGACTTTCTTTTTTTTGGTGCAAGATAATAATTTTCATTCACACCATCACAATAAGAAGTCAATCAATGTATTCCAAGCGGTTAGTGCTGCCTTTAAAAACGTATCCGCATCTGTTTTCTATCTCTACATCGGTAATAGGGAGAATAGCATCTTTGCCATAAGTAAGTTCACATTTTGAAATAAAATTTACTATACCTTGATAATTACCATGAAATTCCCTTGCGAGTTTCCTACCGGTAGGAATCCCTTCTTTATTGGTTTCAGGAATACCTATCAAGCACTTTATCCAGTTTGGTTCATTCTTGTTATTGCTTCGTATTTCATAGTTCACGATATCAAATACAATACCTTCAAGGTTCTTTACATCGATGTTGTCCGCATCCATTTTCTTATCAATACGAATCGTGCTTGTTAAATCTCGTAATTTCATGATATTTTCTATTTTTGACATTAATGAATAACTGTCACAGTGTTTTAAAAGACCGAAGTAAGAAGACCAGCTTTCATTTGTAATACACTTCTTCGCGTCTTTGGCTACCCTCTTCCTTATTCTCACATGACCTTTATTGTGTTCGGATACGCCTTTGTTGTTACGGTGGAAAACATACCCGCAAAAATCAAGAGGTTTATCCATGTCTGTTATAATACAAGTATGCCTTTTAGATCTTATCTTAAGCTCATACCACCAATAATTCTTAATCCTCCATTTGGCAGTATTAGCATCCTCCTTAGTATAGAAAGCAAGGAAATTATCGTCGGCATATCTCAATGAAAAAGGAGCTATTCTCTTTGCAAGATCATCAAAATCTTTCATAAGGAGATGATGAATGAAAGGGCTTGTAGGGGTTCCTATAGGTAGCTCTCCAGATACGAAACTTACGTCTATTACAAAATCTATAAACTTTTTGTTTGAAATAAAGTTCTTAAGTACTTTTCTAAACACTTTGTCTTTTACATGGTTATAACATTTACGTTGATCTATAACCAAACAATACTTCAAATCAAGTCTATCATAATAAACGTGCTTCATCTTTTTAATAAGAGACCTTGATTTAGACGATGCTGTTATGCCAAATCCAGGCTTACAATTAAGACCATTCATATTATCCTTCTCATAATACAAAGGACCTAACTTTACTAAAACAAGATGCTGATAGATTCTGGTGGTAAGATCCGGGCTGTTTATTTCACGAACCTTACCATTCTTGTTTTCTTTTACAAGTTTGCGATATTTGATTTTGCTAACATAAGTACCATCTAAATACCATTCATACAATTTTAACGAATTACCATCAAAATCAGAATTAAAATTAACAACATCATTCTTTTTAGAATGGTTTTTAAATGCTGCTTCGCATGCTTCTCTAATATCATCCAAACTTACATCTATATAGTTTGAAACTGATTTCAGTTGTGGGCTAATGACGGGCTTACGACCGTCGCGCATCTCTATCATATTTTTATCATATAACCTCATACGCTTGTCTTTTATTGATTCTCCACTCCTGGGAAAGATTAAAAAGAATATACCCAATTTTTTAGCCCACACAGGGCAAGGCCGCAATTGTTGCGATTCGTATTAGAAGCGGCGTTATTCGCATTCAGATTACGAGGCGAGCAATTGCCATTGTTCGCATTACCGCCGAAACGAGCAGCCAATTCTTTTTAACCTCTTTCTCAACCGTTATTTGCTATTTCAGAGGTCAGATCCCAATGTAAGACTTGTTAGCAGACTAACGGATTTCATTGAATAGATTTTTATTGTTTATAATGTTAACTATCTCTGTTGTCTAATGACATTGCAAATGTATGTATAATATTTTATAGCTACAAAACAATTTGTATTAAATATTTTAAATTTTTGTTTTGTAGCTATAAAATATTATATTAACAAGATACGGCTGCGCCGTGATATAGTATAAAAGGCTGCGCCTTAGCGCTGCGCTTATGATGGCTGCGCCATCAATGGGTTGCACCCATCAAACCTGCGGTTGACTGGCGTCTAATAACAACTGGGCAAGGCCGCAAAAGGAGCGATCCGGAACAGAAGCGGCGTAAGACGCAGACAGAATACGAGGCGAGCAATTGCCATGGCTCGCAATACCGCCGAAACGAGCAGCCAATCTGGACTTTATACCGACAGACGAAGCCCAGTAGCAATTGTCCCATGTATAAAAACATTCTCCTGTTCCGATACTTCCCCTTTTTTTATCCTTCCATCCGGTATAAGGAATACGGTGTAAAGCATAATCATCTCCTAAATTTTGGGTAGTTGCTATCTTCTTATATTTAGATTCAAAATTAAAAACCTCACCATTATTTATAGTAGACCTTTTCTCATATGTCCATTTCTTTTGATCTGGCTCTATATAAATATCAATAGTATTACCTATTCGAGTGACATTAGGATCATTTAAACAAGTCCCTACCTGTTCGTATCCTCCTCCACAATACCTAAAGACGTCTCCAGACAGATTCATACCATCGTATAAAGACATCCTTAAAATAACTTCCAAATCAAATTCTGCCGGTTCGTCATTTTCGTTTAAGGCCGATATGGTACCAGTCATTTCCTTAAACACAATAACATTCATATGGCCTTCAGCCATACTCTTGGCTCCCTGGACGTTCTTATACCAGTATTTTCCTCCATAAAAATCAAACTCTGATCCTTCTTCTACGCCTGTTTCAAATGCAAAAGAAGCCGCCATCTGACTTTCCATGCACTGTTCTTTAGGATACTCTGAATTTATGAGGTTAGAAAAATGAGTTGTTTTAGTAGGTTTATAATGGATAATAGAAGCATTTGTAGCCCATGCTCCATACAGCCACGACTCTTCTCCTTTTTTACGGTATTTCACTCCTCCACATTTGCGATAATTGACATCATTACCTATTCCGTTATTACTTGATATTCCAGAACCGAAAGTGTCTGGATTAACCAAGTATTTAGTACCGTACAGCATTTCAAGGTATATGATATAGGCATTCAAGGTCAAAAAACCACCTTCAGAAAAAGGATAAGAAGATTCAGGATCTACGTTATTAGCCCTCGAATACTTAGCTATATTGATTTGATTTACGTCATTGCTCCTCGGATAAGTTCTTCCATTTAGAAACATCGTGCAGGCGTTACCAACTCCGGCTCCGGATTTACAATTTGTTTCTCCCTCATACAAGAAAAAGAAAGATCTTGCCTTGGAGTCTACTGTACATACCGGTCCAGGAGATAAGGCTGTGGGCGGCAGCACAGGGCACGTCTGGCGCAGGTCAAGTCCGTCCAGCATAGGAACCGTGTCTGCGTCGTACACACCAGACCATATTTTCCCACTTTTTCCAACTACCTTATCAACTACATACAGACTCTTGCTACATCCTAAGAATATGCTATAATTCTTTGAAGTAGTCTCCCAAGGTCTTAAAATCCTTACCTCTGATCCTGATACATTATAAAGTTTTTGACCAATACCATACTCTTCGTAAAAAGCCTTGGCGTCAAATGCTCCGGCATCACAATACTTATTTTTATGACCGTTATCCAAATACAGTTCCACATCGCATTCGGCTCTCATTTCCTCGGTTATACCCACCGTAGGAGCAAAATCTCCGTTTTCAAATCTAAGGAGATTATTCTTACGAAGCTTCCCGACCGGACGCACTTTGTCTCCGGTATTTTGAGTCATGTCTATAAGGTAAAAATCCCAAGAAGGGAGAAGGCTTTTGTCGCCAACTGATTCCGTGGCTTCTGGAGGAAGTTGGTCCTCAGCCCAAGCGGATGCCGATCCTGAAGCACCTTCTTTAAGAACATTGAAAGTATTACCATCAGACAAAACAAAAGGCTCAGATTCCTCCCCTTTCTTCGATAAAAACTTTTCCCTTTTACCAACTTGATTAACGACGATGTTCTTCTTAGCCTTATTCCCTTCATCGGAAATAGTGTAATTCAAAGTCGTATCAAGACCTTCATTTATTTCAGAAAACACCGACACCAGTTTATCGTTCTCACCTTCTGTCGGATTAAATTTTACGTTGCTCATTTTCAAAAATCAAATTTGCATTCATCAACAACAGGCTCGCATTTGGTATTTTCATTAACCCATTTCATGCCCTCTTCTTCCAGTATCTTCTTAGCCTTTTCATTGGCATCATCAACGCTAATGAAAGACGTTACGGTACCAGCGTATATCCTCCTGTATTTCTCAGGGGCCTTCCATCCTTCCTTACAACGTTTACTAAACCAACCATGTTGATCTTCGTTGTAATAAACGGTTTTACATACTCCAGATTCGTTAGCGGCAGCCTGCCCTTCTTGCTCAAGAATCTTCGCAGCTTCGTAGTTGGCTATTTCGGTACTGAACTTAGACCATACACGCCCGGCCTCTACCACGTGATGTGTGGGTTGTTCTTGTTTTTGACCATCAGGACAATCATTTTTAAAGAAATCCCCTTCCTGTCTTGTGTTATAATATACCTCGCAACAGCCACCTACTTTATTAGCATACAACGGACCTTCTTTCTCCGCAAACTCTTCCGCTTTCCTATCTGCATCATCCTGGCTTATATCCGAACAAAATTCAGCTTCATGAACGATGAAAGTTTCTTCAGAACCAAGATCTTCCGGACAGTCCGATTTCTTGAAAACTTTTCTGTATTCTTTGTTGTAATACATTTTTTTCATGACAAGATCTTATTAAGTTCTTCTTTAAATTTCTGAATCTCGTCCGGACACAGCCCACATTCCCCTTCACATACGATTCTTCTCATACGATCTATTTTAAGAACCGTATCCATATCAGGCTTGATACCTACCTTATACTTATGATATTGTAGATACTGATCAGCCTTACATGCTATAAAACGATCAGCACACTCACATAAGTAAGATGAAGGGAAAAGAATTTGCTGTGTACTTCCGGTAACTGCCATATCACTTCACGGTAAAATACCTGGCGTATTCTTTATTTATGTATTCAGAATAAGTAGCAAGATCATCCGGATCCGGGCACTCGTTCTTCAAATTAACAATCCACCCTCTTACCAGCTTTTGAATATCAGCATACCTTTTACTTACACCTCCTACAAACCTGAACTTGCGATGAAGGTCTATGATTTTCTTGTCCAATACAGCAAGTTCATCGTATTTCTGAATACAAGCCGCATTAGAATCAGCTTTAGGTGTCGTATTCGACTGAGGCTTTATAGCCCTATTTCTATTAACAGAAGTAATATTACTTCTTCCACATCCACATCCCATAATTAACTTATATTTAATTTATTATATTTTGCAACCACAATTTTCACAATTATTGAGAACGTAAATCAATTTAGATGCTTTTTCGTATAATTGTTTTACATTTTCAAAATTCCCTAATCTCATATTAGCTTCAGCCGCAGCCAGCAAAAATTCTATTTCTTTTATTTTATTAATAATGTCATCATCCTCATGATCACATAACACAGTTGACCTGGCCCATATCTTATCTATGTTAAGACGGATCAGATCTGTTTTTAAATACTTTCTATTAAATGAATAAGAGGAAGGACTGCCTTTTATGGTAATATCGTATATACCATCTTTTAGGTTTTCAAAATCATTTCCGCGACCTGGATTTATGCCAAGAGTCTTACTGTTGAATACATTCAACTGATTCTTACCAAGATAATAAACATACTTATTCTCGTCTTCAGGTGGCACGATCTCTATAATAGCCGGTCTGTCTGCAAGTATCCCCCATTCCGACTGATCGGCTATGCGAAGCGTTTTAGGGTTGTTGGTGCTTATAACCTCAAAATCAAGATGAATGTTGTTCATACTCTCCTCCCATCCCATTCTGGTAAGGGAATCATCGTATCTGGCTGTTATATCAGCTCCCTCTACTTCAGTACTATTAACACGTACCTCAGTACCATTTATCTTGACTCCTACTATTTGGGCTACCAACGACTTAGCCATACCAAACATAGGAACTATGATTTCTCCGTTGTAATCAGTTCCTTCATTTGGATACTGCACTACTTCCGTCTTGTACAGGCCGTCATTTCTTCTGGCTACTATTCTAATAACCATCTGATTTTCTACATCGTAGTCGGTCATTACTATCCTGACATAGAAAATGTTATTTCTTATCTGTGGTAAAATATCGATATAGTTCATACCTTATCTTTTTCTACAAAGATAAGTAAATGAGGTGATAAAAGTTTAAACTATTGGACATTAAATAAAAGGTGAGGTGATTGTCACCATATCCGATAATAGATTCCAGCGCCTAAGTAGGGGGAGAAGCCCTCGCGCCCAACCCCATACCCTGCCATCAGTCCTATGCCCCAGCGCCGGCTCTTTTCGTATATTATTTCTTTTTTATGGTAGATGATCATCGTATCTAAATTAGGTCTGTATCCGCTTATAACAGCCCGATAATCATCTGTGTTGTATGTTTTTCTCTGTATTGGTATATTGATATAAACAGTGTCTTTTATCGTATCTTTTTTAACTATAGCATCCATAGGGAAAGGTATTTCTACCTCCCCTACGTCAACTATATACTGAGGAACAGGAACAGGTTGGATAATGGTATCTACTACCGTATCTATTTCTATATCGTGTATTATTTCTTGTTTCTTGCATGTTTTACCAAACAAGAAAGATATAAAACACAGTAGAAGAACTCCTAATATATATCCTACCCTCATTTTTTGCAAACACATCTTTTACCCTCCTTATCTTCGTCTAAGAGTTCTTGTATATCACCGTTGTTAATACCTTCTTTAAGCTCTTCTCCGAATGGAACTTTCTGCCACCAACTTACTTTGCTAAAGAAATACTTAACGCCTTTTACTATCATCAAATCAGGTGCAAGGTCGCCGAGGCGTTTGAATGCCATTCCACCGTATAATATTAAGGCGAATATCGTAATCCACTGAAGAAGCATGTCTATAAACTCTGGGGATTTATGCCCTCCCATAGACATAATAAGATCCATTCCGGATATGGTGAACAACCCGAAAGAGCAGGCCGCGAACTCAAGAAGGATTTTCAAAACTCCCATTTCGCTTATGCATGTCAATATCTTAAAAGGCCTCTTTCTCTTTCTTCGGATATAGCAGTGTTTGATACTTTTTATAGTAGCTAACAAAAGATTTATAGCTAATATAAACAATATAGAATATATAAGGTGGTGAATCTCCTGGAAATTCATCCACAATGCTGATAATCCGGAAATGATAAAAGCCCAGAAACTTCCTAAATTCATCCTTCCTACAAATCTGTAAGCCATATTAGAACATAGTTACTTTCTTGCTACTTCCAAGAGAGTCATATACGTCAATATGGACCCAATTGGTACCTGATTCTAATCTAATGGGACAAGGAAGTAAATCCTGTGACTGAATTATTTTATTCCTTGTCTCTTCTGCCGTCATACCCTTGGCATCAAAATCGATGGCTGCCCCAAGCATATGAGGACTGATATACAAATACCCTGATACGGTCTTGGATTTTACTATATCCGAGATATTGTTCCTAAACCCACGCTCATCAAACCTTCCACCCGACTTCCAGGTATTAACCGTCATCGGAGTTTTCAAAATGTCTTTCCTTAAAACCAGTATCGTGTGAAGCAATTCAGTTCTTAAATACCTCCAGCAAAGATCTTTGTCTCTACCGTATTCTTTAGGACCAACTAATTCAACAATACTAAAATACTGACTCAATTCTTTTATAATATCTTTTCTTTCCATAACTTAACCTTTTTCACAAAGATAACCAGAACCTTACCGATATGAAAAATAAGTAGAGTCTGGATTAAAGAAAACCCCTGCATAAATAAATATACAGGGGTTATCCATAACATTAACAACAAATCACGACCTAAACAACCCTTACATATCCTGCTGATACAAGATCAGAAAGGTTCTCGTAAGCCAAAGGGATGCCTGAATCTCTTATGCAAAGATACTTAATTTCTTTGTCAATGTAATACTTTCCATTCTCTAAAATAGAATTATATACCCAAGGAATAGGATCGTCTATCGTACCTGAATGCTTTTCCTGAACAACCATATACAGGCTTTCAGTTCCACCTCCCTGACCAGGAACCCAGTCGGCTTGGAGATTGTGATTTTGCCTTACTTCAAACAGAGTCCAATCCAAATCCGAAGGTTTGTTTTTGCTACGGAAACGCTGCCCTTTTACAACAGCCGTACCCATAGGAAGACCTTTGTCTCCGTAAACTCCACCCTTATCCCAGATAGGGTACAATCCCTTTATCTTAAGAGCAAGATTCTGGTCGGTGTTTTCCAGCATAGCCGGCGTGTTGATCATCGCCCTCATGTACATGGCTGTAGCCTTCTCCGGATCATTGGCTTCAAGGATCTTATTTTTTTCTATGATCTGATCCTTTGTTCTTACCAACTTCTCAGGATAGCCTTCATCTACTTTCATAGACTCAACTTCACTCCTGTCGGTTTTAGAAGTTATTTCCTTTTCTATGGCAGCAGTACGATCGTTGCACTCAGATTCATATACATGCATTTCATTCATTGCCGTATTAGCAATATCAAGCTCGTATTCTGAATCTGCTACGGATACGGTGTATATCCCGCTTCCTTTTGCTACGTCAATATCGTTTTTAACCTTCTGTCTCATGCTGCTGTTATACCATATCTGTTTACCATCCAAACTATAAGAACGGACAGCATCAGAATAAGCATATTCCCTGGCCTCAGAAACCTTCTTGTCTTTAGCCTTGGCAAGCAACTCCTCTTCAGTTGGTCCAGGAGGCTCCGGGTCAAGCTGCATAGCAATAACTTCTTTCACACTCGCATCAGGATTGTTTTGATGGAATTTTTCTTGATCGGAGTCAAGTTGAACCCATTTACCATCTAAGAAATCTTGGTAAGAATACCCTACTTCGTAAGAAGAGGAGTCCAACTCGTATCCTTCCCAGCAAAAACCTTTTACGTTTTTATTTACATAAAGCATACTCTATCCTTTCTATTAAGCTTGTTCACCTACTCTGATAACTAACTTATCATTAATATACCAGATACTTAATTCTATAAAACTGTTTTTAGGTACTATTACGCTATCGCCTGACATACTCTGGAACTGGCCAGAGGTAGGAAGTGGCTGTGTGATGTCTGTGCCGGTGGTGTTGTTGACCCGCACCTGCCATTCCCTCCCAACATACTCAGAAGATACGGTCATAGACAGATTCGTAGCAGAAGCGACGTTGGCTATGATATTATGAGCACCTTTTGGTAAATTTGCCAATGTTGTAACAACCTTAGGGGGCATAGCCATAAAATTCAAATAAGACAATATCGTATTAGACAACTGAACCATATTGTTCATAACCTCATATGTCTTATCTTGAATAACAACAAAAGTCCCCACCTGAATTTGTATATCATATTCAGATGCGCCTACCGCTGAGTCGGCATTAGCAAATGAGGCAAATACTATTTTTAATTTAAAATTATTTTCAAAATCATTACCTTCTGAAAAATAATTCAAATAATAATAATCACCAGCTAACTTACCTAATGTGATATTATTATTGTATGCATCCAAAACTTTTGCAAACGAACCTTCATCAAGTGTTCCTGAATTACCTGAAAACATAGATAGATCAAAATAATTCGAATCTACTCCGGTACTTACCATACCAAGAGATTCAAGCACCTTACCACCACTTTCTTCAGTAACCAAAATATATTCGTTATACACGTTTTTGGTTTCTGTAGATGCCACATCATCTTTTACAAGATACATGACATTATCCTTCGCCTCTTCAACAGTAGGAAGTTTGCTAACAATCTGCTTCTTCCACCCTGCTGCCGATACAGCATCATCTATATACTTCTTGTTTACATAATCGCCCCATGTCATGTTACTAAGAAGAGTCTTGCTACCGTCTTGACTTCCGGCAGGGGGAGCCGGAATGAGGCCTCCCTTGCCCGACTCCGAACTTGTTCCAGGAGCGGCCTGCACCACATTCTCAAGTCTGGAATCAACCTCCAGACCTTCGAATTTACTGTTATAACCTACTTCTGCCATTTTTTATTTCTTGTTAATTTTGTCCAACAATTTCTTGATCTGGTCTACGATGTCCATCACCGCGCCAACCTTATTTTTTACGTCCTCAACCTTCTGATCGATCTTAGAATCCAAAGCCTTTAAACGGTCTTCGTTTTTACGATACACTAAATACAGGGCTAAACCGATGATTGCTATCGTAAGGATATTAGCCAAAACGCATCCGATTATTATCTGAAACATGATGATTATATGGTAGATAACGCTACCACACGCTTTAATTATTCAACTTTTTACAAATATAGTAATTACCCCAACCATAACAAGATCAAAGACGCTCGTCATTAACATCAGACACCCATTCTTTAGATGAAAGAACAGATTCAAACTCAGAAGAAGGGCTGTCATATACCGGATACGGATATTGAGGTTCGTCATCAGCCTGCGTGTCTAAAGACTTAAATAGAAGGTCATAATGTTCTACATGTAAAATAACTTTAGAGCCATCTACGCTCGCTCTTGGGCTGCCTATTCCTAATTCACGTCTCTTTTCTTCAGATACGGAATTATATACTTCTTTTGGTATGATAATAAATTTCATATTACTTTGATTTTAGGGTTTGTAAATAGTTGTATGCTTTGATACAGTCGTCTTTGGAGAGGATTCTTGGATAAATTGCAAGGTTCTTAAAAGCTATTCGATCAAACCTACCACCACTACTCGATACCTCCAATGTACCACCAGAACCAACTACATTACCTGTATTTGCCAGTATTTCATTCCAATTACGATCATAGGCCCTACCATCTGAACATGCAGCATTAATACTTTTAATTCCGTCAAGACTATTTTTTACTGATCCTGAATTAATATAAAGATCAAGTCCAATCATTGTGTTGTAGATATAAAAACTGGCCCCTTTTACTAAACCAGTACCACTCTTTTTATTATCAATAAACTTCCAATCCCCAACAATCGTAAAATCCTTACCCATTCCAAAAACTGACGAAACTATCTTATCATCCACCCCATCAGTAACCAGATATCCTTCGTATTCGGGGATTTGCTCTATAGTAATGTCACAGGATTCTTGTACCTTATTTAAGGTAAATCCATACCAATCTCCATTTGCTTTAAATGGAAAAGACGGTAATGTATAAGTTCCATCTTCTGATATTTTATATAATTGTTGCCCTTCAGAAGTTGCTTGTCTATAAGATAGGGTTTGACCATCTTTCAGTCCATAAACTTTTATCTTATAAGAAGGAACTATAAAAGAAGGTTGTTCAGGATAGGATTGATAATATAACTGTGTAGACGCAACTTTAACTGAAGTTATATTTACAGAATAACTCGTCCAAGTTAAATCCGCTCTATCAGTAGATTGAACCCATCTACCACCAGCATAATTCTCAGCATACAACCCATACCCACTCCCTTCTGCAAACCCAAAATTCGACAGCACAAGATCATTACCATTGCCCGTAATGTTGGCAATAGTAGCACGATCTTCGTCCTCGTTGGTTTTGCCGGTGACAGTCCATGCCTGGTCGGGGAAGAGCCAGGGATATTGCTTCTTATACCAATCAAGAACCTTTTCATCGTCTTCATCGGTAGAGAAATATCCATTACAGATTGTTTGACCAGCAATAGCTGCTTTAGCAAAAGATGCATAAGTTGCATTCTTCCATAAATAATATAGCCCAGCGTTTTCCACCCAGTCCCCACACGTACCTGTTACAACTTTATTAGTTAATAAGTTCTTAATACATATATTATTACCATTTCTTTTACAAGCAAACAAATTAAGCCCATTAACAAAATTAGCATTTATATAATAGTTATTACCCGCTATAAAAGATACATAAACCAAAGACGAATATTGCATGGAAAAAGTTTTTTTGCTATCAGCTCCACACAAAATCATATTCCTTGTCGGATTATTCTGAAACGGAATAAACGCCGTGTACACCGTATAGGTATCCTCAAAGTTAAGTTCCTTCTCTGTAACTGCAAAGTCGTCTATTCCGTCACCGAGGATAAAGCCTGGGTAGAGAGGAAGAATTTCAATCGTAAACTCTCCTCTGGTTGCTCCATATCCGTTATAAAAGTATGTTGGTTTCCCCGCCTCAACAATATCAGCATCAACAGTATATATGCCATCTTTGTTCCATGTACCGTAGACAGTATTCGTTGTTCCAAAAAAAGCTAATGTTAATTTATTTCCAGGCTGTAACCCCGTTACCCTAAACGTAAAATTCATGTGCTTAACACCAGGTGGGGTAGCTATAAAGACATAATCATCTAATGTGAATTTATAGAATGTTTGGTGATTTTCATCGCCATACCCTCCAACCCCGGACATCCCCTTCCAAGAGAAGTTTTTCATTTGTAAATCATGTCCATTACCCGTCTTATCAACCCATACGGGATTGGCAGCCATCTGTTCATTGGTGAGACCGGAAGCGGAATATCTGGCTACGATACCTTCTATATCCGGGAAGGAGTCTGCATTGCATGGCAGGTCTAATATCATTTTCGCATACTCTTTAAAAGGTATGGAAGTAGGTACATCATACCCTTTGGATATAAGGGCTTGCCTTATATCCTCTTTGGTATTTATGATCCTCATTAACTTATCTGATATGGTTCCCATTACACTTCCTCCCCATTTATGTAATCTAATACCTGACCTATGTCTCCGATGTCCGATTTTATTGACTCTCCTTGAGAATGTATTTCAATAAGTTTCTGATATAAAGTGTTATCCCCTATACGATTCTTATCTGTAGCTTGTTCTTCGATTTTGGCTATCGTATCAGGATCTTCGTACTTAACACCATCAGGACCATACCATTCGTCTGTTAAATTCGTGTATTTATGACGAACTGGAGTCGATTTAGACTCCAGTGTTACTAAAAAATATTCGTTACAGCTCATGACAATAAGATTTAGTGGTTGCAACAATTACATCTACAAACTGTTCTCACGTAGCCAGAGGGAATGGCAGCCAGCTCCGTCCCTACGGCTATCGCCGGGTCAGTGCTTTCCATGACCGTCAGCGCCATCTTGTCCACGTCAAGGTCATTATCGTAAACGATTTCTCCCTCAACGTAAATGCTCCCTGCATCAGAAACGTAGCAGTTTTTGACCTGTCTTATATGGCGCTGTGTAGCAGACGCAAAATCACACTCAATACTTAACCACCCTACCGGTATCTGATCAATATTGGATCCGATATTGTAATCAGGATCAGTTGTTTTAAGAACCATATGTCTTAATTCCCTTGTATTTCCGTATCCGTCCATTGTTATGTATGTCCGGATCTGAACCTTGCCCTTTTCCGTCTTATAACAGTTTTCTACTATTTCCGTGTCGGATGTAGTAGCATCAGGGAAATCACAAACAATACGCTGCCATCCTTCTTGTATTTTGCTGAATGTGGCGCCTCTTTGTATATCAGGGTCGGTAGTTTCTAAGACAATAAGATACTCGTCCCGGACTCCTATTATGCTATCTACCGACCTGTATCCACCAAGATGTATTTTACCACCAGGAGTAGTATAACATTCATCTACGGACATAATATGTCTTTCCGTAAGATCAGGAAAATCGCATTCGGTTTTCGTCCATTCGTTAGGTATCTTATCTATTCTCGTCCACTGAGGATAGGCGGCATCCGTTGTCTTAACAATATAATAATACTGTTCCCTTACACCAAGAACGGCATCAATAGCTTGATAACCTTTTATATTGACCTTACCACCATCAGTCTTATAACATTCGTCCACTTCAACAATTTCCCTGTCCGTCATGTCAGGAAAATCGCAGACCATCCTCACCCAATCTTCGGGAATGGAATCCAGCACGGTTCCTACCTTAATATCAGGATCAGTTGACTGAAGAACGGTATAAACCTCTTCCCTGGCTCCAAGGATGTTATCTATGGCCACCAAACCTTCTACTTGAACTTTTCCTTTTTTAGTAGTGTAACATTCAAGAACGTAAGTTACATCTCGTTCTGTCATATCAGGAAAGTCACAAACCATTCTAACCCAATTTTCTGGAATTAGCTTAAAGACATGACCGGCAGGGAAATTATCGTCCGTCGATTGAATAACGGTATAAATAGATTCCCTGATGTTTATCTTATCATCTATGGCCTCCAATCCTTCTATTTCAACCTTACCATCCGGAGTCTTATAACATCTGTTGACGAACGTAATGTCTCGCTCTGTCATATCAGGAAGATCACAGTCGATCATAACCCATTCGTCCGGTATTTTAGTAAGAACTTTACCTACCGGATTATCCATGTCAGTACTGTCGGTAATTCTATGGGTTTCTTTAAGAACATCCATCTGATCGTTAAGAAGATACCAACTCCATACTTCAACCTTTCCACCAGGTGTACGGTAACAGGTTTTGAAATCTTTGATAACTTTCTCAGCTATGTTAATCCACTCCCATTCGGTTGTGGCCGGAATACCAGAAACAGGATGCTTCTTGCCTTCTTCGTCAAGATACCAATAACAGCCATTTAAGGACACAACCACTTGGTAGATTTTGTCCCCTATTTTTATACCGGATTTGCTGTCATCTACCGGTTGGGAGGAACCCCATTTTCCAACTATGTTGGTTATTTTATCAATGCCCCTACCAAAGGCACCGGATAAAAAATCCACGCCATTCATATGAAACTAACTTATTTCAAATTGTTTTATTACAAAAAAGGGGGTAGAGGACCAGCCTCCTCCCCCTTGGGATATATAGAAAAAAGGAAAATCAAATCTTGCAGGGCTTGATATTTGCCGAAGCAGCTAACAAGTCCATAAGGTCTTGAATACCTTCGTGAGCGCCATACGGTACATGGAAGTGTACTGTAATATGATCATCAATTACCCTACCGAAGCCGTTAGAATAACGTGCCGGCTTCAACGTTACTGAATAATCAGCATACGGAGCCAACAGGTCTAAGCGGGTTTCTTCGTTGGTAAACATCCGTTCCATAAGTTCTTGGTGAGTCTTACGGAAGTCGAAAAACATACGTTGTTCACGTTCCTTATCCAGCAATTCAGCGCCGAGGTGAGTACGCGGAGCCCAGTGCTGTTTGTATTCGGTGTGGATCGGGTTGAAGTACGTACTTATAGCCTCGCGCTGTTCATCCGGATAACCGCCATTTACAGCAATACGAACAGATCCTTCTTGGAATGTCAGACGGTCAATCAAACAGTCGGACGGAGAAATCATGTAGTCAATACCACGGAACAAGATACCGCATTTGCAGTTCTTAGGAATCGGATCGGCGATAATGGACTGATCTCCTGCTACGGCACCCAAACGTTTCCAGTTACGTCCACGATAAGATTCGGGAGCTTTAGATACGAAGAAGTCTTTGAAAATTTTATCGCATTCGTCGCAAACCATGTTAGTAACGACCGTTGTTTTGAATTTGTGTTGACATCCACCAGGTGTACCGTAATCTTCGATTGTCAGATACGGGAATGCTGCCTGCAATTCTTCTTTAGCACTGTTACCACATTCATCATCCGGCAACGTAATTTCATAAGCTTCTTTCGAAACCTTACAAGAACCACATGCTTCCCAGCTAACGGTAGTAACAGTAGGATTGCTACACATATCTGCTGTTTTAGCAACGAACGTTACTGTGGCAGTCGGATTAGTTTCTACAAATGCATCGATATCAGCCTTCGTTAGTTTCTTGCTTACGGCCACAGTGTACATACCTACGCCGCCATCTTGGGCTGCTGTTTTCTTGGCAGTGCTACTAACGGCATTCTTAATGCTTTCTACTACAGTGGACTGATCAACACCATCATCCTCTAACGTTACGGCATAAATCAAACCTCCGTCCACTTTAGTATATCCGTCAGGGCACTCTTCGCAGCCTTTCATGATAGAAGACAGCTTTTGAGTATAATCAGAAGGCTTACCACCTTCTTTCATCACCTGATATTTAGATGTAGAAAGATGACGTCCAACTCTCTTGATATCCAAACCAGGATAAGCAGCCTTAAGCTGAGCCAGGGCATAAGCATCACCGGTATCACACATTTCCATGCAATAGAAATTCATGTCGGTTTCCACCGGAGTTTTTTCCATTTCATTGCAAGAATGGATAGGATGAATTTCTACAAAATCACCCACCTTGCCACCACCTGCAATCGGCTGATTCTTGATACGTTCGATTGTTTTCAGAATAGCAGCCAAAATATCAACATCTTCGCAAGGATCACATTCTGAGCACATATCCTCACGACCAGGACAGTTTTCGAAAATGATGTAATCATCGATATTCACCTCACCCATCGGATAACCACGAAGCTCAAACAAACGTCCTGTCAGCTTAATATGGATAGGAATACGATCGCCTTTTCTTGCTGTAATAGCGGTACTGTCGTCAATTCCGTTATAACCGAAAATAACTTCATCTACTTTAATTTCTTTACTCTTCGGAGCAGAAGCATACACTTCTATAATTTCATCAATAGCAAACGTAGGTGTAGAGAATGATTTATCATCAGATACACGGTCGTTCACCATCTCATTACGTCCGATTCTGATCTGGAAACGTTGTTCGTCCTTACGATATCCTTTCAAGTCTTTCAACGCTTTCAAACCATCTTTAGTCTGCTCACCATCCAAATCATAGATAGCGATCTGACCTTCTTGAAGCAACAAAGAATCTACGTCCGCCAACTTAGCGTGCGGAGGACAGATAATGTGTCTGTCATACGGTTTATGGATAGCCATAGCCTTATAATATTTTAAAAATTAATATTCTGTTATCTGTCTCAAAAATAGTGATAGTCATATAAGCAACAAAAAGCATTATGAATTAATTAATTCTTAATGCTTTTTGATAATCTTTAATTTAGGATATGCCTTTCTTCTGCTACAAAGGAGATTGGACGTTGTTTGAATCTATTTGATAACGTCCGTATTCGCTTTCATTCAAAGCAAATTGCTTTTCAATCATGTTAAGGATAATACCAATTAATTTATCATCTAATTCAGGATCTATATCAGTTGAATTAGAACCATCGGATTTAATATATCCTTCGATGTCAACTTCCTTCGGATAGCGGTAATATGTAAGGTAAACGGTGTCTACATCAAAACCAGACTTATACACCCTTACCGAATCTTCTCCTATTGTATAGAATGTTTCCCTAAAATCAAAATCAGGTTTGTTAAAAGAGTCGGCAAGAAGCTCATGCGGATTTTCGTTCTTAGCCTCCCACATGGTAAAATCAGTGACCGTGCATTCACCTTTGGTAAATACGCCTGATATGTTTGAAAAAGAGAAGAAATCAGAAGGCAATGAAAATAAAATGCTTTCCGGATTATCTTTATCTCCTCTATCATCAAGTTCTTTCGAATACACAACCAGCTTTTGGATATAACGTATATCCTCTTCATTTTTCTTATCAAGGATATAACGAACAAGGCGGTTTTGTTCGTCATTAAAAAGCTGAACAAAACGTGCCTTGTCAAGTTTTATACCACCGTTGGTCATGTTTTCTTCAGCCTTCTGTAAGGCCCGGAGATAACAATCAACGATTCTCATAAATTATTATTTTTTGTCAGCGTATTGATCAACATCGAAACCTTTCTCATCTTCCTTTTTCTTCTTGTCAGACTTAGTGCCTTCTATTTTTTTATGCTTGTTCTTTAAAGCGTTATACGCTTCCAGGACACGTGACTTAGTTTCTAACATCGACTTATTGGAAGCAAGAGCCATAGATGCAGAGATGGCGTCGGCGCCCAGGAGCTCGCCATTCAGATACAGTCCGTCGGTGTTGACGGTGACAGCCAGGCCCTCGATCATTTCCCTGATCATACGATGGAATTTAATCACCTGCATCCCTTCGGAAGATTCGTCGTCAGATAAAAACCTTGAGCTTGCTTCTTTATACATGTCAACGTTCGTATTCTTGGCGTCAATCCAATTAGTGAATATGTATTGAACCATGCTCTGATCAAGCTCTACGCTGTATATGATGTCAAGATACAAAAGCAGATCGTAGATGCTTTTTCTTTCAGCCTCAGATCCTTTCAGTTTGTTCATGAACTCATATAAAATATCAGCCTTATCAATCTGACGTTGTTTCCTGATATCTACGGCCGTAGTCTTGTCTTCTACACAATAATAAGATTCGACATACATCGGATTACCGTCTTCCTCTTTAGGGGTAAGAGACTTGGACAAAATAGCTATATACAGCTCAAATAAATCACGAACGTCATTAGTGTAGAACAAACGACCATCATACAAGTCTATTCTGTAAGAATCCCAGAAATCGAAATTCTTTTGGTCCAGGTCCTCATTGACAGTTTCTTCAAACGGATACCGAATATTCTTAATACGCATATCCATTTCATTCTTCTTGTCTTCAAGTGAGTAACCTTTATAACATGCTGAATTGATGAAGAAACCGGTATCATACACCCTAAGATCCTTATCCCATCCACAACAAGATACTGTCTTGTTCCCAGGGAAAGGAGTCTTGGAAATACCTCTTTCCTGATATCCGGAAGGAGCTTCTTCATCCATCTTACCTGTTATAACATAAATAGAGTCGGAATATATCTTCATTCCTCCTACGGTAGCCAGCAGTTTCTTAGACTCATGGCTTTCTTCAAAAATCTTTTTTCCCATCTTTTTATATATCCTATGAAAACAAAATTTGCGGCCGGTTTTAAAGCCGACCGCAAGTTAATATTAAAAGTTATGATCACAAAGAACTTGGTAACAATTCAATTGTTACGAACCGGCTGGTATCTTTTACCCAACAAGCCGATACAGAGTGGCACCAGAATTGTTCTGACATACGAGGATGGCTGGATACAATTTCTTGAGCCGATACCCTGGATGACCATCTACCTTGTTCGTAACCCCACCACATAGAACCGATATCAGGCTTAACGTAGAATACGTTGCTGTTGATATTACCAATACGAGCTTCGGATGAAGCAGGGATGCCGGCGAATGCATTGGAATATTCAGGAGCGGTCAAATCTTCCATAATACATGAATATGATGTGATAGGAGTCATACCGTCTACCAACTGGCTTCTATCTACCATATCAACGTAATCCAAAGAAGGTTCGTGTTCTACAATAACCTTACCAATACCCGGAATAGTAACACCCTTGATCTTTACAGGTCCTAATTCAAGAGCATCGTTTGATCCTGTTACCGGGTTATTGATGATACGTTCTGTACCCATAAGAGGAGCCAAAGCACCTAATTGAGCGAAGAACTCATCACGGAAGATTTCAACGATGTTCTTGTAAGCCATAGCACCTACCTTGAATTTCATTACACGATTTTCAATCGGCATATCGCTACGACCACGGAAAATATAGTCAGCAGCAGCCAGGAAGTGTTCGCGCTTGATACCGCCCGGACGTGCATATGAGATAACGAAACCACGGCGAAGTTGATGGTACAAACCTTCGTTTTTCATCAAAACACCATTATGACCCTTGACTCTACCTCCACGCATGAACATAAGTTCGTATGCTTCCATCTTAGCCAATTCAGCCAAGCAGAACAAAGACACTGTATTAGCCACACGTGCTGTACGCATATCAATGCTTCCGTCACCAAGACGAGAACCGATGATAGCATAACTTGCATCACCTCCTCTGATTTCAGAAAGCTGACGAACTTTCTGGTAAGCCTTGTCGATGAAATTCTGTGTACGTTCGTCCGCATAAGCCAAAGACTTAATACCAGCGTACATAGTCGTTTCACCTTCAACACCACGGTGTCCACCAAGCGTAAATTCACAAGTCATAGAACCGGCCTTAGAAGCACCTCCTACACCAGAGAACTGAGTAGAGAACTCACCAAGAACGTTTGTTACCTTCCAGTATTTAATACCGGCGCGAAGCATGTCTTTCGGGAAGTATTTAGCACGAGAACGGCCCCACAGCTTACACCAGTATCTCCAGTTTTCACCTTCTTGTTTAGGAGGACGCTCTGTAGAGATAAGAGCCTGGCAACCGTTAATCACATCGTAAGTAATAACATCTCCTTGTTTAAATTGTGCATTCAACACAATTTCGAAGAAGCTTTCATCAATACCAGGTTTTGCATATTTCAAAGACGTGTCTTCTACTGTAACCACCTCATACGTTTCTGATACCGGAAGATCATAACGGAATGAACCATTGATACCATTTACGGTAATAGTAGCATCCTGTTTGATCATACCCATATACATAGGCAGAGGATAGTTTGTAATGTTAGAAAACAACTCAAGCATACCCAGATGGTTCTTATCCGGATCTTCGTAGTACCAATCTTCTAAAGAGCTAAGATCGTGTTCTACGATACTTTGCTTAACGACTTTAGCGTCGGTATATCCAATCACCGTGTCACCATTCATGGTGGCCGGGAAATTTTTTGTTAAAAGTACATTAGCCATGAACGAAAAAATGTTTTAATTTTTAATCTATACTGATTTCATCGAACTTCACACCTTGAACTTGATCACCTTTATCATCTACCGGAGCCACCCTCTTGTCTTTATTTGTATGGCTGATGAGCTTATAAATTTTCTTTTTCTCATCAACTACAGCTTGATTCGACTTCTGTTTTATGAACTCTCCTGGGTTCATAAGAAACATAATCAAATCTGGCGCTTCTTCCGGATTCATCATCATCTCCCTTACCCTATTAAATGCTTTGGTAATTCCGGGATTCGATTCAGAAGGTTTTAGGGCGAAATCAAGAGCTTTAGATACCATAGTGTCATTTAGCTGATACTTTGCCTGGATAGAAGACTTAAGGTCTTTCTTATACCTTCTAAAATCTTCTGCATCCTTCGCCTTCTTTTCGGCAGCCTCTTTAGTACGTTGCTGGATAATATCATCCATTCTCTTATCAAGCTCAGCTTTATACTTTATAGCCTTTGCCTCAACATACTCTTCTCCTTTATTGATAATGCCTTTGAAAAACTCATCAGCTTCATCTTTAGGCAACCCAAGAAGATCAACATAATGGCGAACGATCTTAATCTGATCTGCTTTGTTTTCAATGTCAAGCTTTTCTATAGGAGCGACATTCGTATCATATTGCTTAAGAATATCAACGATATTCGCGCCGGCCTTATCAGCCTGGATAAGCTTCTTAGTAATATCAGAAACAGAGGTAACATCTATCTTATCCTTAACAATGTCCTCTTTCTGACTTTCAAGGACTGTAGATAGTATATCACACAACGAATCTTCTTTACTAAAATCAAGATCATTGATAGTAATCTCTTCGCCGTTTTCACCGCTAAACACCACATCTTTCAAATCGGGAATGATTCCCCTTGAAGAAAGGGCATCCAATACTTTTCTGTAATTGACAACCGGAGTCTCTACCTGATCCTGATTAGCATCAACTACATTCTCTTCTCCTTTTTTATCCTCTTTAGGATCAGGAGTAGGATCAACAACCGGCTCTTCTTTAATTTGAGAACCTTCTTCTACAGGCTTCTCATCTTTTTTAGCCGGTTCATTACCATTAATAGGCAGAATATCTTCTTCCCTATTATAAACATCATCAACCGGACCGATACTAAAAATATCGTCCAATTCTACTATTCCATTTTTTTCTAATTTTCCCATACTGCAAAAATATTTAAATACCTATATTTCAGATAAAAAACTTATAAGTGTTTAATCTTCACTAAAAATTAAATATCCCCAAATTTTATTAGAGATTTTCTAATGAAATTTGGGGATATTTAATTTTTAATTCTTATTGATTCCGGCTACATACCTTTTGGTGGCATCTTCCCTCGCTCGTTGAGCAAGCTCTTTGGATTTTAATTTTAACTCTTCCATTTTCATTCTCATTTCATCATCATGAAGTTTGGAATCGTTTTCAATTTTCTTATCCTCTATCCTTTCCTTGCTTTCTATATCAGCTTGCCTTACGGTCTGATCTGAAACAGAAGCCAGGAAGTTGAGGGAGGTGGCGTCGCTCTTGGCGTCTGCCGCCCTGCCTGCCGCCTGGATCTTCTCTTGAAGTATCCTGTATTGACCTTTCTTGTCTTCCAAAGCAAGTTCATGCTGACGTTGCTTATCCTTCTCAGCAGCTTCAGCTTGTATCTGTTGCTGGTTAAGCTGCATCTGATTCTGTTGTTGCTGCTGCATCTGACGCTCGTTGTATGCCCGAGTATTCCTTGCATTCTGTATAAGTTCCACCATAGAATCTGATGTGAAGATAGATGCAAGATCGTAAATATCGCCTCCGGCTGTATTTAGCTGTAACATGAAAGTTTTAAATTTCTCAAGCTCATCCCTTTTCTTGGAATTAGATAATGCCTGAACACCAAGATGCCTTAGACTAAGACCGTCGGTTCCTATAGATAAGAATGCTCTGGTAAGGTCACTTTTTGTGTACATTACAGAAATATCCTTTCCTTCTTCCTGACATTGTTGAGCAACAGCCAAATGAAGATCCAAAGCGCGTTTCTTGAAGTAACCAAAGTTATCAAAGTATATCTGTGTTTGTAACATAGATGCCGTAACGCCCTGCTGAACCCCGGTGGCAGTCTCATACCTATTGGGACCGTTAATTACTTGAGGCGTGATACCAACCATTTCAAAGCACTTCATCCTCGACCATTCAGCAAGCTCCATTCTTGTTTTAAGCTGCTCTGTCTGCGACAAATCATATACGGCAAACTGGTTGAATGGAACACCGCCTTTCGTGTTTTGAGATGAGGTATCTAATGTCAAAGCACCTACAGACTTAGCTACATCAAGAAGATTAGCCCATATATCAGCCACATCTTCACCCAAATCCTTGTATTCACTTGGAACCAGATTTATATCCCCTAAGAAGAATTTACCGATCTCCTTTTCAAGAATATTATTTATCTGATTTATGGAGAAATTATAAAATATTTGATATGGCTGAATCCTGTTCGCCATAGAAGTACCGATATATCCTGCAACGGGTAGGACAAAGTCATAGATGTTGCTATCACCTTTTATCTGATGATCGATAGGTTCTCCATCCAGATACAGGTTGTCCTGAGCGAGAGCACCTCCACTGATTTTAACTCCGTACCTTACCTGTGGAACGTAATCTACAAAATAGGTATTAATCTCCGGGTTCTCCATGCCCTTACTCATGGTCCTGGTAATTTTCTTAATACCATTTTCCTGTAAAAAGTCTTGAAGAAGCTCGTCGGTTACCATTTCGGTAGTTACTAATCCGGTTTCAGTTTGGTAGGTAATTACATACACCTGAGCCGGGGATACCCAATATGATTCAGTAACCTGATACAAATCACTACGAACATGCTCGTCGCTCAAACTCTGGGCGCGGTTATAATAATTACCATGCTCTAAATTTGGCATAAATCTGGTTCTGTGATATTCGTTGCCATTACTATCGTATCCGGTATATGTGCCGGCTGGAATACCGTAATAATCCTCATAAGCTTTTATAGAAGCATAATCATTATATCCTTTCCAAGGTATTACCTTATTCTGATATAACATCCCTACACTCGCCGATTTGGATAAACTTACATAGCTTCCATTATCACCATTGTTATAAGTACCATTGAAATTATCAGCACCTCCTATAAGCTTTTGCTTGTCTTTTGCCGTAAGAAGATGCCCCCACCTTACTATAATATCATTGGCAGTATAATAATGAACACGACCAATATAATCACCGTACTGCGGATACTTGCTATCTAATGTCTTAGAATAAAACGTATTCAACGGAGACCATCTCTCCGGCTTATAATAGTCGTATCCTACATGATAGTTTCTAAAACAACGACCGGTAAGAAGATAGTCGATGAAATTCTCAGTGTCTATCTCATCCATGTAAAAACGCCCCCTGTCCGCCTCAAGCGTATGAGAACCCCATATGACCTCGGCAGTCTTCCATTTTGTATTCATGAAGTTCTCTATCTCAGGAGGGGTCATAGATGCTTTCACCTCTTGTATCTGTTGAGCATAAGCCTGCTTTTCTTCTTCGCTGTCAAAATTATTATAATCCGGATCCAATCCTCTATTCAATAACTCTTGCCTAACCCTTCTGTCCAATTCCTCCTTAATGTAATTATGAAGAAGATTTTCCTTCGTGGCAGAATACTGATTCACTTCAGATTCGTCCAATCCAACTACATTATACTTGTCAGAAAGGTTGCCCAACCATCCTACAAAAGCGTTTACGATCGTACCTATTATATCATAATGACGTAAGAATGATGGAATATTTACATTGTCCCTTATAGACTGAACATCCTTAAGATAAGGAATTACATCTTTCAGCTCCATAAATGACAGCTTCCCTTCCATCATCCTGTAAAAATCTTTGAACTTTTGGTTCTCATCAAGCTGCTTCAAACCAATCAATTCAAGAGAATCCATAGTGGCTTTAAACCACTCCTTGGTTTTTCTCTTGGTAGGTATAGCCTGCACCGGCAAACCTGAAAATACTCCTCTGGCCGGAAAAGCCTGATCTCTGTTAAAATACTCCATGAGCTATATGTTTTTTCACAAAGATAGGTAAATTGTTCTACCTATCTCATTTTGTAAGGGTTATGTCTTCTTACCGTAAATCCTTTGACCTGTTCCATCTTCTTGCGCTCTCTCTTCTTTTGATTCTCCTTCTGAGTCGTACTTTCGGGCATGTAACCCATATCATCATAATACTTAGCCAGAAGAAGAGCGTGGCCGAAGGATATGATACGGTCGGTGTTGGTCCCAGGACCGAAGGCTATGATCTCATCAAGAAGTTCTATATCAGGGATACGGTAAATACCCTTCTGTGTTATTTCATTACCGTCATCATCATACCCGACAACAACATCCTCCCAACAATATTGAATAACGGTATTGAAAAGCATGCGCTGATTGGGAACCGTAGGGGCCAAACCGAGCTTGTTGTTCTGACGGGCGCCAGCACGGATAATCTTACCGGCAAGACGTTCACCATCTTCCAGTAACATAAGCTGCTTATTTCGTCTCGTAAGATAAAATTCATACATTCGGTCGGCATTCTCCATAAGACACTTAGCTCCATACGCCTCTTGAAGTATTTCACAATTCCTACAAAAATCATCGGAAGATGGAGGACGTGATGCGTATGATGCTACTATGCAATAAGCAAATGGATCGTTGATTTTTACATACCTTTTAAGTACATAAAACGAACCAACAGAATCAGTATCAGCCTTGTCTGATTTATAGGGGTCAAGCGATGAGACATAAGTGTAATCAAAAACACCTCCTTCTTCTGGTGGATCCTCATATATAACAACAGGAGAATCTATGTTACCACCTTGAAACGGATAATCAGCAAGCTGCTTATCGCTAAAATTATACCCCATTTTCATGCCGTCTATCTGATAAATATCCACTGTTTTACCAGGCCTACCTTCTTCAAGAAGACGGCTTTTGTGCTTCAACGCATCTTCTACAGGGAACCTATTTACGTTCGTATTAAGGAAACAATCATCTATAGACAAAGGGAATGCCATTCGTTCCTGGACGTATAAAGCCCTATCCTTTTTGACAAGTTCGTCAAGACGAGATTTTATCTTCTTAGTATTATCATCAAATTTTGATACCTGAATATCTATTTTCTTAAGACCTGTAGCTTTCTCTATTCCAAGGTACTTATCTAAGGTTGTTGTTTCCTTATCATAAGCATGAGACATCTGAGCAGGAACAAAACAACCGGATTGACTAATACGCCAAGTTGGTTTTAAACAACGTTTATTAAGCAGATCATAATTCATGACAATAAACCCGTATTCAGCAGGGTTATTCATCACTTTTTGAGCATCTTGAGACTTTTCAACGTTGCCGCCCGTACCGGAGCATATCATCATCCCCCTCATTCTACCGTGCATCATATGGGCAGGACGACCTTGTAAGTATGCTGCTAAAAATGGAAATTTACCTACCTCATCATAAATAGATGTATATGGTGTTCCAGATGCGGTCTTAAGAGAGGCACCGGCTTTACCGCTATCAATATTGGTAATACGAATACGAGCGTGAACGTCACGAATATTGTTCACCGTCTTAGTACCCATAATAACCTCTTTAAACCAATCATTACCTGTTCTATTTATTCTTAGATAAGGATGTATATTATCAAGACCAAACTCAAGATACTCACCAAGACTCATAAGGTCCTCCTTACTTGACCCAATAACATTATGCGTCAAATTGTACGTCATTGTAGCATTACGAGCCAAAAACGAGCTCATTATGGCCGTATTATGAGTAACGATGTAATTGGTGGTCAAAAATAAATGAGAGTCATTATCAACGGTTATACAAGTGGCATGCTCCTTTCCGTATATCGATATGGATCTTATTTTTAATTCCTTACGATTCCTTGATAGTATAAGTTTGTTCCCCTCCAATTTAGCATACCAACCTGAAGCCCAAAACATACGTTGTACAAAATTTATGACATCCATGTCAATATGAGACAACGTAAGCTCTTCTTCTCCGGTTACTACGTTTCTGAAAGAACGAATGAAGTTTTCTATAAAATCTTTCTTTTGATCTATGGACGATCTTAGAAATTTCTTACAAATGTATTTATCAAAAAACATATCCCCACCATAGCCACCGAGATAAGCCGCCAGCATCGAGGCGTAGGCCGACGGCGGAACCGGCAGCTTTGCCGTAGGGTAGTTCAGGGCCTCACCTACTGGAATAGACATACTCTTATAATCCAATCCGGCTATGGATCTAAGACTCCTAACATGCCATTTTCCGCCATGATTGACACGCCATTGGTGATTTCCGCAACAAATAACGTTACGACCGTCTTCGAATACGACTCTGTAGGTGGTTACTTTTCCTTGAGGATAGACACCTACGACTTCTACTAAATTCCCTTTATCGTCATATATCTTATCCCCTACAACGATATTTCCTATCATCTTTTCCCGGTCCTCAAGATAAAGTATCTCAGAGTCAAGAAGGGCTTTTCCAAAACGACGGCACCCGAACATGAATATTCCTTTATTCTCTTCTTCCGCCTGCTTTAGAAATTCGGCAAACATCCATTCATTATCACGAAGCTGAGAATTTCCAGGAATACGATCATCTCCTACGTCAATCATCATCTTCCAGAAATTGATATGCCAATATAGCCAAGGATGGATAAATACACCATTTATGGTAACACCGTTAAGGAGTTTCATAGCCTCATTCTCCCAGAATTGCTTGACATCATCGTCTTGCTCTTCATAAGAATAAAGGTCATTCCATAACGGAATATCGTTACCCATATTTATATAAAGTTCTTTACTATCAAAATTCATAACAAAACTACTTATCAAACTTGTTCTTAGCTTCATTCTTAACAAAAGACTGAATACCTGATACTGTTTGTCCTCCTTTTAGGCTTTTCTTGTTTTTGGCAGCCTCAAGCTGATTATAGACATCCATTATCCCACACATCTTAATATAAGATTCAGTCCATTGCATTAAGCTATCAGACAAGCTTTTTTGAAACCTAAATTCTTTCTCCCTCTTATCGGAATCTTCTATTTTATCCCAAGGGTTTTCAGATAGATAACGTTCTGCCTTATCTATCTGATCCCTTAGCACAAGAAGTTTCCGATCTACGTAAGAGACATCATCATTAGTCGGCTTTCTTACCTTCATTATTCACTATTTTTAAAAAATACTCATACTGAGACTTAAGCATATTAAACCTGTCTTCAAGAGAAGATGGATCAACACGATACTTGCACATGTTTTTTATTCCTTCCTCAACAGATTCTTCCTTGAACATAACAGAATCAGTATTATTGTCAACGTACATAATAAAATCTGATTCTCCGTCGTTTACTATCCTGTCAAGAACCTTCTTGCTGTCATCATCTATGTTAAGATCATGACCGGCATTAATAGATAACCTGTAAACTGCCTTTATAGAAGAAGATACTTTCAGCATCTCTTGTTGATACAAGTTGGTCATAAACGACTTTTCCTCCAAATCAATAAAGTCTTCTAACTCTATGTTGTTTTCCTCATCCTTCTTCCTAATAATATCCTTAGTTATCTCTTCCATCTCCTCTCCCACCTTATCTTGCGCAGACAGTAGATGGTTGTAATAAGAAATAAGATGTTTTATATCTGAATCAAAATCAATCTTCTTCATTGTCAAGAACCTTTTTATCATGAATAATAACGTCCATCAACTCTATTGATAAATTATAATCAGCCACTTCAAAAAGCTCGCTGTCTGTCAACGTCCTTAAAAAAGAAACAGACAATCCTCTTTTCTTTGCAAAAGATCTAAGTACGGCATAGAGAATGTCTCCGGCAGAATAATCGGGGAGATCGTCACAAGATGCCTGCAACATAGAAAATAAGGACTTCCTTTTATCCTCGCATTGTAAATGCCTTGCTTTACCACATCCGCCCATAACTTAACTTTTTTGAATTATAATACCTTCAAAATTAAACGGAATTTTTTCCTCTTTTTTAGACCCATCTTTTTGATAGTGAACAGTCATGTGCTTTACGAATCTTCCTATTCCAAATCCTGCTGTATGTATCTCTATATTGAACTTAAAGTGACGGGAGTCTATGATATTCAAATTAGATGACGTACAACCACAAGATGTCTCTGATGCTGTTATCTTCATATCATGCTTCGACTCAAGAACAAATGAAAACCTTATACTGTTCCCTTTTTCTACTGGTTCGAAAATGATTTCAAATGATTTACCGTCTTTAGAGAGGTCTATATTGTATTGCTTGTCATCTGTAGAAATAACATTAAATTCATCAGAATACATTGTAATAAGTTCTAACCTGTTCCATCTTGACTTCTCATCATAAAAATCAATAGAATACTGACGATCCATCCACGAAGGACGGGGAAGCCCCTCCCCAAGCGCACACTCCTCTGTCTTGCTCCAGGCCTTCTGCTTGATGAAGCACGTACATACCGAACAACGATTTTTACCTATTTTCTTGCTTACGTACAAAGAAAGAGGAAGCATAGAGTTAGGGACGTTCTTGGTATTGAATTTACATCCCTCACACTTTTCAAGACGTTCCTTGTACCAATTAGGATAATCTTCTTTTTTTCTTGGAAGTTTTTTTAATATCGTATCCATAAAAGCATCGTATATAACTTCCGCTTGCAAAATTTTTTTCATGACTTATCTGTTAAATTCCTGTTCTTGAATATTTTGTATTTCACTAAAACTATGACCCTTACGAGATTTAAAGATAGATAATTTGTTGTGTTTTATCAACATATCCCCACCTTTTATCTCACCTGAGTCATAAGCATCTTTTATCATCCTTATCTTAATATCAAGGCACTGAAGTTCTTTTTCCTGATACTTAGATAATTTTTCTACCTTGGATTTAAGACGCTCAAGATTGTGTTTGCGCCTCTCCATCTCATGAAGATTACAAACCATATCACCCACATACGGGAACGATACAGACACGTTATCTGTGTACGTACATAAGTTATTGGCATAAGAAATACTGGCTCTGAAAACGTCACGTATTTGGTTTCGGTCGTAAACGCCCCCGGTCTTATCCATCACATCATCTATAATATGTGACTCAAATGATATAGGGAAATCATTCTTCGGCATCGGATTCAAAAGTTTTCTTTCTATAAAATAAAGAAACCAACGCACATTGATCTCTTGAACCCTCCAATACAAAAAGACGGCGCATGTTCTCTATATCCGGGCACAAACACCTTGTCCTGTAATTCCCTTCACGGTCAATCAAAATACCACGCTTCTTCATCTCCGTATCCAAAACCGATACATATTGAAGATCGGTACTGAAACAATGAGAAAACTTCTTCTTCGTCTCATACGAATATCCAAACACAAAATAATAGGCAAGAAGATTTAAGTGCCTCGCATCTATGACATTCTTCTCATTGCCGGAAGCCATTAGGTATCCGTTATAAAACAGAAGTATCTTCTTAGCCATATCTACCGTATTGGAATAAGGTACTAAAAGCCTATAAGCCCTATTACTAACATCTTTATTATCACTTTCTTTCATGAGATTATCGTTTTGATACAAAGATAAGGATTAAGGATTTATAAATTTAAAATTAACGTATTTTATGATAATAGATTCAGGGTTTGTCCCGATATTTGCACTGTGACATTAAAAAATAAGTTCTTGTTGTTTGATTCTTGAATTTTATTTCTACATTTGTAGCACGTTACAGATGTAGAAATAAGATAAAATAAAAAACGAGAATATAAAATATTAAGTGTCTTGTTTTTTGTTGATTCTTGTTCTTCATCATCTGTAACGGGGTTTTGGAGATTATCCGCAAAAAGACACAAATCGGATGGATATCCCCAAAAATCCATCCGATTTTTTTTGTTACAGATTATGAAGCTACAATTAGGTAGAAATATTAACATAAGTCTTAGACTTTTGGAACAGTGGTCAGATGATTCGCTGTTCATGGAATTGTATGCTTTATACTGTATGATAAAAATCTCCCGCCGGGATTCGAGAATAAGATTCAAAAACAAAAAAGATCTTCTTCATAAACTTGGAATCGGGTATTCGAAGTTCAAGAACATGACAGGACATCCGATGTTTAACGAACTGTTCCGTATGACGGATAGTACGTTCGTTGCAAGAAGGTATCGTGTTAATGGCGTACAACTTACTCTTGGGTGCGGGAAAGTAAATATTCCAAAGAATAGGATTTTAATTAAGATAAAGAAAAATGAAATAACAAACCATGAAAAAGTCCTTGACAGGATAAGAGAGGCGATGTTTGTTAATTTAGTCAGAAACAATGAATCTGTACTGAACAGTGGAGAGACAAACTCTCAGGCTGAGGTCGTAGACGGAAGCCACTCGTATTATGGATTAATTGATTCGACGATAAGTAATAAAACAATTGCCTTGTACTTGAATGTAGGACTAACAAAAGCGAAAGAGATTGTCGGTATGGCAATACAAGACAAGCTCGTAAAAAGGTTCGAAAACATACAATTTATAACATACGTAGATAATCCTCGTGCTTACATTGAAGCAAACGAACATAACTACCCAATAGGTAAGCTGATTCCGGTATATAGGCACGGAGCTGTTTTCTGGCAAATAGCAAATACCTGGACCTTGTATAAAAAAGGAGCAACAAACAGATGGTATTTTGGAGAGAAGGATATAGAGAAAGGAGAAAAAGAAAAAGTGAGTAAAAAAGACGATTTCAATTTCTTCTTAAAAGACAATACTCATATCCTACGTTTCCTGAACGCAGAAGAAGTTGTTTCCGAAGATGGCGAAATCCTTGGCATAGATCGTAAAAAGACAAAAGAAGAAGAAGCAAGGTCATTGGCTTCTGTTATGGCTAAAGAAGCGCACAAAGACTTCTGGGACGGATATGAGCGAAGTACACAAAACCAGATTGTAAGAAAGTACTATCGCGCTATCATAGCAGAAGATAAGAAGCGCAGAATGGACATGTTCTTAAACCGTCTTAAACAATCATACGACAAGGTTAGTGGATGGAGTAAGGAGAAAGTAGCCACGGTAAAGGCAGGCATGGCTGATGCAGAAGCCTGCTGTGCTGAGGTAGGGACGTCCGTTGCCGGTGTCTGCGGTAGAGTAAGTAGGAGAATGAAAACCTATAACAATACCGCTCCTGACAAAAAGGCAGGTTTTAATGAGGTACGGGATATGTATACCGAGTTCGCCGGCGAGATGGCTAAAGCGGTGGGATCGGTAAGCGAAGACATCTATACGTATGTTAAGGCAGAACAGTTTAAGGAAAAGATAGAGAATATGGATATATCTGTCCAATCATTACCTAATATTAATATAACAGTAGATAATGATAAAGAATTAGATGGTGAATCCGTATTCAAGGATATACCATTAGAAGAACTATCATTCTATAATGATACCTATCTTTATCCTTCATCTCAGTATTCATCATTATAATGTTTGGTACTTGAGAGAGGGTCTGTTCTTAGTGGTCGCCGACAGAGTCGAAAAACGATAATCTCGTAGAACATCAACGGAAACACCCGTTAGCCACTACTATGCCATTACTGCACCCATACTAAACCACATTACTGTCTGTCACAAAGAAACTTATCCAACTTATTATTTCTTTTTAATTCTAATTAATTTATTTTATATTTTAGGTTTTATTTTATTTTCATACTTTTGTTTTGTAGAACAAAATCAGAAAAAAGATGGCTATAAGTTACGACAAAAAAATCATGGAGTGCGTTCTTCGTTCAGTTATGTCCGAAGGTAATGTCGCCCAGGGAAAGGCTATTAAGTCTATTTGTAAGTCACCAAAACCGCTGTTTATAACCGGTAAAGGAGGAAGTGGAAAAACAACGTTCCTTAAGCGTATTATACCGGCATTAAAAAATGCGGTTGTTGTAGCTCCTACAGGTGTTGCTGCTGTTAATGCAGGTGGTCAAACCATTCATTCATTTTTTAGAATAGGAATGCAGCCGTATATACCTGAAATACGAAAAGGTGCGTTTATGGATAACTGCGAATATAAATTCAACGGAGGTTCGGAGAAGATTTTACAGAATATAAAGTATCTTATCATAGACGAGATTTCTATGGTTCGACCTGATCTTCTTGACAACGTAGCTGATATACTTCGTCATGCAAGAGGAGACAAGGACCCGTTTGGCGGAGTGAAACTTATTATGGTAGGCGACCTGTTTCAGCTTCCTCCTGTGATTAAAGAGGATTTTTTTAGAGAAATATACGATACATCTTATTTTTTTAGTTCGAAGTCTCTTATGGCTTCTGGTATGGAAATGGTGTCTTTTGAAAAAATATATCGCCAGAAAGATGAGAAGTTTATTAGTGTCCTTAATAAGGTGCGTGAAGGGCAGATGGATGATGATGTATTTGATACAATAAACAGCAGATGTATTCAGTCTGATAATAATCAAGGATATGTTGAGATTGTAACTACCAACTCAAAAGCTACGGCTATTAACGAAATGAGAATATCATCGTTACCAGGCTCTTTAAGAAAATTAGAAGCTGTTATAAACGGTGATTATCCTAAAGATGCTCCGGTTGAAAAAACTCTTTTCTTGAAAGAAGGATCAAGAGTTATGATAACAAGAAACGGAGGAGAGTACTTCAATGGCTCTCTTGGTACTGTATTATCTATAAAAAAGGGGGAGATTGAAGTAGTCCTTGATAAACCGAAAGATGATGAGCATACTAAGGTTGTTATAACACCATGTTCGTTTGAGAAAGTAAAATACGTAAGAAACGGATATAAGATAGAATCTGAAGTAGTAGGAGCTATTATTCAGTATCCTATAAAAATAGGTTATTCTATCACGATCCATAAAGCCCAAGGCCTGACATTGGATGCGGCTATGATGGACGTATCTAATTCTTTTGAAACAGGACAGCTATATACGGCTCTTTCAAGAGTAAAGTCTCTTGATGGATTATATCTTCGTCAACCTATTCCTAAGACGGTAAAAACCAGCGATCAGGTGGTGATAAACTTCTATAAAAGGACTCTTGGTAATGGAGGTATTGTGAAACCGGTTCCAATGGAAGATCTTGAAAAGTCAATGATTAATTTGTCAACCGGATCTGAAATAGATTTTGCAGAGTTTAATTTATAAAAAATATAGTTATGAAATTTGGAGAAGCTTTAGAAGAAGTAAAAAAAGGTGCGTTGATTGCACGTGCCGGATGGAATGGTAAAGGTATGTTCGTATTCCAGCGCCAGGAAGATTGGTTGTCTACTGATATGATAGTTAATAAAGTAAAGTCATTGCCGGATTCGTTTAAAAAATACGTAAACGATTATTATGACGTAACTGAAACCAACATGATTAAATTTTGCGCTTATCTGTGCATGAAAGATGCTAACGATAATATCGTAAACGGATGGTTAGCTTCGCAATCAGATATGTTGGCTGATGACTGGATGGTGGTTGGTTAAGATAACTTAGTTTATCACCGCTTTATTTTTTATAAATCAATCAATTATTCGATTTTAAAAATTACAGTTATGAAAACAAAAGAAGAAAAACAAAAGAAGTTTGTGACAGAATTTGAGATAAATGGAGAAAAGTATGGCGGATATATTTATGCTACAACTTTTTCCGAAGCTGAAGATTTTGTTAGACAAAGAAAAGCGACAGAAAAAGTTGTAGGTGGTCCGTGTTTAGAACAAGAAGAAATTAATCGTCTTTATAACCATTCCTCTTAGAATTTTTAATGATTCTTGTTTGTTGGCATAACCTTGAGATGGTGATACTATAGTATATAAGTACCTAATAAGAATATGGCAAGAGTAGATAAAATATTTCAAGACAATTTGGCTCTTATAATGAGCCAGCCGTGGGAAGAAGTGAAGCGTCCGGTCTACGGTGACGGGACAGGCGTAAAGGTGAAGCGTATCCTGCAAGTATGTAACCAGTACGATCTTCGTCGGGAATTTCCTCTTGGTTCACTTAGACCTACTAATCTTAAAAATTCCATAAAAGAAATATTGTGGATTTGGCAAAAAAGATCGGTAGATATCAAAGATCTTGGTCTTCATATATGGGATCAGTGGGCTGATGATAATGGAAAGATCGAAGGATGTTATGGAGATATGGTGAACAGACATGTTTATATGGGAACCGGAAAATCTCCAGATGGTATGACAGATATCCATGATGGTCTTTATGGTTTTCTTAACCAAACAGACTTCATTCTTTGGTCACTCAAGAATGATCGTTCGTCAAGAAGAATAGTAGCATCCATGTTCGATCCTGAAACCAATGGACTAAAACCTCTTCAAGAATGTGCGTTTCAGATCAATTTATCTGTTAAAGGAGATGAGTTGTATATGACGCTTTATCAGCGCAGCCAGGATATGATTACAGCTTCTTACTGGAATGTAGCTCAATATGCGGCGTTGATGATGATGTTCGCTCACGATGCTGGGTTAAGGCCCGCAGTTTTCACTCATTTTATACAAGATATGCATGTGTATGACCGTCACGAAGAACAGGCAAATGAGCTCCTTCGTCGATCTCTATTCGGCCCGGTTCCACAGGTTACTATCTCGTCTCGTATGGAAGGGAAAGGGTTTTATGATTTTGTAGCTGATGATTTTGAGGTATGGAATTATGAACCGAAGGAGCAAATCAAATTCGAAGTAGCAAAATGAAAATAAGCATAGATAGAAGGGTCAAGATGGTTCCTATCATGGAAATCAATGCCGGAGATGAAGTTAATATCGGAGGCTTTGATTATGTTGTTGAAAACATAATTCCATGTAGGAAAGGCTCTTATTCTGATACGTATGGAATTAGGTTGGTCATGTCTTCTTACAAACATGGCCAACTTGTAAGGAAAGTAGATAGTGTTTTTTCTATCGATTCTATTTTAGTATTTCTCCCTAAAGGAGATTCTGTTGTAGTAGAGTGCTCTTATAGAGAGCTGGAAGAATGTTTCCCTAAAATATGATGTAATGACAGGAGAAGACAAATGTAACCGATGCGAGCAGTTTGGACCGAACGGTCTCACTGATTACCCATGTAAAAGGATTCCATCAAGGAACTGTCCTTGGTTTATTAAAATATCGGATAAGAAATATAAGAAGATTCTTGCCGATAGGGTGAAAAGAATTAAGGAGAATGAGAAACTTAAGCAAGAGATGATGAAAGATCAGGATCTTGTTGAAGAAGTAAAACAAAACACAAAAAGGTTAATGCAATGAAAAAGAAAAATATAAAACCAGAAGAAGTGGAAGTCGTTATTCCTAAAGAAGTAGAAGCTATTAACATATGTGGGGATATCAATAGTTTTATAAAACATATTATATATGTTAGCTTGGATAAGGTAAGTAGTGATAGGGCGTTTGTCAATAATGATGTTCTGTATATGGTTACATACGCATCTATAAAAGGTGAAAATATACCTGTTGGGGTATTAGCAAAACAAAAAGAAGCTGAAACAGAAGATATCGCTATGCCGTTTGAGGATATTGGAAGGGACGTAAATGTTGTGTATCCTATTGAAATAGGAAAGATGTTTAAAGGATTTTACATTCTTAGTAATGGTGCTGTGGCTATTGATTACGAACTTACAGACAATGGAGGCTTTGAAAATGACGATAGCATTGGTAAAATCGACATGAATCTAAATTGATATATTATGGTATTATATATAGCAGCAGATCCTGGAAAAGACGGAGCTATAGCCTGCATCGATCAAGACAGCAAACTAATATCAAGAATATCCACTCCGAGAATATCAGCTTCAGGGCCGGTAGACTTGACTAAAGAATATGTTTTTTGTCGGGATACGATTGTAGAAAACAATCCTGATAGGGTAGTGTTTGTCATAGAGGACGTCCACGCACTGTACGGGGTTAGCACGTCCTCTACAGCCTCTCTCATGGAGAACAAAGGTCAACTGCATGGGCTGTTCCTCTCCCTCTGCATGGCATTTACGGACATAAGTTGCTCCGTTAATTTCATAGCCCCTAAAACATGGCAGAAATTGGTTTGGACGCATTCTGATAAGGTCATGGAGGCAAGTAAGGTAAATACTAAGAAAACGTCATTGGCTTGCGCTAAAAGGCTGTGGCCAAACGATACGTTCGTTAAAAACGAAAGATGTAAGACAGCCCATGACGGTATAGTTGATGCGATGCTTATAGCAGAAGCAGCAAGAAGAACCATTTAATCTATTTTAAATCATTTTAAATCTAATTAATTCGTAATTAGATTTTAAAATAATACATTTGCAGTGTTAGATAGTCATAATCGTAAGTTTTAAAAAAATGAAAGTAAGAGTTCCTGGCATACTAATGAATGAGAAACTTTCAAACATTTCAAAGATGTTTGATAAGGTTCTAAAGGATTGTGTCACATCGAATATAAAAATTACTTTATATTTTGATCATATCCGGATACAAGCCATGAACGAACGTATAACATATACGGATGATATTTTCGATGTGAATACTGATATTTCTTGTGACCATAAGTTTTCTCTTTTAGTAGATGCCGGGACTCTTATTTCGTTTTTTAAAAATCATAACCAGGATATAGAGATAGAGATTAAAAACGATTACAGTATCGTTTTTAAATACGATAGAGGATCTTTTTCTTCTACTTGGATTGAGGATAAGGCTTTCCCTGATTTCTTTTATCCTGTAGGTGATGGTATTCGTGTTATGAGCTCGTCTTTCATTCAGTCTATGAAAAGATCTTTTGCGTTTGTTGGATCGGATGAATTTAGACCGGCTATATGCTCGATTCTTCTTAATGTGAAGAAGGACTATATTGACATTGTTTCTACTGATATGTTCCGTCTGTTTATAAACAGGAAAGAGTATGCTAATGCAGTAGAAGAAAGGTCGATTATGTTAAGTGAGGTCGCGGCTTCCATCTTATACCGCTTTCTGTCTGATAAGGATACGGAGATCAGTATTTCTACAGATGGCGTTAGGACGTTCTTATGCTTTGATAATGTGATTATATCGGATATGAACGTAGAACAACAGTATCCTAACTACGAATACGTATGTAACAAATTCGAAAAATCTTCGAGTGTTAAGTTCGACAGAGATTTGCTTATATCGGTTCTTAATTCCATGACTTTAGTGGATAATGTTGTCAATGTTAAGGTAGATAAAGAAAACGGCATAACGGTAATGTCTGAGGATTTTGGAAATAGAAAAAAGATAATGGAATCAATGCCTTTTAATGCGCTTGAAGGCCCGTGTTTTAATTTTTCTATCGGTAAGGAAAATATACTGTCTTCCGTAAAATCACTTATAAAAGGAGATGTTGTTATGGATTGGTCTGATCAATATAAGATGATAAAGATGTTCAATCCTAAATACGAATCAACATACGTCTTAAATCAAACATTGTATAATCTATAAAAAAAATAATAATATGGCTTTTAGAGAAAACAGAAGTTTTGGTACAACTTATTATTTGTATATTAATTCAGATGGTAACTTGTATGAAAAAAGTAACGAACCAAAAGAAGGTTTTGTTCAGCACATAAATCCTAATAGCGGTCAGCCGGCGGGATATCGGAAAGAGTATTATAATGGAGTAGTTGGATACATTAACTACATCGGGTTAAAGTCAAGCTCTTTCTCTAATGGAAATACTGTTACTAATTTCCTTATCGTATTAAAAGATTACGAGCTTAATGAAAACTATTGTATTTCCATACCTCTCGTTAATCAAAAAGGAAATATCAAGGGCTTTGTTAAGAGCTTCGTAAAATACTACGAAAACATCGATTTCAGTCGTGAAATTTATTTCAATGTCTTTAAGAAGAAGAAAGATGACGAGTTTGGATCTTCGGAGCTTATTATCGCATATGCCGGAGTAGACGGAGAAAAAGATCAGCTTGTTGAACGTTTTTATAAAAAAGGCGTAAATGGTTGGCCTGACCCTGTTGAAGTTACAGGATTTGATGGCAAGAAAAGCCTCGATTATTCAGCTCAAAACAACTTTACTTATCAGAAGATTACTGAATATTCAAACAGGTTCAATGCTTCTATTAAAGATATCAGAGCAGGTATAATGGCTAAATTAGGTTTAGGAGGAAATAATCAGCAAGAGCCTACAGCTCCTCAGACTTATACCCAGCAGCCGGCAGCGCCTCAACAGGTTCAACAACCTCAGTCTGTTCCGAGTGCTATTCCGTATCAGAATTACCAACAGCCTGCTCAACAGCCAGCACAGTATCAGGCACCGGCTCAGCCGGCTGCACCTGCCCCGGCACCTACTACAAGGAGCACCAAGCCTCAGCATCAGACGCAGCCACAGCCGCAAGCACAGATGCCGAACTTCCCTCCTATGGAAGAAGAAGACCTTCCATTTTAATATAAACATCAGCCCAGGAGAATAACATCTCTTGGGCTTTTAAAGATTGTGTAGAATGATAGTAGAAATAGTTACAAGATTTCCCCTTATTAAACTTCGTAGGAAAGTGACAGAAGAAAGGATTATGGCGAAGCATGGGGATAAATTATGTATGATCTACTCAGAAACCAGAGAAAAATATAAGCAAGGAGATGAGTGGGTCGATGATCCTAATGATGCAGACATAAGTACTTTTCGTGAGTGCTATGAATCAACTAAGGACATAAAAAAAGAAGGTATTGTTTATTGTACTATAAAAATATAATTATGGACAAGTTAGAAGATATTGAAAGACTTCTTTCTGAAAAAGAAGATACCAAGAAGGATACTGTTTCTGAAAAGAACAACAAACATAAAAAAGAAGATAAGGTTGTTAATAAAATACCTGAATCTTATTTGACTCCAGGTTATCAGAAGACTGTGCAGGTAGGTATTAAGAAACTTTATCCTGATGTAGTGGTACCTGAATACAAACATGATGGAGATGCATGTTGTGATATTCGTGCATATAGAGTGGTGAAGATGGTGAATGACATGGGAGTGGAAATAGATGTTCCTTCCGATTTTGAATCAATTACCTTATATCAAGGTTATTCTGTTAGAATCGGAACCGGCTTCAAGTTGAATATCCCAGAAGGATGGTGTGCGAATGTAGAAGGAAGATCAGGATTCTCTTTTGACGAGGGAGTGGTAGTTACTAACGCACCCGGTAAATGCGAATTTACCTACAAAGGAGAGTATATGGTTAATCTTACTAAAATCAATAAAAAACCGACCGTAATCCATAAAAACGATCGAATAGCTCAGATGGAAATCGTTCCACAATACAAAATGGTATTGGAAGAGGTGACAGATATTGAGGTAGAAGACGGAAATGAACGTGGAGAAAAAGGTCTTGGTAGTTCTGGAGTTAAGTAATATTTAAATATTTTGAAAAATGAGCATGTTAGGTTTTACATTCATCACAGACAGCAAGCTGTCAATGTACAGGGAGAAAGCTATTAAATCCGAAAATCTTGCAAAAGAAATTGAGGAAATGCAGGATAAGGCTGATTTTTACAAGGAAAGGCTTTCCGAACTTAAGTCAGATATCGCTTCAAAGGATAAAGAGATTTTATCTATTGGCAAAGATCTTTCTGAGTCTAAGGAAAAGATTGACGCCTTGAAGGAAAATCAGAAAAAGCTGATAAAAAGCGTCAAGAAGAAAACGGAAGAACTTGATGCGGCCAAGGCTGATCTTGACAAAGCTAAGTCTGATCTTGATGAGGCTAATTACAAAATCAGTAACTTGGAAGAAAAGAAAAACAGTATATCATTTGAATTAAAAAAGAAATCAAATGAATTGATTGAAGCCAGGATCAGAATCGGAGATTTGGAAAATGAGGTTTCTATTGGAGCCAAGGCAATACTGGAGTTAGAATCGAAGCTGAAATCAATGCAAGTAGAATTAAGAGGCTACCAAATAGGTATAATCGGGAAAGATAAAAACAATGTCGCTGAGCCGGAATTGGATAAAGATGAGGAGTCAGATAAGGATGTGGCAGAATCGGAGAAATTTGATAAAAATAAGGAAGTTAAATACAATACGCTTCTTGATACAGATGTGATTCAGGAAGAAGCAGGTGACATTGTGGAGCCCGAAAACGAAGCTGAACGAGTAAAAGACACTAAAAAGAAGAAGAAAAAAAAGAAGTAGGTATTTTAATCCTTTTTATATTTTAATGTTTGCCATATTATGGGTTAGTACTTAACTTTGCGTTGAGAGAGTTTTTAGGATAATTATTGGTTAAAAATTTAGCTGTTATATGCAGGCGTCTGTGAAGGCTCCTGCATATTTTTAAGGTCCTGTAGCTTAGTGGTGAAAGCAGGCGGCTCATAACCGCAAGATCGTGGGTTCAAATCCCTCCGGGACCACTGTCCAATGGTGTAGTGGTAGCACAACAGATTTTGGTTCTGTTAGCGGAGGTTCGAATCCTCCTTGGATAACGGTACATATTTTGTGTAAAGTGTTAATTATCTAAGTGTTTGTGGTGTGTGAACATAGCAAACATTAAATGGCCCATTAGTTTAACGGATAAAACCCTTGAGTCCTAATCAAAAGTTGCCTGTTCGATTCAGGCATGGGCTACATGGCTTGTTGGATGAGTGGTTTAGTCAGGGATCTGCAAAATCTCGTAGGGCGGTTCGATTCCGCCACAAGCCTCTAAAAAAAGTAAGACAATGAACTACCCAGAGCAACAAATGCTTAAGATCCTTAATAGGGATCTGTTAAGTAATCCGATGTATGTTATTAACAATCTTCATATATATGATTGGGAATCTGACTTCCTGGCCATAACAAGATCATTGTACGCTTATGAAGTAGAGGTCAAGATGTCTAAACAAGATTTCTTTAACGACTTCAAAAAGGATAAAAAACATAAGGTTCTTAAAGACGGCATTATTAAGGTAGGTGGTGTCATAAGCTATCCTCCAAACTATTTCTACTACGCCTGTCCGCCTAATATGATTGACGTAAGTGAAGTTCCGTCTTATGCTGGACTGATTTATGTCGATGTTAGTAAAAATAGGAAGAACATCGTTAAGGCCGCACCTTTAATTCATAGACAGAAGTTTGATGTAGTGGGCAGGAAACTGGTGGATAAGTTTTACTACAATATGCTTACTTGGAAGAAAAGAGCTATTTCAAACGTGTATGCTGACCCAGCCAAGGAAAGAGAGAAAGGCGTGCGTGCCGGAGCTGAGGCTGTGAGGAAGTCGGCCTGGGATGCGTTCAGGGCGCAGTGCCCGCACATCGCTTTTCCCTATGGAAAAGAATTTCCGATGTGTGACGATCATGAACAAGATCATCCCATGAGAGACTGCATACTTCAGTGTGAAAAAGGTAGAATATTTAAAAACGTATTAAAATGAGCACCCCACGTGAATTAAGCAGGATAGCTAATAAAATAGCCAGTAAGATGACTGATGATGGATGGGTCAGCCCCGGTAGAAAGAATCTTGTCTCTGATAAGAAGGTCATGGAATTAATAGATTTGATCTTTAATGAAATATGGAGGGAATTAGATGACGGGAAAAGAGTCCATATCATAAAACAGATGATTTTTAAAAAGATTTTTGTCAGTAGGCAAAAAGATAAATACTACATACAATGCATAGAAAAAAGGGACGCCAAATAGGCGCTCCCTTTCTTTTTCTGTAAGTAATTGTTATTTCATTACTTTCCTTACCAACTTAGAAACAGCTTGAGTGATAGTCCACCTGATGTTTGCATTAACGTTGATAGTCTGAGGAGTACCGTTTGCATCCAAGTTAATTACCTCCTTGTCTATTTTCAAGAACGGATCACCTGCTGTCTGGGTAATAACCGTATTAGCCGTCTGACCTCCGGCGGCCGTCACCTTAAGAGTATTTACCAGATCGTTTACATCAGTGTTCGCAGCAATATCGGAGAATACGATACTGAAAGCAAAGGCTCCTGTTGCACCAGGGTCGTCGGCGATAACAGCGCCGTTGTTGGTAGCCTTACCTGCCGCCTGATAGGAGGTAGGTATTTCCAACGTCAGAGGATGAGTTTCGTCCGGAGTTAAGGAGAACGTTAATTTAGTTGAGTTACTTGTACCGTTGATTGTTACAGTACCACCTTTTTTCCCTACAGATGCAGTAGGATCTATTTTTACGAACTCAGCTACCGGAGATTGGTTGATGGTAGCACTTTTCTTAACACCCCCTGATTCGGCACCAAATTCTACTTGTTGCGTGCGTTGTACACGACCTTCGTATTTTTCACCTGATACGGTAACCGCCTGATCACCATCACCTGATCCCGGATTGAAGGTTACAAAACCTATTTTTATTTCTGCCATGACATTTATTTTTAATTGATTAAGATACCGACAAATATATGATTATTTTTATTCTCTTACGTCATTGATTTATTTTTATTAAATACGTAGTGCTATGGGTTTTTTTATCATGTTTTAATCCTATTTATTTCTTTGTTGATTATTTATTATGTATATTTGCAACATCAATATAAAACATTATAACCATGAAAGTAGATTTTTTTAACAGTAAGGATTTTTTAGGATCTAAAACTAAAGAAAGCAAGATCCGGAAGTTGTCAATCAGCAAAAGTAAGATAATGACTATCTCTGTCGATAATTTGAATTGGATGGGGGTAACGGATGCGGTTGTTATCGGCTTAGAAGAAGGGAAGATATTTGAAGGAGTTGAAAATACGGTCTTTTATCTGGCTGCTTCTGATGTTGAAGACGAGAGATCGTTTAAGGTAAATAACCTTGGTGTAAAATACAAGAGAGTTTACTTAAAAGACCTGCTCGATTATCTTGGATGGGATATAGGAGAAAATTCTTATGCTGTGTATGATATTATAAAAGAAGACAGTAGTCTATTCCGTCTTCAGTTTAGGGTAATAAAAAAGAGTAGGAGTGAAAAATGATGAAAGATTTGGATATTAAAAACAAAAGAATACTGCTATTCGATTTTGACGGGACGCTTATAGAAACCGCTTCTGGGAATACGTTCGCTACAGACTTGACAGATATGAGGATTAAGATGGATGTGGTGAATAAGGCTCTTGACCTCATGCAGGAGAACGGTGTTAAGGTATTTGCTATCGTAAGCAATCAAGGAGGAGTAGAAGCTGGGTTTGTTTCTGGAGCTGATATTGAAGCTAAGATAGAATACGTACTGAGGTCCGTACATGATCTGGCGGTAAAGAGAGGCATAAGAGGCGTCCTATATGAAAAAAGGTTGTGTTATTCCAATGACAAACAAGATCCGATGAGGAAGCCTAACACGGGCATGATTGATGATATTCTTATGAAATGTAAAGATACGATAATGCCAGGTATGGACTTCAGTCAACTTAAGGGATGTTCATTGATGGTCGGGGACGCTAGTGGTCTGCCAGGGCAGTTCTCTGATTCGGATAAGGTATGTGCTGAGAATGCCGGTATTGACTATATGGACGTTATCACGTTTGTTGGTAAATAATTTTAGGTAGTTATGTGCAATATTATGAAGGTGAATAAAACGGCGATAGTTTATCATAAATCGGATTTAGATGGCGTTGTGTCGGCAGCCATCGCAACCATGTACGAAAACAGTAAAAACAAGGATGTTATTTATATCCCGTATTCGTATGAAGATGATGTTAAGAAAGTTACCAGCAAAGTGCGTGATTTAGATGCTGTTTATGTTCTTGACGTGTCTTTCGGAGCCGATTCTAAAACAGTTTTCAAAAAGTGGCTTGATGAAGGAAAGAGCCTGATGTGGATAGATCACCATAAGGGAATTATCGAAGATAGTAAGACATGGGGGTTCGTAGTTCCAGGGTTGAGGAGAGTCGGCGTCGGTGCGTGCGCTCTGGCTTCGGACCTGCTTATGGGGAAGGTGCCGGCGATAGTCAGGTGCCTGTCAGACTACGATGTGTGGAATAAAGAATCTGAATTAGGCTGGGATACGGTAGTAGCTGTCCAGTATGCCTTGAGATCAAAAATAAGACTCAATGTATTAATAGCATTGTCGTATTTGTATGACCATTTTAAAGAAGATATGAAGGACAATGAAATTGATCTTATTTTTTATGATCTCGCTAAAGAAGGACGTGCTATAATTAGCTACATGGCTGGTAAAAACGAACAAGAGGTAAGTGCGTATTCGTTCGAAGCTTACGTCGATGAGGTGAAGGTCGTGGCGATGAATACCACGGAATTTAGTTCTAAAGTATTTGATTCTATTACACGAGACTGGTTAGACGGTAGAAAAATTAAAGCCCTGATGCCATTTTGTATCATGCCAGGTGGTAAAGTCAGGTTCTCTCTTTATGAATGCGTAGAAGACGGCGTAGATTGCTGTGAGGTAAGTAAGAGATTCGGTGGTGGAGGACATGCCGGTGCTGCTGGATTCGTTATAGACGTATCAAGTGACCAGTTTAAGGACTTCCTTGAAAGTAAAAAACTTTTATCGAAATGAAGCGTGAATTATATCAGTTCTATCCGGAAGTCTATCCTTTTAATCTGTGGATATACGTAGGAAAAGACGTATCTGGCATGGTAGAATGTTTCAATAACGATTTTAGTTACGTAGATAATAGCAAGGCTGTAACTGTATCCGTTCCATACGGAGGGTGTAAATTAAATCCTAATACGGGATTTTTGATATGGTTTATTAATAAGAAAATAATTGATTTTGAAACAGTTTGCCATGAAGCATCCCATGTTTCTACTGAAGCTTTTAATTTCTTAGGAGAAGAAGTAAAAAACTCAGAACCATTCTCGTATCTCAATGGATGGATAGGGAGAAAGTGCGAGGAAGTAAAGATCGGAATAGCCGAAGATAAACTAATATGGGAAAGTAAATAATTACCGTCGTAAAATAAGTATGGGGAACTTTGGATAGGTTCCCCATATTTTTATGTGATGAGGGAGAGGAATGGTGAAATGTTTATGTGATGAGAGAGATATGAGAAAGAGGTTTATGTGACGGGAGAGAGGGGGTACCTATCACGAACCTCCCGCCCCCGAAACGCGTTTTCTCCCCCGCACCCCCTTCGCTGGAAAACCGGAAACGCGTTTTTACCTCAAACCTACAAACTGCCTGACTATCAATCACTTATTTAAATTGTTGTAAATCAGAATGTTATGATAACTCGTTGATTGTAAGCCACTTAAATAAGCATATATCCTAATGTACGCGTATAATACCGCGCTTGTGTGTTTTGTAACTTGCTGAAAATCAGATGATAGAATCGAAATTAATACAAGTTAACAAAAAAAAGATAGCATATATATTTGTAGTGCTTGAAAATGTTGTATATTTGCAATGTGATCAAGCGAGACCACAAGTTGACATGATGGCCCTATATAGTCCTACCGTTGGGGGGATACTATATTTGTATCTGTTAATCGCTCACGTTGTGGGCTATTAAGTTGAATACCATTTGTTTAACAATTAAAATATATTGACATGATGACGAAAAAGAATTTGGGAAAACTGCAAAATGCAGTTGTCAAAGAGAATGCCTCCAACTTGGTAGGCGCGGTAAGGCTGTACAACGCTTTATTCGCCAACGGTTCCGATCTAAAGGCCATTTGTAAGGCCTTGGAAATCCCCGTTGAATACGCGGTAAAGGTTTCAGATCTGGCAAAGGATAAAAAAAACCTTGTCACAGTGTGCAGCCAAATGTTACCTAAAGTGGGCGGCACCTTCGTAAAGTTTACCTTGTATTCAAAAATATACAAGGATAGCAAGGTGAACAAGGAAAAAGGGATCAGGAGTAAAGAGGTGAAGAATATCGCCTACGGTGAAGAGTATAAGCCTTTTGGGTTTGCTTCTCCCGAACCTTTAGAAGGTAAGAACAGCGCAAAGTGGCTCACTCGTGAAACCGACGAGTATAGAGCTACTTATGTAGCGGTAAAAATTACCTCTTATTCGATCCGAATGATTGCGAAGTGTGTAAGCGAATACCTTGCACACGAAAGCAATCAGCAGTAATGAGGCGAGGCGGACGCCGTTAAGTCCGCCAAAGGTTCGGCGCGTACCTTAACGCGCCTGTTCGCCATTGGTAGTGGGTGCACGTCCCGCGAATGCTTTAGACAGAAGCTACCAAAACAAAAAGTTCTTTTATATATTGGGGGATAGATATACCGGCCCTTGCCGTTGGCAGTCAAAGGGTTGGTATTACTGCATGAACTACGTTGAATAAGCGCGGTTTATGTTAGGTATGTAAGTATAGTTTAGAAAGCATACCGTTGTACGAGGTTTGTCTCCATATCGGAACGTGTCTTACTGATTTACACGTTAAATAGAATCGGGCTGTGGAGAATCACAGGGCGCAAACATGTAGCCTACCATGTAGGAGCATGGAACGTCAAAACGCAAGGACACAAGAGCCTTTATACGTGGCTAAATTGTGTAGCAGACGGTAAATAGAATAACGGTATAACACGGGCCCACACGTAAGAACTACGTGTTAATTGTGGGCTGTTGGTTGTAGCATAATTCGTAAGAATGGATGCGCATTTGGTTCGATTCCAGAGCAACCTCTTTATTAACTTATTGATCAGGCAGTCGCAAACCTGAATAAAAACGCATGAAAACTATGACGGAAGCTATTTTGATTGAATCAAGAGTGACTGAAGAATTTTTCGTCTACTTTGAGAAAGACGGAAAATTCGTAGAAGGTGGGTTCACCTTCAGATCCAGGAGGAAAGCAAGGAAATTTGCTTTCTCGCACAAAAAAGTGCTTGAAAGCATGTGATATGTGAGAGATGGTATAACGGCCATCTCTCTTTTTTTATAATAAAATAATGGAAAAGAAATTCAAAAATCATTGGGTGGATGTTCGCGGTCTGTCCAGGAAAGAAGCTGCAAAGAAACGGAATGCGGCGTATCGCGAATTTATGTTGTATCGTGATCTCAAAGAAGCGTATCATGCCGATACAGGAAAGGACAAATGCAAACGTAAAGTCCATACATCACGAACATACGTGAAAGAAAATATAAACAGTATTTAAATAGGGATAGGGTTGTTCCGAATATCGGAGCAGCCCTATTTTCGTATCCTACCCTTTCTATTTAAGGGTAAGATATTCTGAGAGTGAACGGCGGATGTGTGCTATATTGGTCTAAAACGAAACTAAAATAGGATAGTTTGGATATAATGCCGGTATTTTGTCTATATCATGTCGTTGAAATTGGTCTAAAACGAAACTTTAGGCGGTTTTCTGACCCAAAATAGGGCGTCGGATGCCGCCTTTTTCGTCTCTATGGATTGAAAATTAGGCTTATTGTATTTTTTTAAAAATGAGGTATGCTTGATTATCAATTAGTTAGGTTTTATAATACCCGTATTTTCGGACATACTTATTGTATTTTTTTTATTTTATGTGGTGGTTTTTATTAGTAGCTGACTTTTATTTTCTGTCGGTTGGTATTCGCTCTATGTTGGAGTACGGACCGGATCAGTATAATATTGTAATGGTCTTTTGCTTTTCTTTATTGGCTTTGATTATAGGCTTAAATATCTATCTTGATAGGAGGAGCAGGCGGTAGGGCGTGGGCTGAAGGCTCTCTATTCTCTCTATGGAATGATATTATCTCCAAACACCCCATACTTCATGCCAGAGTATAAGCTTGTAGCGCTCTTCGTATGCCGGTAGTGAGGCGGTAGGGCGTGGGTTCTATGCGGAAAGCCGGAGGATTAGCCGGGGTTGGAGAGGGGGAGAGGGAGGGCACTTCCTTCCCACAAAATTAAGACCTATAGTATTCTAAAACAGTATTCTATAGACTTCCTTCCCACAAAATTAAGACCTATAGTATTCTAAAACAGTATTCTATAGACTTCCTTCCCACAAAATTAAGACCTATA